TTAGGAAACAATCCTATTAAACTGTTTGATTGCCTCTGCTTCGGTCTCTTCTTTTAAGATATGAGTATACACTTTTAAGGTTATATCGGGCGACGAATGTCCCATGAGGTATTGAACCGATTTAACATCCATCTTGGCTTTGACAAGCCGTGTACAATATTCGTGGCGCATACTATGGGCAGTGACTTCAGGCAATGGTTCATCATGGCAACTATTATAGGCTTTGATTAGTCCTTCAAAAATTCTAACAAGGTTTTTATTCGTATAGGGCCTTCCAGTTTTTGCTATAAACAAGAAGTCGGCTTGCCCATCTATTATTCTCTCTGCTTTTACAATCGGTCGTTGTTTTATCGCTTCTTCAAAAGCAATGATGGCGTCTTTAGACAATGGGATAGTCCTTATCCCACTTTCTGTTTTTGTAGGTGCTAAATACAGCCCGCCGCTCTTTCCATCGTACACCATCTGATGAGATATAGTAACAGTGTTGTTATCAAAATCAAATGACTTTTTTGTTAGCCCGCATAATTCTCCTGCTCGAAGTCCTGTCTCGTGCAAAAGCATCACCATGCCAACATGCCTTTTATATACTCGACTAGATTTCATGAACTTGATCAGATTTTGATACTGCTCTTCTGTTAATATTTCTTTTTCTTTTGAGTCACATTTGACAACTGTATTTAATTTAAAAACGAATGGATTTCTAGGAATTATATTCTCATCAAACATTTCTTGAAATGCCGGTCTAGCTAAAGACATGACATCTCTGATTGTTGTATAACAATATCCTTCGTTATCCAATTCTCGTGCAAATTGTTTTACATCGCGCACTAAAATATCAGTTGCATTCATTTCCCCAATTAGGTGATTCTGAAAGATTTTCAAATTCTGCGATTTTGTTTTATAGCTGCTTGGCCTAATAGTGAGTTTTGTTTCTTCGAGATGTCTTTTTGCTAATTGGTACACTGTGATTTTTGAAATAGACGTTACACCAAAATTAAGTTTTTCTTGGATTTCAGCTTCTTTTTCTCTCAATTCTTTAAGTGAAGTGGCGTATATTATTGAGCGTTTTCCAAGTTTGTTTGTCCATCTATATTGGTATCTCCCATCCTTTCTCTGGCTCTCGCCGTCTTTTAAAACTTTGCCATTATTATCTTTACGTCTTATCATGATGCGGAACTCCTTACGTTATATAAGAAGCTCTGGTGTGACACCATGAGTATACCACATCAGAGCCTATATTTCAAACAGAATACGTTTGATCTATATATTTTTCGAGAGCCTTACGTTTGATAAGACGTTTATTCCCCACCCAAAGTACCAATGGACAGTTTTCATCATCAGTAATCGCTCTTAGTCTGCAGACCCCAATCCCCGTGTAAGCAGCCGCTTCATTTAACGTCAGGGTCGTCTTTTCCCAAATTGGGACTTCCTTCATTCAATCACCTCCTCCAGCTTGTGCTCGCCATATTTCGCCACACATACATTATAAAGTAGCATGGCACGGGTCATGAGGCCAACTCCGCCGATACGAGGGGTCACCTTGATATCTTCGATGTCATAAACAGCGTCGGAGCAGTCGCCGTGCTGCTTGCCATTCTCGTCATAGTTGATACCAACATCAATGCAGACATCAACTCGATCTAGTCCTCTTGGTGTGATAAAATTACGCTTACCAACAGCAGAGATGATGACATTAACCATTCTAAATTCGAGAGCAGTGTCCTTCATAGCGGAACCCGTGCTATTTACAGAAATCACATTACAGTGCCGCTTAATCAGCATATCAACCAGCGGACGACCAACAATATCAGATTGACCGCTTACGAGTACATTCTTGCCATCCAGATCGTAACCGATGGAGTCAAAAATCTTCATAACTCCCAGTGGAGTGCAGGGCTGAAATGGAGATGTAGTATTAAAACCATCGACATCAACTACATCTGGAATAATGATATTCTTAGGATTGATATGTTTGGGCAGTGGCAACTGAACAATGATGCCATCTGCTTCTTCATAAATACGATTCTGCAATATCATTTTATTTAATTCATCTTCAGTCGTTTTCTCTGGTAACTTGATATATTTTGCTTTAATTTTAACCTCTTCACAATCTCGCAGCTTGCCGCGAATATAAGCATTAGATGCAGGGTTGTCCCCTATTTGATAAATAAGTAAAACAGGAGCGTAGTCGGCTTTTGCGATAATATTCTTGATTTTATTTTTGATATCTTGTGCGATAGATTTGCAATCAATAATCATTGTGAACCTCCTTTATAAAACCCTAATTCTTCCATAAGAATCACCTCGTTACTGTACTAACTCCATTATTTTTAATCTGTCCTTTTTGAACATGAACTATTACAGAGTCGGCGTTAACAGTATTGGTTGACTTATATTCGATATATGGAGCGTTGCTATCATATACAATTTTTATATGTCCTTTGATATTCATATAAGTGCCATTGCAAAGAACCGTAAGCATCTCATAATTTTCTGCTGGAATATTAGATACCATAGTAGATGTCCGGTCCAGTTCTTCAATAGTGGCAGTCCACTCAATCGGATTATAATGACGATAGATACCGTCGCCAATCGCCCACACAAAATATCCAACAACAAGAGTAATGAGCACACCAACTGTCAAAAACAAGATCTTTTCTCCAAGGGTGAGTTTTTCGTTATTACCATCCAAGTTCAACACCACTTTCGTTTACAATATAGATGCCGTTGTCTTTCAAATACTCAATAAACTCTTCATGTGGTAATTTATGGGCGAGCTCACAAATAGTGTAGTTACTTCTGCCTTTCACCCACTTTGTTTCTTTTCTCAAGTTAGACCACTGATGTACACGAAATTCCTTACAACGCCATTTTAAATGAAAGGTATCCGCACACGAATCGCAAATTGGTATCTCTACATAAAAGTCACCCGGATAGCGTTTTCGTCTCCACCACTCCATATCATAGAATACAATACCATAGAGTTCAGGATAATCTTCAAATCCATGTTCTCTAAGGTAAGCAAAACCCAATCCGTTGATGGTCCATTCTGGCGACCTTGGAACTGTATATCGAAGCTGCGATTCTGTATGCGAGATACAGGCATTGTTATTTTTTCCGTCGATGCCCATAATGTACCAGTCTGATCTATAATAGCCTATTTGTTTAGTCACAACTAATCACCTCCCCCGTATCATCACCCAACGGCCACGTGCATCCATAAAACGTTCCCAAATTTTCGATTTTAAAATAGTACCATTTTTTCGTCACGTAGTCATAAATACTGTAGCAAGTGCAACGGTTATCCGGCCAATGGTTCTTTTTAATAGCATCAATATCAAGTTCTAAAAATCGTTTGATTTCGGATAATTTATATGAAGCAAAAATATAATCCCATGGGCCACGCCAATGGATAAACCACATGTGCTCTACGAAGTTCGGCCATTCTACAGAAAATCGTTCGACTGGTTTACTTCTGTCAAAATTCTTATATTGAAGAAAATAGTTGCTGATACCGTGTACACCAGTCCAATAATGGTCTTTAGTGCAGATGAAATGAGAATAGCTTTCCCATTCTGGATTTTGTATTTCCCAGTGATTCTTTTCGATTGAAAATCTATCGTCCATTCAATCTACCTCATAAAAGTCTAGTTTTACCGTATTATTTTCTAATTTCTATAGCGATGATACGTTATTTATTTACCGTTCGGAACTGTTCTCCATAAAGTCATCCCATCTCATACCGAGAGGATTACCGTCAACATCCACACAGTTGCCATCATCATCACAATAAACAGCAGGCTCTGTTGGCTTGCCATAAAATGGGATAGATTCCTTTGGAACAATTTGAATTTCTTTGTTAGGATCATAATTGAAATCGTGAGTTCCATCGCAAGCTACGACATCTCCATCCGGCATTATGTAAACCGGCTTGAAGAACTTCTTGTTTGGATTATTTGATGTGTCAAAAGAGACTCCCACAATCTCATACTTGTCCCATATTGGATTTCCTACACTCGTATTCTTTGTTAGCGATTTTTTCCTGCTCATGTAAATTAAGTCCTTTCAGCCAGTAAGATGGACATTCATAAATTTTTTCGAGGGCGTTTACATCGTAAAAGTGCTCTCGATCTCTTTTGTTGTAATCATAATATCCAATAAATGACAGACCATAATCACTTATTACAACGTTATCTTTTAAAAGGACCGGACGTTCATCCATGACCTTGACCCAACCGAGGAAGTTTTCGCAAGATTCGGCGCAACTATCTCTTGTTTTCTTCCTAAAAGCGCATACTTCTTTATGTAAACATTTATTGCAAATAGCCATTCTTTCTCGCTTTCCAACAGAAATTCTCCGCCCAATCATAAAATAGTTTTGGAACGTCACGTATACAAGAAACAATTTTTTGATGCAAAGTATTGAAGTTCTTATTTTCACAAGATTCGTTGTAAATACAACTCCATTTATACTCCCAAATTTCAACTGTATTGTCGTCTTGTGTACTGATTTTCACAAAAATAGAACGAAGCTGCACGTTTACATTTATAGAAGCATGGCAATATTCTTGTTTAAGCGGCCATTCATTTATTTCTGCAAATAAATTAAATGCTCTATCGATCGCCATTTCAAATAGTGGTTGCTCGTCAGAGCACACACATATTTGTTTTGTATCCCCATCATGCAGAAGATTTAGTTCCCAAACTTCCATTACGTTCACCACACTTTAAAACATACATTTTAATCATCAAAAATCTTTTCTCTCGGCACAGGACTTTCTCCACTTTGGACGAGTCGTTTACACTCCGGGCAATACGCATTCCAACAAAGATGTTGTGATACGATATCATTTCCCATGCAATAATCGAAAACCTCTTTATCGTCTGCCCAGAACTCGCATCCACAGCAGCATTTGAAGTGCAGAGCGAATCTTACAGACTTCTTTTTATGTTGAATGATTTTAATCGCCATTATTCTTCTCCTTCGCTCAGACTCTTCAAGATTTTTTGAATCCTATAATACCTACCGAATGGTGTCTCAAAAATAGCTCTTAGCCACTCAAAAAATGTTGGTTTACCGAATACCTCATTGTAATCTGCAATATCGATTTGTTTAGCGGTTTCTCCACATTCAGGGCAAGTGTATCGCAACTCGAAATTAGCAGCTGTGGTATAATAGTCTTTGTAGATTGAATCAAATGTGTCGTCGGCATAAAAATCACAATAACAATAAGGACATTTAAACTCGATAGCAAATTTCTGAGATTCTGGCTCATGGCCGTGCTTGACAATCTTAACAGCCATCTGACACCTCCACAGTAAAAATAGTTTTAGTTGCCTCTTTCCAAGAAATAAACTCAGATCCAGCAACTTCCGCTCTACACCTATAGCACGCAATCACATTATTCTCAGGAATGTCCAAATCAGGATTTTCAAAAGAAGCCACTCGAATCTTAGTTGTACAACCGCAGTTCTTGCACGGAAATATGATTACTGGATTTTTCAAACTATCAGTCTTATGCATATTTACGTCTCGATTTACATACACGTTATTAGCTCCGTAGATGAACCACAATTCTCTTTCCGAGAGTAAGTTTTCTTCAGACAGAGCGAACTTGATAACTTCATCATCTGTATGCGTCTCGTCATATTCTGCCGTGTCGCAGATCTTATACATTTTGCCGTCTTTCTCTTGAAGTAATATTCCCTCACCAAGTTTTAATGGAGTTGTTTTCTTTTCTTCTCGAATATGTGCTTTCATATTGTTTATTCCTCCCACCCACCACTACTATTAGAGTTATTCGTTATCTAAAGCATTAAGCATCATTGTGCCCTCTGCGCAACTTCCTTTAATTTGAACTCGACAAGGAAGGCTTGGAATATCATTGGTGTTATTGGCAAGTTCGTACTCCCACCAGTAATCCATTTCCCATTCGTTTTCGCTCATATCAATATTCTGATAGCCAAGTTTTTCAAGGATCTTCCCTACTTGATAAAGGGAAATTCGTTCAAAACTGAGATCAAGAATCTCTTCTCTATCTGCTTTACCTACCCATCCAATAATATTAGTAGCTATCGGAAATAAAATATCCGTGTCTTCATCGTATCCATTTTTGCCTGCGTATGCCATAGAATCACTTCCTCCGTAAAATTTACCTTTTACCAGAATAAATATTTCGTTCTAATTGAAGGTGTTTCTACACTTTTTGCAGGATTTTCCAGCATCGCGGCCTTCGCCGTGATCTCATCGATACTCTTCTGGAAATTCTGTAGCTTCTTCAATTCGTTTTTGATGTCCAGTTTCACTTCAACATTTTCAACAAACCCCATATCCTCAAGACACTTGCAGTAGCCAGCAATCTCGTTATAGAAGATGTGGTCGTACTCTTCCAAAAGCGTATGCCCGTCAAATAGCTTTACTTGCCATGCAATTCCAAATGGAGCTTCTTTCTCGTAATGAGATTCAATAGTATAATACTTCATATACACTCTCTATTACTTCACCCCAGTAGATCCAAAGCCACCGCCGCCACGCTCAGTTTCGTCCAATTCGGAAACTTCTTCAAAATTAGCCTGCCAGAATGGAACAGCTGCCATCTGAGCAATACGGTCGCCATGAGTGATCATTTGAGGGATATTAGAATGATTATGTAGTGCCACGATATACTCTCCACGGTAATCTTGATCGCAAATGCCAGTTTTGTTCGCAGGAGCAAGTCCCAGCTTAGTTGCTAAACCGCTGCGAGCATAGATAGCGACATACCAACCTTCCGGCGGAGCCATCCGCAGACCAGTATGAACCTTAACTGTCTCACCCGGCTGAATCATAATGCAACGGTCACCGTTCTTGTTTACCATTGTTGCGTCATCAAAACCGATATAGGCATACAGGTCTGCACAAGCAGCATTTTTAGAGCCGTAGGTCGGCAACTGAGCATCATCGTGCAGTTTATTGATCTTAATGTTGGGGCGATACGGCATCCGACTCATGCCATGGCCAAGGTTAGTAGTTGTATTTCCTAAATCCATATTATTTTCCTTTCTCTTCTGGAGCCCACCAAAGGGTTGGTTCTTTATACCCAAGACTCCATTTAATATCAATTACTCGTTGGTTCTTGCTTCCCATGTATGGAAGTGAAATATCTTTTTCTGCTTCAATAAAAGGACCATCTACAAGGACATTTATATCCGCAAGAATGTCAGCCACAAGTCCATCTTGGTTCCATAACTCTTCCCACTTATATCCAGTCCAGAGCCAGACGTCTTTTTTGCTCAAAAATTCAGTCCATACACGATGGGCGATCTTCTCAACAACCTCTCTATTTTCCGGCAGCAGTGGGTCTCCACCAGTAAGCGTAAGCCCCTGAATATAATCAGGTCGAAGTAAATCTACAATTTTATCAAGCGTTTCATCTGTGAATGGCTGACCACCATTCGGGTCCCATGTAGTAGGATTCTGACAGCCGGGACAGTAATGCGTACACCCCTGCACGAACAATGTGACGCGCACTCCTTCGCCGTTCGCTATATCACATGGAACGATTTTAGCGTAGTTCATTTTGTATCACCCATCGATTTTAAGATTTTATTTCGTTCTTCATAAAGATCTACTAATTCTTCTCCAACAATAGAAATCGGTTGACGCATCCTCATGAGTTCGCGCATATCGTGTCTTACAATTTCAATATCTCGGTCTACTTGTTCTAACGTTCTCATTCATACACCTTCTCTTCCATTTTTGCGCCACAATAAGGGCAATATTTAAAAGGCTTATATTTTTCAGAAGCCAAACAAGGCGTTTCACGCGGATAGAAAAAATCTTCGTAAAACTGTTCACCACAATTAGAGCAGTGATATACAAAGTCTTCTTCGTCATCGCATGGCCAGTGATCCCAGTGTGCGATAGCGCGAACCGTATTAGATTCTGCTTTCGGAAGCCTCAGTAGGTCTTCGCGTTCTTCTGCTAGAAAATCGGAATAATTATCTTGTTTGTCATAAAAGCGCATGTGTTTCAAGCCACTGTCGATCTCATTAAGTAAAGGTGTAATGTCCACCCATCGAGCATTTTCAGGAATATATTTTGCCATCTTAAACCACCTCAATGCTTAAACGTCTGTAATGCTGCAAACACGACAATAGCAACGTTCACAACTCCACAAAAGAACTTCTGTGTGCTTTCGTCATCAAAACTTGCCTTGGACACTTCAACGATAAGCTGCTCACATCGGATGCAACAGCCCATCATAATTAGAGTTGCTAAGACAGCAATCGTAAAATCAATCCACATCGATTAGCACCTCCTCGACAGGAATAATCTGACCATCAACATAGTAGCACATCTGACCATGCTCATTATAATAAGGGGACATATAGCCGTAGCCTTGATAGCCTGCACCTTTTCTGAATAAGTAATACATGATGTGTGTATCCTTGTCGTACACCATAGGAGTGTCACCGATACGATAGAACCAGCCATTCTCTACTGAGTCTTTCACACTTGTACTGCATCCAGTCAGTATAATAGCTGCTAGAAATACGCATACGGCAGTATTTTTAAAAGTCTTAAACATACCTTTCCTTTCTGTTAAAAGCGGAATTCTATTTATAAAATCGTACTCATGTCGTCCTCCTGCCAATCAATCCGAGCGCCGCACTGACCACAAAAGTTATTGAGGTTTCCATCTTCGTTATAAAGGTACTCTCCACTGCCACAGCACTGACAGGAGACGATACCATCTTCTGCAAAAGGATTGTTAATCATCGTTTACCTCGATTTCTTTCCATCCAATGAAATCACAAATACAAAGCTTTTCTGGATCGCATCTGTGGAGTAAGAATTTATTTTGTCCAGAAAGCCTAGACCCACCAGACATTTCTGCTACTTTATATTTGTTTTCAAATATTCCAGAAATACTCCATTGTTCAGTAGCAGATAGATCTACATCATGTTTAATGACATCGCGACCACATCCACGGCATTTATAGATTTTTACATATTTCTTTTCCATATAGTCGCCTCCTAGAACGGCACTTTTATCAAAATCTCAAATAACTCCAATAATCAGTGTATAGAAATTTTGCGCTTACATCTGGCTCGTAAACAGCAAGTGGACGTTCGCGATAGAATTCTTGACGAACAAAGTCCGTTGCCTCATTCTCGCTATCGGCGGGAATCTCGTAGTATGAAAAACTACGTTCACCATTAGCCATCAAGTACGATAAGCTTACGCCATATACATGTGTTTGCCCGTAATTCATTACTTATCCCTCTTTTTACGATACATTGTAACAGTATACGGTTCATAACCATCTTCTTCCGTCCAGTCCAAACTAAAACCAGCACGTTGGTAGACTTCCATCTCAATTTGTTTTTCTGTCATATTGTCATCAACATAGAATTCAAAATTACAGTCTTCAAATCCTTTTGCTTTTAGAACTCCTGTGATTTTTTTCATAATGCACCCCACTTTTCACGACCGCAGGTATCACAGACAAAGTGCCACTTATCATGCCAGCTATGAGTGCTATCGTAAAGCATAACACCGCCACATCTACTGCATTCGGGAAGAAACCAATGGAGTAGACGTTTCAAGAGTTTAGCAATCATTCTTACTCTTTCTCCACAATCCGTGCTTTTTCATAATCTCGAAGAAATCTTCCATAAGAGCATCGGCCATCTTACCAGAGATTTCAGGAAGGTCTAAACCAAAATCTCTAAAAGCACAATGTAAACAACCCCATGGAGTTAAAGCAAATTTTTCATAAAAGTCATCTTCAGGATTGCTTTCTTTTGAGTCTAACATATTCGTCTCGTACTCAAACTGTCTCACTTCATTCTTTGTGAGCCATTTTTGCCACTTACCACAAACAGAGCAATACAGACCAATCTGGCTACCTTTGCTCTGGATAAAGAAAGATTTACTGCCACACTTACATTTGAAGTCCATCTCAACCACCCATCTTCTCTGCACTCTGAATCATGCAATCAGCACCATTATGAGATTTCTCAAATCGATGCCGTGCCTTATTCATTGCTTCATTCTGATCGTATGCTTGGACATAATATGTATTAGTTGCCTGAATTCCATCTTCATAAAACAGGACTTCTACCGACCAAATTCCCATACAACTCCTTTCATGCCACCACACCCACCCTACTAAATGCTCACTTACTTCGATTGCCCTTAATACGACATTCGAGCAAAATAAGTGCCAACCAAATACCTGTTGCAACCTTGACTGTAAATGTGATGTTTAGCAGTTTAAAAATCAACCAGATAATACCAATCGTGGTAATCCACGAAATAAAGTAAGTTAAGGCAAGAAATAAAATGGTTCCAAGAAAAGAACCAAGTGCCTTAAAGAAATTCTTCCACGCTTCTATGTTAATCACCTTCTTTCAATCATTCTCGATATGGACACAAGCCGGAATAACCATCTCAGAGTTGTATAAATGTACGAGACCCCCATCTTTAAGCACTACCGCATTCACGTAACGATTATCTTCTATTATAGTAGAAACTTTCATACACAGTGTTTTATTATTTCCGTAATAAAACGGAGCGCCTTGATCGATACATTCGAATTCTATCGGCTCATATCTACTTTCAAAAATTTTCATTTTATAGCTCCTCTTTGATGCACTGATTAGTCAGCTTTTCATATACATCCTCGTAAAGCTCCTGCTTGTCGCCGTTGTAGGTATACTCTGCATAGATGCCGTCACCGCTAATGGTGGTGGACAGCAGAGCCTTATAGTTCTGGAGAGTTTTGCAGCTCCAGACCACAAAAACGTTTTCCAGCGTAATTTCATCGGACGTATGCTCATAGTACCACTTGACAAGAGCATTCTTACAAACACTTTCGAAGTGAGCCATACCTGTAATAATCATAATCAAGTCTCCTTTTTGAATATAACCGTAATCCAGTTATCTGGATAATCATCTTCTTCCTTTGTTGTTTTCACATATCCGGGCATTTCAAAATTCCACGCAAGATAATTTAGAATTTCAAGGTTGTGTAAATCGCAATAATACCAGTCCCATGGTCTACTCCATTCCGACCAATGAAGAAGATATGCATTATCACGGCAAGTAAGATAAAAACTATTGTCCAAAGTACACACGCTGCACACTTTTGGAAACGCATATCTTAGGATACGGTCAGTTCGCTTATCGCTCCACTTATTCAACTTCTTGCGACGGAACCTCTCTGCGACAACAAAGAGTCTCTCAAGCCAGTAGATAATGATAAGAATCGGATACAGAAACCAATAAGGTGTTTTAATGTTCATGTCCTTGTAATGATAGTATTTTGTGACCTTGGTTTCTTTCTTCTTTTCTTCTTGCAGCTTCTTACTAAGTCTGTCCATATTTAATCCCACCAACCCACCCTGCTTTTATTCCATCAATAAGATGCTACTTACTCACCCTTAGTTACAACGGTGTCGGCACCCTGTACAGTTACCCAGCCATGCTTCAAACGTGCCTCTGCTTCCTTCATCTGAATCAGTTCAGGAGTGATGGACTCGGAAAGTACCTTATTTGCATCAGCCTCAGCCTGTGCCTCAATCATCTTAACGTCAGCTTCCGTCTGAGCCTTGACCTTATCAGTTTCGGCCTGAGCCAGAGCGGTCTGCTTATTCAACTCAGCAATCTCTGCGTCCTGCTTGGCCTGCTCCTTTGCACGAATCTTCTGCATCAGGGTATCATCCGGCTGTGCATCAACAATCAGAGCGGAAGAGACATTGATACCGTATTCGGCGGTCAGCTTCTCATTCAGATAGTTGGTGATTGCAGTATTAACACCTGCGCGATCATCAGAATAAATCTGCATGACACTGAACTGAGGAGTGACTTCCTTAACATAAGCAATAATATCGTTCTGGATCTTGCTCTCCATCAGGCTTTCACCGTCCATGCCACCAAACTTGGTATACAGCTCAACGACATGCTCAGGCAGGAAATTATAGTTTACAGTCAGATTGATTGCAATCGTACCGCCATTTGCAGGAGCGTCAATATGCCAGTCTGCGTGCTCCTTTGCACCGTAATCAGATGCTGCATTAGAGAATACCACACGCTGCTGAGTGATTGGGAACTCAGACACATGCTTCAATGGGCTCATAAAGTGCCAGCCCTGAGAAATAGTCTGCTGCTCAACACCCTTTGCAGAATACACAACACCTACATAACCGGTATGTACTCGCTCTGTACAAAGCACCGTACCAACTGCAATAAGGAATGCAACAAAAATTGCCATAAATTTCTTCATAAGTATCTCCTCAATCTTTGTAGTTATCTTTTAAAATGTAATAGGCGATAACCCATACAATCACAAAGAAAACAATAATTTCTTTCATATGTAATCCCACCAACCCACCACTTACACGTTAATGAATCACTCGATTGTGCTTAACACGAAGCTCAACTTCCTGCTGCTTACCAAGATTGAAAGCAGTTGTATAATCGCCCGTGAGATATCCCGTCACACGACGAAGACGTCGAATGTTGTGGCTACCACACTCAGGGCAAGTATCGCCAATCTCATCGCAATAGCCGCACTCCATACAGGTATCATTTGGAACATTCACTGCAAAATACGGAATGTCATGATCCATTGCATAGTTCACAATTGTTTCCAGCGCACCGAGATTATTCTTTACAGTCGAGTCGAGCTCTACATACGCGATGCAGCCTGCGCTTGAATATCCGTCAAGCTGAGACTCAATATCGATCTTTTCAAACGGTGTCACTTCTCGCCATACCGGAACATGGACACTGTTAGTGAAGAACTCTTTGTCTGAAACATTTTTGATATCACCATATTTAGCCTTAAATCTCTGCATGGCAGTAAAACAAAGGTTTTCTGCGGGCGTAAAGTACACGCCAAAATTCAAAGAATACTTGTGCTTGAATTCGTCGCAACGATCTTTGTAGAGCTGACAAATTTTCTTTGCAAGTTCAAGGCCATTATCACAAGTTTGATCTTCTCCAATCAAAATCTGAAGAGTTTCAGCCATGCCGAGCAGACCAACAGCCAACGTGCCATGTTTCAGAGCAGAACGAATATCTTTTCCGTCATATCCGGCCATTGTTCCATTCTCCCACATGAATTTTGCAGACTCAGGAGACTGAGAGCAAATCCACTCGAAGCGTTCAATCAGCATATCTTTTGCTTCATGCAACTTCTGGTCAAGAATGGACATAAACTTGGCTACAGTCTGTCCTTCAAGATCTTCTCCAGTAGCGTTTTTAATGGTATATTCCTTCGCTTCCATTGCAAGAGTAGGAAGAATAATCGTAACAGGACAGATATTCCCTCGGCCATCCTTCAACTGCTCAAAGCCGTTGACATCCCAACCATTTGCAGTTCTACAGCCCATCGTCGAAAAATACGTTTTTACATTATTTTTATCGTATCCTTCATTGCCGCTCCAATCGACATTGGCATAATTAGGATAAAGACGCTGTGCAGTGGAACGCAGTGCCAGCTGATACATATCATAATTAGGGTCTCCTGGAGCACGATTGATTCCCTTAGCCATCTGGAAAATTCCACAAGGGAAAATACTAGTTCTATGTAATTTGCCGATACCCTTAATGGAAGCATTTAGCAATGCTTCGATAACCATTCGGCCTTCAGGCAATGTACATGTGCCATAATTGATAGACGTGAACGGAAGCTGATTTCCGCTACGTGACTGGAGTGTATTCAGATTATGGTACATGCCTTCAACGGCTTGATTCAATTCTCGCTTTGTCATGTCCATTGCATACTGATATGCTTTCGGGTAATACCCTTCAAAAATCGGGTTGGTGATACTAAAGTCGTCTTCCGCGAGAGTTACTTCATCATCCAGCCCTTTGATGATTGGACCATCTGCATAAATGTACTTTCGACCATCTCTATAATGTTTACGGAAGCTCTTCCGTACATAAGGAACCATAGTCCAATCCAAGTGTGTTGCGCTCACGCCGCCGAACTGCTGAAGACTCTGAATCTGGAAGATGACTGCGACAAGCTGGAATGCCGTACTGATGGATTGTGCAGGGCGAACATCAGTCTGTCGAGTGTTAAAACCATTCGCAAGCAGGTCATCAAACGGAATACTCAAGCAATTGTGCATACCAACTGCATAGCTATCGAGATCGTGGATATAAATCTCGTTGTTCTCGTGATTCTCACGAGCCATCTTAGACATGCAGTAGTCAAGAGCGTATCGCTTAGAAACCACCCGGCTCATCTCGCCAATACGACCGCCAAAAGATGCTTCATCAACATTGGCATTCTGGTTATCAATCTTTTTGCCGAGAAGTTTCTCTTCGACTGCATCCATCAACTCTTTGTAATTACTGCGAGCAATACCATGCAGATACCGGTAATTCATATAGGAACGAGTCGTCTCGTAATAGCCACTCTGCATAAGGCGATTCTCAACTGCATTCTGAATCGCTTCTACATCCATAGTAGAGTCAATGGCTGCGATTTCCGATGCAATACTATCACTCAGCTTGTGGTCAACAGGATCTGAAGAATCATTCATCGCCTTCTCAATCGCATTTACAATCTTACTCTTATCAAAAGGAACTTTCGTTCCATCGCGTTTAATCACATATTCCATGCAATCACCTCTTAATCTTCTAACCAACGATTTTCGGCCACATAAAAAACTCCGACCACAGCTACAATCAATGCGATCCAGAATACATAAAACCAAATCACTCGTGTACCAGCTGCAGAAATCATATAATCTCGTGCTTCTTCGATGTTTTTATCCTTAATGAATTGTGCATTATGTATACTTTCGTCGCTCAAATTTGCAAACAACGTGCCATCATAATGAACATCTTTGACATAAAACTCGAATTTCACATGAGAACTGACTTGTACAGTTGTCAGATACTTGCTGGATGGCATTTTGATATCACCATACTCAAATTCTTTGCCAAGAAACGTAATATTCTTAGAATTGTGTTCTTCTGAACTGTAATAATCCCAAGTCCAGTACGTTTCGACTCTTGTTTTTGTATGGCCTTTGCTATCCGTAGTAGTGACAGTTCGTGTATGCATCGTGTAATGCTTTTCTTCGCAATAGATATACATCCACTGACCGTCGATACGTGGATCGCTTACGGTATCTACTGCTTCCAGTGCGCCTTGGCAAAACGCATTACCTACGTTGGTTCTCATTCCATAATCGAACATATTTTCGGACTCAATCGAAATTGCTGTATTATATTCTTTTTTCTGTTCAAGCGAATCTCTGGTGATATTTCCAGCGATAACGCTACCAAGTATCAGCATAATGAACACAATACCAACACTGACAATCAATTCACGATAAGTAATTTCGGCATTACCGATTTCCAAAAAGGTCACCGACTGCCGGTGCCGCCTCATTCCCCTCATAGGACAGATACTCATAATTCTGAACCTCATATCCAGTCAGACCCAGCAGAAAGGAGTTCGGAAACTTACGAACGCTCTGCTTATATTCCTTCACGACACGATTGTAATCGCCACGATAGTTTGCAATCAAATTTTCAGTGACGGATAGCTCATTCATAAGCTCCTTGTAGTTGTCGCTAGACTTCAGTTCAGGATATGCTTCCGCAATAGCTGCAATCTGAGTCGTAATCTCTTGAGCGGTCTGGCCGGAAGCGCCACGAGCATTCACAACATCCATCAAAGTCTGATACTCATGTTGGTCATAAGCCTTGACGGTTTCAACCAGATTTGGAATCAGATCAGCTCTACGCTTCTCCTGAATCTCAATGCCAGACTTAGCTTCCTGAATCTGCTCTTCATAAGAGATGGCCGTGTTCTTAGGCCCCTGCACCATAAAGGTCATGCCAAGAATGGAAATCAACACGACACAAATAACGATAATAGGTAACTTCCAGTTGTATCTCATTTATGTAAACCTCTTAAAACTTGACATCATCGGCATAGACTTTAGAGTTCAGCATCGAATGGTCAACCTTATTAACTCCTTTGTTATTTGGAGACATAGTATCATTATGAGCGCTCGGAACCACAGCAGTTTCAATACTGCACGTCGGCTCTGCCTTTGCCAGTTTTTCTTTAAATGAATCATCAGGACGATAAACCAAATCATGGCAGACACCGCCGAGATTTGGATCATAAAAATAATCGTTAATGTCCTTCTTTAGCGTCGTAGTCAGCTTATCAGCGACCTCACTAGGAACTTTCTTTAGCGTATCTATGACACTTTCAGCAACCTTCTGCTGTTCCTCTAAAAGCCGGATTTTATAGTCCAAATACCAACGTGCCTTCGTCAAATCTTGAAGTTGAGAATTGCCATCTTTGTGTCCTGCCCGGCTCAAATATTTACCAACATTCCAAAGATAAGCATCCTTGTCCAGTTGCCACTCTCGCAGCACTTTGATAGCCTCATAGGGATTGTCTGCACCGCCGTAATAAGACGGGTGCTCGACGTTCTTCTTAATTTCGTCAAGTGTTTGCATCAATAACCTCCTTGTTTTTTTCAATAGGCTTATAAACATCTGCCAACCGAGGATGACGGCCACAGCAGCCACGACCTTCTGGGCAGAACGGATACTTCGGATTGGCCTCACAGGAAGGAACCATCCAGTTTGCTACTTCGGGACAAACCTGTGCAACTTCCTTCTTCATTTCTGTAAACATCTCGCGGATTTCTTTTTGAGCCCTGGAGCAAAGCCGAAGATGACTCATCTCAATCAAAGCACGAGCGTTCATCGTAATGTAAAACTCTGTACAGCAAGCGTTCGGAAGAACCGCACGGGCGTCTTCGTTTTTGGCGTTGTGATACTTTTTGAGGATCTGATAATCGGTGTCAATGTCAGACATCATATTATCGAAAACATCAGCATCTTCACCGGTAAACGGGTTCACATACTTAAACCCATCCTCACTACAATAACGCTGGCTACGGCAGCTCATGCTAATATGTCGATGACGACTAATCTGTGCCAGAAGTGCTCGGCTTACATCTTTGACGTAGAACGTAAAGTTGATGTGTTCAAGCACAGAATAGTGACCGCTTGCCTTACATCCCTTGGCAATCTTATAATCGTCAGTCATTGAAGAATCGTAACAAATACTCGCAGCTTCCTCCACAATATCCAAAGGATTCTTATCACTTGTAGGAACCACTCGCTGTGTGTACGCGATTAAATCAACAATCATTCAACTCTCCTTAATATTCGTCCTGCCAGTTTTCAGGAATGTCACTCTCGTCAATTACGATACAATTCCTTGGTGCAACATTCGTTGTGTACTTTCCGTCTTGAACTTTAATCATTACGTTCATAATGGCGACAACTTTATGAATACTCCAAAGGACTCCTCGACCTTTTCGAGTTCTAGCTCTAAGCACCATATCGCCAATATGAATCTCTCTATTAAGAATATCGGTTACCATTTAATCCTCCATTACTTTAGAAGTGCAAACTTAAACCAATCCGGTAAACTGGATACTGAAATTCCATATTTAATAAGGTAAGACAGCAACCACAACACAATCATGATTCCGACCGCAATAAGATAATCCTTAAAAATCTTAATGAAAGCGATCCACATCTTAATCCTGTCTTTCATTTACCTCACCTCTTTCAATCAACTCATCCACGGTAACCTCTCCACAGAGAACCTGTTTAAGCTGCTCTTCCGATAACTGATATGTAATCGGCTCTCCACACTCGACAGGATATCGAGCTAAGGTTCTATAATACTCTGCAAGGGCTCGTTCCTTACGACCCTGCTCACGATGGTCAATACCAATCATATCGCCCCACCTCCTTCCTCAAATTCTTCACTCTTTCCGGTCACGACATAGACGTCATCTTCGAGATTTTCTTTATCAACAAACGATATTTCTCCTAGTCGCAGGCCGCACTTGTTACTTTCTGGTCTGTTGTCAATTATGTAGAAGTCGCCAGCATCACAAAGAACCTTATACCAGCGTCCTTTCTGCAAAGTGGCTTCTGCCGGGCCCCACTCTTTATAATCCGTCCTGAAGTACATCCTCATTAGGACTCCTTGTAGGGTTCCATATCACCCTTCCAAATCTGAAAATAAGGATGTGCATCAATGCCGTAGACCTGACCCTTCATACCGGTACTGGTAATCTTGTAAGGCTTTCCGTCTTCAAGGCTATTGATAAAGTCCTGATACTGCGGACTCATCTTGAAGAAATCCTTCTTACCCTGAATCCTCTTTACCTTAATAGTGACCTCATCACCAATCTTGGGTTCCCACTCTTCAACTGGCATCCCAGCCAGAAAGTCGGGACCACCGGCCTTTTTGATTCGCCGGGCAAGGATTCGTGCCTTACGCTGCTCTCTGCGCCGGTCTTCTCGATTCATTGAATTACTCATATTCTGTTCCTTTCAGCTTATCAAAGTAGGGATCGCCGTCTCGCTTCTCTAATAAGTTGAGCTCCCCGGCGGAGCCTACAGAATACAAACGAAAATTTTTAAAAATCTCAGCACCTTTAATAGTGGCTAGAGATGTAATTATGTACAATATATTGTGTTCTTCTGTGCCATCTGTAAGTTGAACTTCAAGTCGTTCTTTCTTTGGGATGGCTAGTTTTTTAAAATCATTCATTTTAGTTATTTGGCATAATATAAGCAAGTGCATTTAACTTATAGCAATAAAAAATATCGCAAATAACACTCTTACACCTTTCTTCGGAATCGTATCCTCCAAGAATGATTCCACGCTCACCATTTCCCTGTCTTGCGTAAATATTAAGGCTTGCAGTATCAATGATAGCTATACGGTCAAGATTTACGATTTCTTTGTTTTTCGTTAAAAGTAGCATTTTAATCCTCCGGCATATCGAAACCAATACGGTTTTCACAAAGAGCAGTGTTAATCTCTTGAATTACGTCCTTTGCCCTCTCTGTAGTTTGATAATAGCCAAGTCGAAACCATGTGTGTGAATCGGGTCCATAAGCTCTAATTGTCGTTGTGTTTTCCACTATACGAATAGAAAAGCATTCATTTGTATTAACAACTCCTGTTTTATTCTGTGTTAAAATAAACATTGTAAAGCCTCATAAATCTGCAAGCTGGGCAGGAGACCAGATGTCTGGAATATCCCAATCTTCCTTTGTCTGCCCGTTATAAATTCCGTAAAAATATCCTTCAGACGGCACATAGACGATTCGTTGCCAGCCATTCATTCCGTGTGACTCCTTTGGCTCAAAATCACGAGTCAAAATTCTACGTCCACCATTGCTATAAGCGAATGCCTTTGTAGGAACCTCGATACATTTGTTATCCAGAATCCGAAGGATGTACTTAATTGTCTTCTTTGAAAGATTCATCTCTTGACTCCTCTACATCAATCATATCTAAAATCTCATCCAGATTTTTTGCTGACCCAACTTTCCTTGCAAAATCAATAAAATCCTTAACCTGATCTTCTTTAATAACCATCTTCATCCTCCACTTTTATCCACCCACATCCCGGAACATAATCCGCTTCCCAGTAATCTCTTGCCATGAAGATGAACCGTTCTCCTTCTTCGTTTACAAAACCGGCGATAAGCGATTCTTTTGCAGAGATATACATGAAGTCAGCCTTGCCAGAAGGAACATTCTTGAGATGTTCTTTTACTTCCTTAATTCTTTTCGCAACAGACTTATCAAGCAAGTTCACATCACATTCATTACCATTTTTGCCCATCCAATAAAAGGAATCTTTTAACTTATTTTTAGGCATTGTTTATCACCTTATCGTGCATACAAGTCAAGTAGTCGCCCAACAAAATCATCAATATATTTCAAATGATTTGTATTACACGCAATACTTTCCATCGCACATCGCCTATCAACTGCAATCCACCATGCGCAGTTCTCTTTTGAGCATTTGCACTTATCTTTGTAGTAAAATAAACCAGAACTGGCGAACTTCAGCGGACAATCTTTTACATCAGCCATAAGACACCTCATTCTTGTCATCTCTAAATCTTACAAAGGTCGGGAATTGCAGGGATTCAGCACCAGTTTTCTTGTCGCATGACTTTTCTTTGTATTTTACTTCTACGATTTTTCCGATATAGTCATCAAGATTTGCCCACACGGCAGCTCTCGTAGCGTCATCAAAGCCAGAACCAACCCGAAGTTCGTTGCCCTTGTAGTCCACAACTAGGGCACCCATCGTACCAGCCAGCCGATTCTGTCCTTCCTCGATTGCAGTAATGCGAAGGTCAACCGTGTAGAAACGCTTGATTTTAAGACAACCAGTATGACGCTTACGCTGATAAGGAACGCTCGTGTTTAACATCAAACCCTCCCAATCATGTGCCACAGCATAATCAAGCCACTTCGGAATCACACTCTGGTCAGTACCTTCGTATACCATTGGAACAATTTCGATGTTTTCAAGGTTCTTACGAGCAATCTCCGCACGAAGACAATTTAGCCATTCCCGGCGGGTTTGATACTGGACAGCACACTTTCCACAGTCGAACTCTACAACAGGAATTACATCAAAAATCACAAATTTAATTCCAGTCTTGTTCTTGCTGTCAGAATTAAGTAGGCCAGTGCCGAAACGAAACGCCTCTCCGTCCGACATTCCTTCAGGGTTCTTATAAATGAGTTCGCCATCAAACACCAAAGAATCTCGCCTCTCCACACCTCCATCATATAGAGCGAGCAGATCATTCTTAATATGGTCGAGTCCTTCAAACTTCTGCGCTTGACGAGAAATTAAATCTCCACGATACATTGTGCCCCTATTGCCGTTCATCTTCTGGCTCAGACTGAACCAGATGCCGGGTTTCAGTTTCACCTTATCGATTGGATATCCCTGCTGAACTTCCCAGACAGGAATGATTTCCTCGCCATATACCTTGTTAATGGTGGCTGCTTCCACGCCAATCGGCAGGTTCTTGGTAAACAGTCGTTTCAAGAATTCTTCGTGCTCAGGATTTTTATGTAAATAATTCTGGATTGTTGCGATAGACACGTCAGAACCAGTGTTGTGACCAGCACCTGTAATATAAAGGTATCCGCAACTGAGATACTGAATATCAATTTCAGGCTTGGCATTAACCTGCTTATTGATTTTTGCATCCGACAGTCCAGTTACGATTGCTGGATCAAGCAAGAATCGGAAGAAGGCCATCAGCTCGTCAGCCTCATCTCCGAAATCCTTTCGTACATCCAGTAAAATGCGGGCTTTGTCTGTCTTTTTCTTCGTGCTTTGTAATGCCCTTACCATCGCATTGAGCTTACCTATGAGCTCCTTATCTGTCATAAAGCCTCCTCATGCATCCTGTGTTGTGTAGTTACAACCAATAAAGAAAGGCTTGCCATTACGAGCAAGCCATTTCTTTCTCGTATCCTGTATTATATAGCTAAAGAGAGATTTTTAAGCCTCCGAGATGGAGACTTTTTATAGCTATATTATACAGGATGCTTATATAATTGTCAATGCTTTTCTGAAAATTCTTTCCGTAAAAATTCCTTCAGGAACGTCCGCTTATATGGAACTCTCGAAGTCTTTACCGCCCGATCAAGAGCATGAGTTTCAGCACAAATCACACAATACTTCTTAGCACGAGTGATGGCCGTATAGAGCCATTCTCTCGTCAACATCAAGTACGCAGAGTTATCCATACCAACAATCACATACGGAGCCTCACTGCCCTGCAGTTTATGACAACTTAAAGCATAAGCAAGTTCAAGCGTTGCCCAGATGTTATTCCCACCAAAGTAATGTGGAATGAAGATCGTTCCCCACTGGTCAAAATCAACCAGAATAAAACTGCTTTCAATCTTTCGAATGATGCCACGGTTGCCGTTAAACACCGGACACTTCTCTTCTTTTTTCTTTGTCTTGAGATTGTATGTATGAAGTTCATAGTTATTCTTGTTGATAATGACCTGATCGCCCTCGCGCAGAGTGTACACTCTGTCCTTTCCATCACCATAGACGGAAATCTTCGCTTCGGTCTGACCACGATTTGGATTCACAATCTCCTGAATAGCGTTATTCACCTCGTAGGTGCAGATGCTACCACGGAGCTTCTGCGGAAGTACAATCTGAATCTTCGCACTATCATTCCCTACCTTATTATATAAGGTACGGTACTGATTGATGATGTGGTTGAACGACTCATTTGCATCCTTATAGATATCAAGCTCCAAGTCACGAAGTTCACCACGAATCTCATTGCCAGCCCAGCCATAAGGAACCAACTGCGTAGCATTACGAACCTTAATGCTTTCCGTGATAATTGCAGACTTAGCTGCCTGACGATGGATCTTAGTCAAACGAGCAACAGGAACAACCTTAGATGCAAGCATATCCTTGAAGATGTTGCACATACCGATACTCTCAAGCTGTCCGTCATCACCAATCATGATAAATCGCTTACCAGTTTCGATTGCTTGAATCAAATCGTAAAATAATTTAGCGCCAACCATAGAGGTTTCATCCAGAATGATGATATCCTCCTCTAAAGGATTGTTCTTATTATGAATAAAGCCACCATTTTCAATGTCGTAACCAAGGAGGCGGTGAATTGTCTTGCCGTCCTGACCAGTAATCTCCTGCATACGAGCAGCAGCACGACCAGAGAGTGCAGTCTGGGCAAACGACTTACCACGAAGAACCTTTAGGACACCAGCGACAACGGTACTTTTACCGGTTCCTCCGTAGCCTGTCAAGATACAGACATTACTAGAGCATACCTTTTTAATAGCATCTCTCTGCCCCTCGGTGTACTCGATGCCAAGAGCACGTTCCGCCTCATCGATTGCAGCGTCCATGTTTCGACCAATCGGCTCAACAGGTGCATCCGCCAGACGCTTAATTTCCTTTGCAATCTCATTTTCCAGATTCCACACTCTGGTCAAAGCAAATTCTTGACGATCATCACTCCACCAAAGCGTTTCACGGACATCGTGCAGATGGAAAAGTGCTCTCTTGATAACCTCTTGGTCACCCTCATCCAAGCCAAGTTCCTTAATGCAACTATTTATTGTCTGGTTTGCCGGGATGATAGAATTGCCTTCTTCGGCACGGTCGGCAAGAAAATGCATGACGTAAGCTTCAATTCGGAACTGAGAGTTTGGCTTCAATCCCATATTCAATGCAAGAGCGTCAGCTTTCTTCCATCCAATACCATATACATCGTCAATCAGAACATAAGGGTTCTCTTCAATCTTCCTAACCAGAGTGTCTGCACCGTGATATTGATGAACAAGTTTCCCGATTGCACTGGGAGTCAAACCATACTCAATCAGCTTCGTGTATGCTTCGCTATTATCAATATTATTTTCAAAGGCATCGATAATTTTCTGTGCTCGACCTTCCGTGATGCCACTAACAGTGCAAAGAGACTTGGTATCACCGTTCTTGATGATCTCATACGGATTGTCAAATGCTTCATAAAGCATCTCAAACTGATGTTCTGTTAAGATAAAATGGAGAAAGCTTTTCTGTTCTTCTGGGTCAGTAATCTCTTGAAACTCATTCATGTAGACGATTTTATACTGGTCACCAAACTTTTCATGGTGAACATACTCGCCACAGAACGAATAAGTCTTATCCATATCAAGACTAGGGACGTTGCCTTTCAGTCGGAGGTCACTATATCGGCTCATGATAGGGTTTCCCTGCTTGATTTTTACCACTTCGGCAGAGAAAGTGGCGAAGCCGCCGGGCTCCACCTCCTTCCCATCTTTCGGATAAAAGACTCGTTTTATCCTGATGTAGCAACGGATCATATTTTCATTAAATTTCTTATCTGCCACTTTACAACCCTCTTACACTATCTCTCTATCACGCAGCCATTGCTTATAAGGCTTGAAGTCATTCGCAATAACGTGCGAATCATCTTCCTTCTTACCAAGCACAGCTACCTGACTTCCCTTAACAATCAAATCCTGATAATCAGAAAGGATTCTCGGCCACACAGTTAGCTCAATGATACCATCACCAGAGTATAGATTTACAAACGCAAACTGCATACCAGTCTTTGTTTTCTTCTTCTGAATCTTTGCGATAATACCAACCAGCACACAAGAGTCACCATTCTCAAGCTCTGAGAAATCTCGAATGTACTCATATGCTTTTTCAAACGGATTCTTATCAATGATGAATGTCTGTAATGTCTGGAATTCCCAGAATTTCTCGTCCTTCAAATACTTCTCTGATTGCTCAGTCATGTATGCTTCTTTTTTCTTGAGCTTTTCAGTTTCATATACAACACGACGTTTTTCGTTATAGATTCGTAGGACAGTTTCTTTATCAACCTTCTTACCAACCCTATAATGCTCCGTATCAATATCCCACTTACTCAGCAGGACAGCTTTTGTAGGAAGTGTGCTTACCGGTTTGAACTCAGATTGCTCCAAACCACTCGCAATGTACTTTTCCAAAAACGCTCGTTTATTCTTTGTAGGAATGGCACCAGACTTAACCAGTGCGATGATCTGTGCCTTTGTTGCACGGACACGGCTCGTAAAGTCATCAAGACCCTTGAACTTTCCATTCTTATCTCTTTCGGCAATAATAGCATCGGCAAGCGTATCACCAATGCCACCGATTGCGGATAGACCAAATAGAATTTTCCCATTCGATACAGTAAAATCCATGCCGGAACGATTGATACTCGGAGGAAGAACCTGAACACCAAAACTCCGTGCATCCACCATAATCTTGTTTACCTTACCAACCTTTGCTTTATTCAGGTTTAGCATAGCCTTAAAGAATGCAAGCGGATGGTGTGTTTTTAAGTATGCTGTTTGAAGGCAGATAACGGCATACGCCTGAGAATGTGACTTGTTAAATCCGTAGCCGCCCTTCGTTGACAGTTCATCGCAAATATATTCGGCGGTTGCTTTATCGTATCCGTTTGCAAGAATCTCATCGTAAAGAAGCTCGACCTCTTCCTTGACTTTCTCAGGCTTTTTCTTTGCCAAGCATTTACGCATTCTATCAGCTCCGGCATCGTTTCGACCGCCAAAGACCTTCGTGAGCTTCATGCTCTGTTCCTGATAGATATTCACACCATAGGTGCTGCGAAAAATTGGTTCCATGTCAGGATGGAAGTAGTGAATGTGTTCAGGGTGGTACTTGCAATCAACGTATGTAGGAATGGACGGCATCGCATCAGGACGATAAAGTGCAATCAAAGCGGATAGTTCTTCAATCGACCTCGGCTGAAGCTGTGCAACCAGATCCTTCATGCCTGAAGACTCAATCTGGAATAGATTGTCTGTCCGCCCAGAACAAATCAAATCGTAAGTTGCCTTATCGTTTTCAAACTCTGGATTGTTAATATCAATCTCCCAGTCTGGAATATTGTCTTCACGTTTTGCCTCGTCGATAGCAACCAGTGACGCAACACCAAGGATATCAAATTTGACAAGTCCAATCTTCTCATCCATCACTTTATCAACAGAGATAACATGTTCTCCGTCAGTGCCGTGCCGGATGCCGATATACTCATAATAAGGATGTCGGCAGACAATAACACCGCCAGCATGGATACCATATCCTCGTGGGCGACCATTGATATGACTTGCGATATCAAGTAGTTCCTTATACTTCGGATTTTCAGCCACTTCCGGGTTGGCTTCAAGACAATCCTTCCATGTCTTTTGAACAAACTTCTCGCTGATTTTTCTTATTTCAGCATACGGAAAGCCGAGAACTTTACCAACGTCTTGAATCGAAGTGACCGGAGTAGTGTACACGATGTTCATAACTTGAACTACTCGATCTTCTCCATACTTCTGAGTCAAATACTCAACAACTTTCGCACGGTCGCTAACATCTACGTCAACGTCAGGAAGGTCTTTTCGCTCAATAGTAAGGAATCGTCCGAAGTCAAGTTCGTATTTGATTGGATCAAGCTGGGTAATACCAATCAGATAGCACACAAAAGAACCTGCAGCAGAACCTCGCCCTGGGCCAACAATAATATCGTTCTGTTTACACCAGTTGATGTAATCGACTAGAATCAAAAAGTAGTCACAGAAGTCTTTCTTCTCGATGACAAACAACTCATCATCAACACGTTTGCGATAGATTTTCTGCTTTTCTACATCAAACTTATCAATGCTACGTTTCTTCCATCCCTCTTTTACAAGGTCTTTCAGATAAGCTGCCGAATTAGAATACTGTGGCGGAATCTTAATTTTGGGAAGTTCCGGTTCATGCCAAGGCATATCCACATCATCACACAGATCAGCAACCTCGTCAGTATTATTGATACACCATTCTGCCGCATCGTATCCAATCTGATTATCAAGGACTCTATGCTGCTCATCACGAGACATGAAGTAGCACCCTTCATAGATTTCTGTGGCGGTTTCCGTATCATGAGCGATACGAAGGAAATAATCTTGATAATAAAGATCCTCTTTGGTAGCAGCATGAACATCGTTTGTGACGACTACTTTTGTATGAGTATCGTTTGCCAACCGCATGATTTTCTGATTATATTTTGCTTGTTCACTGTTTGCGTGAGCCTGAACCTCAAGATAATAGTGAGGGAATAAGCTCTTATACTCTTGAACCAGCTTAACACAAGTGTCGTAATCATCCGTTCTGGATAGCCTACTCGCCAAACAAGCAGACAAAATAATCAAATTATTCGTATCTTCCTTAGCAATATCCTCTTTTGTGATACGAGGACGGCTGTAAAAGCCATGAAGATGACCGAGTGTAGATAAGCGATTGACTGCCTGACGACCAGATTCATTCTTTGCGATGATGATTAAATGCCAGTATTTACTGTTCTTATCCTTAACTTCCCTGTCTTCACACTCATATGCCTCAATACCATAAAGAAGTTTTACATTCGGATACTTGTCCTTCAGTTCTGAGTAGTACGGCCAGCTTGTTACCTCACCATGCTCCGTAATAGCAACGGCCTTTAAACCGAGTTCAGATGCTCTTTTTAGATTTTCTTCAGGAGAAGAGTACCCATCTAGCAGACTGTAATTCGAGTGCGTGTGTAAACTACTTGACATCCTTACTCCTTTCTCTTATCTCCAAACTTAATAATATCATCAAAAAGCATCACATAATCGTCAGTGTACTTATTGCCATGAAAATGGCCGAAGTACCAGAATGGTTTACGATCGTTAGGACAACATTCGTATATATTATCGAAGAATATTTCAGTTGACTGGTCTACTGTGCTTTGATCAATACCACCGATAAACAATTCAGTTGGAATAAACCGGAATGGACAGGTATGCGTGAACATAACGTCAATATTATCTATTTGAGGGTCATGTGTAATATTCCAAATCTTTTTCTTAGTCTTCTCATTAGGCTGTTCGTCCGGCCACCAATTCCATCCACGATCTAACCGATAATATTTATCTACAGAATAGGCTCCGCCACAGACAAGACAGTTTAAAATTTCCCTATCAGCAAGAATCTGGTAAACCTCGCCATCAATAGCAAAATACTGATTAGGATAATGTGGGTCATACCACACTTTACCGCAAATATCTCCACTGATTTCCTTTATTTTATAGCCATCTTTACGAGATGGGCGGCGTTCATGATTTCCATGAATACAAAACAGATTCGCAGGGATATCTGCGGCAATAGTCTTAATACTCCATTCACGAGGGTCGTCTTTGCCGTAGTAGTTCAAACCGACATCGCCAAGGCAAATGATCCAGTCATTCTTTCCAAGATTATGTTTATGGCAGAATTTCTCTAATTTAAAAAAACGGTAAAATTCGCCATGAATATCACCTGTAATGTAAACCATACACTCACCTCACTCATAATCCTCTTTATCTATTACATAAGTTCGTGGATAAAACCTATCATTTCGATCACCAAAAATATCAACAAACCAGACTTTAACAATCTCAAATCCACGATTGCATTCCTTGCTTCTTAGCATTTTAACTGCATCTCTTGCGTTTTTAGCGTATATTTCTCTATGCAAATTGTGGTATTTCTTGAGCGTATAATTGTATGTGCGATAATCAATTATGTAATGCCTATAACGTCGTTTTGCCATCTTCATTCAAAATCAAGGACAATCATATCGCCCATTCCTTCGTAAAAAACATGGTCCATCTTGAACTTTTCCCTAACCGTTCCATGGTCAGTTTCAAGACAGATTTCCCAGTCAGGATGCTGCTCTGCAAATTTATCAAGAATATAAGTTAGCTCATCCGGTTCAATAATGTGTGTAGCATCGTTCAGAACCTGATTAAATGCGATTTCTTCCCGAAGTAGCTTTAAGTTTTTTGAAGCGTTTGTAAGTGATTGATATGCGCCATCCAATAGATTTAACGACAAATCGTAATTATTTGTATTAGTCATTGTAAACCAACCCTCCATTCTTCACAGGCACAGCCTTATCATCCCAATATTCATTGGCTCCAACCTTTCTTGGAGCAGTGCCAAAAATGCTCTTTCCACTCAGGAAGGCTTTCATTGATTGCATCAAATTGAATACCCCAATCAAAGCAAGCCTCCATTGCATCGTACAGAAGCTTTCCTTCCCGGCAGGTTCAAAGAATCAAACCAGAGCCATGCTTTTGTTCCTGAATTGCCTGATAAATGACATTCCAATTCGGTTCACCAATATCAGGATACTCATTCTCGCAGAGCGTACCATCAAAGTCGATGGCGATAGCACGTTTCAAATTTCCCATATCAAATCACCTCATACAAACTCTGTCATTTCCAATACCTGTTCATTGTTGGATACCGTAACCACTGTATCGTTTGTGACCTCTACTTTCGCGCTCATGTTCCCACATTTCAAGAACGGCTTAAAAGCAGTATCGTAATTATCGAAATATGCGTACTTTCCATCAAAAAAGAAACTACCATATCTCGTTTTATATTCGCAATTCGGTTTAAGCGTAAGCAATTTTGCTCGCTTTCCAACAAAATGTGGCATTTTGTTCTCTTGAACCGGAGACTTTACTATAAGCTCCGTATAGATTTCTGGGAATAGTTTCCGAAGTTGTCTCAAAAACATTGGAACCTCGTCCTTTTGGTACGACTCAATTTCTCCACCCATAAGAGCCATCGGCTTACACTCGCAAACTTTCAAAATATTATCAGCCGTAAGAATTTCCTTCGGGATAAAAAGTATTTTGCTGCCACTTCCCCAAGGGCCATCAACTTTCAAATCGCCATTTTCGATTTTTAAGCTCACATAGCTTAATGATAGAACCGCATCGTCTCCGATGCGAACAATTTTCAAATTACTTGAGTACCGAAGCGCTCCGTAATAAGGGGCTGACTTTGCACAGTCTTTTACCCTTGTAAACATCTTTGAGCGTTTCATTCCACCATCAATACTTTCAACATTCCCAACTGGGCAGCGACTGGAAAATGGATATGTAACACAAAGACATCTTCCCTGCTTATATGCAGAGCATTCATTTGCCCTGTCGCAATAGATGTACTCTGCTCTAAGTCTATTATTTCTTGAACCGTCTCCGTATAAATGTACGAAGATCGCTTCGCTCATCAAATCACCTCAAAATCAATAATCTGTGCTTGCGGAGTCACCTTATTTCCATACTGATTCAAAGACAACCGGCATACCGCATTGATGTATTTCTCTTCCTGATCACCATAGAAGTCATTATTGATCCAACTAAGCATCCGGCCATTATCTGTAAAGCACACAAAATCAATGCCTTTTTCTTCATCAGAATACTTCCACATATTTCCGTTTTTGCCCATCGGAGCACACCCACTATGAACAAGCGGAATGTTTCTAATATAGAAATACGGCTCAGAAATGCCCTGCGCCCAGACTTTGCGCATCTCGTACATCATCTTCGGCAATGCAATGTTCAATTTATTATAATCAAAATCAAAATCAACCACGATTGCCTTACTCATCGTGACATCTTTAAGCAGCTCATCACAGTCTGCAATAGCCTTTGGCACGTTTTCTTTCTTGATTTTCACGCCAGCAGCGTTATCGTGACCAAGAACCGATTCGAAATCTCCGGTACTCATCAAGAATTCCTTTAGACTTTCAATCGGAGAACCGTCGGGATTTCTCATTGAACCACCATAATAGTCCGGTTCATCGGCAAAAGTACGAAGCAACACACACGGTTTTGCGTACATTTCAGCCAGCTTGATTGCTACAACACCGGTCAGAGTGTTATCAAGAATACCTGTAGAGTTACAGAAAAGAATCTTATTCTGGTCTGCACCGTGCTTTTCAATTAACTTTTGAAGCTCTCCAACAGCCTTGTCCTTGATTTTATTCTGCTGGTACTTGCAAGAGGAACACTCACGAGCCACATGTTGCGCCAGAGTTTCATCAATCGTGACACCAGCATTCTTACCACGAGTCGGAGTGTACTGGAAAGTCTGTTTTTCACCGACCATTGCACGGAACATCCGCTTCTTTTGTTCAGACGAACCAACACGAATCAGTGCGTTCATCATCGGAACAATGTAGAACTGAACATCATTGATAGTAGGATCACCCTTAATATTGAAGCTATTTGCTTCAACTAGGGCACAAATCATCGAATTTACAATACGTGCCAGACCTTTCGTGCAAAGGCGCTTCGTCTCATGCGAGTGCATATCCATGACATCACCGATGTTTCCAACAGCCACCAGATCAAGATACCTATCTGCAACGTCAGTCCAATTATATTCGTCAACAGCCTGAAGGAACTTATACACAACACCAGCACCGGACAGTTCCTTGTTGGGATATGTACCGTTCTGATTGTTGACGATTACTGCGTAAGGATTTTCTCTATCACAGATGTGATGGTCAAGAATCAAAATATCAATGCCCTTTTCACGGAGCTCCTTACACTGCTCAACATCATTGCTGCCAGCATCAGGAATAATCAGCAAGGTAGTTTCAGGTGGAACCTCAATTTCTTTAGAGAGCCCATGCTCCTTTCCACTATGATGCAGAACATTGATTTTTCCAAAATAACCAATCGTCTTCAAATACTGAAACATCATTGAAGCACTTGTGAATCCATCCACATCACAGTCTACAAGGATAGAGATAATAGACTTATTCCAGATGTGTTTATTCAACAGCCTAACAGCATCTTCCATGTTACCCAGTTCCCACGGAGAATTTAAGCAAGAATCATCCAGATTCATGTAGGTCTTATAATCCTCAACCCCTCTGTTCTCCATAATCGTTCCAATCGGGTCTGATAGGTCGTTCCTACTCCCCTTCCAGAGTTTTACATTCATTTAATTCTCCTAACACAGTTCTCAATCAACGCCTTAAATTTTTCAGGATTATCAGTCGGGGCTTCCTTTTCATCCAGAATCCCTTTATCATCTACTACAGCATACACACTTACGCCATCGACAAATCGATTGGCGAGAACCATAAGCTCACTAAGCTGAACGTCTTTATCAAAGACGAAACAAATATCAACACAAAGACGTGTTAAAATTTCAATTTGATTCTGTGAAACCTTCTTACCGCCAGTCGCCACACAGTTGTAGACATCCATATTCCACATCTGCATGACAGACTTTTCAGCCTCACCGACATATACCAGACCTTTATTCTTGATATAGGGCTCTGTTTTGTACAGGCCATACAGAATACGGTTTCTGGCACACGGCTCAAGATACAGATACTTCAATTCACCTTCTGGGGGTTTACCAAAGTATCTTCCTTTTACACCAACCAGAGTACCAATTTCATCTCTGATTGGAATCGTGATTCTATTTGTCAGCTCATCAAAGCCAATCTCGAACTCTTGCTGCGTCTCGTAAGATATCCCATCGTCAGCAAAAATCTGGTTTACATGAGGTTTATAATAGCCGAGGATAGCTTCAGAGATGGGGACTATCGGACGGTCATCCTCGTGTTCTTCACCTTCATTTTGCATGGCGATAAGCTCTTTTAAGATCAACATACTTTTAGGAAGGTCTTCCTCAAAGTTATGATAGTAATCAAGCCCAACCCATTCGCAGATTTGCTTAATGGCTTTTGGGAAAGACAGTTCCAGAAAAAACTGGACGACAGAAATCAAATCATAGCTGGTCTTTCCATTGGCAATGTCTCGTGTGTAATCTACCGCAGTAAGATTTTCATTCTCGTAAATACAGAGTGCCGTTCTATTGTCGCCATCTGGATTCGCACACTGGTAATATCCAGCTTTGTGACTAATATGATGACAACCAAGCTCCTCTAGGATCGGCTCAATCTGCTGTTCTTCAAGAATGTAATTTTTCAAATCTGCGATATTTACCATTGTAGTTCCTTACTTTCTGGTGCAGACACCGACCTCTTTCCAGACATTCTGGTTCAAATTCACTTCAAACATGATTTTCTTTTTCTCACCAAAGCGGTTCTTATCGATATTTCCAACGTAATACCGTTTATCTGGATTTAGCCGATGAGCGCAATCACCGCCCCATTCTGGGTCATGGGAAATGTACTGATACTTCGCGAACTTATCTTTTGGAATCTCCTTGAATAGAACCATCGTCCAAGCAACATGCTTAATCATCTTTGACTCAGCAATGTTGTTTGAATTCAGCTCATCAGGAAGGTACTCATGAGCATTTTCAGCCAACTGGATGCTACCGTAGATAAAGATTTTCAGATTTTTCGCAATCTCTTCAAGTTCGGTAGCTGTAACCTTAAACGCTGCCCATTCACCAATCGAAGCAATATCGTTCTTTAGAGTATCGTAGAACACATACTTGACTCCCTGAGTGAGAGCCGCTTTCTGAATCTCGAACCGGAGAGACTTATCACTGTAATCAGCAGAGACATCCTTTGCGATAATCAAGCCTTGTGATTCGCTCTCAATCCACTGGCAAACATCAAGCACATTGCGATACTCTTCGCTTTCCTCGTAGACACGGGCGGTAAACTCATCAATGCTTTCTATGTATTCTCCGTCTTCGTTTTGCTTTCGGAAGATGAAGTTTCCATTTGCATCCCGATACATTCCAAGAGTGATTTCTCGCTCATCCTTGTGGAAGCGATGACCATGCAACTCTTGAAACTCAGGATTATTGATGGCGGTGACCAGTAAGCAATACCGGACGGATTCGAGATCCATCTCGTTTAGCAGCAGAAGTGCTTTTTGCTTCTGAACCAATGTGACGTATGCAACAATCGCCATCATATATCTAGTCTTGCCAGCATTAGATGGCATACCATTGAACATCACAGTGCCAAGCTTTAATCCTCGGAATAAATCATTCATGATAGGATACTGGAACGGCAAACCCATATCAGGAACACTCAGACGTTCATTGACCATTGGCAGCAGACCATTATTCAAAATCTCAGCATCATCGTTTGTGATGATAACCGTATTGATCTTGTCGGCCTTGCCACGAATCAATTTGTAAATGTCCTGAGCGCCAAACATTTCAAACTGTCGATGCTTCAAGATTCCTTCAATGTTAAAACCGTTTCTCTGATACTCACGAAGTAGCGAATATTTCTTCAGGATATTGAAGTATCCCTTGATATCATCGTCATTCGCAAGGCTCATGTAGTATTCAATGGTTGACCAGCCCTTCAGCCGCTTGTATTGTGACAATCTGGACTCGTCTTCAGCCATAAACGTTAAAACAGACGTTTTATTAAATTCTTGAGTCCGAGTTTCGTAAATAATCAACGCTGCATCGTAGAAAAATTTTGTTGCTTCATCGGCAAAATCGTACTTGCTCTTGACATAATGCCCATACTCGACCAAATAGTCAGGATGCTTGTAAATTGCGCCAACAAATAGAATTTCGTTCGGGATATTTGAAATGAGCTCCACTCATCCACCTCCCTTTTTATATCTCATCGAGAATTGCACTTATATCAATTTCATTCTCGTTTTTACTCTGTTTCGGTGCTGTTTTCATCCGTTTCAGTACCGTTTCAGTCAGATTTTCCTTCGTTTTGTCTTCGCTTTCACTGCGAATCGAAGCAAGTCTTTCTTTTCGTTCGAGATAACTAGGGTATTGAGCCAATAAAACAGCCAAGTCGTAATTCCATCGCTGACTCATATCACAGCCCTTTGCTTCTTTCTCAGCAATTATTTTATCTAGTCGGGGTTTCGCTAGAACCCACATATCGTAAAGTTCTAGCGGAGGAATAGAACCTCTATATTTGTAATAATTACCGGAAATCAACTGTGTAAGTTTCGAGTAGAAGCTGCCAGGAACAACCGCCGGGGCGTATATATCTCGAATATGGTCGAAAAGAATCTTTTTCTCTTCCTGTTTGATATGTGCAAGCTCACGATTGTTGTCTTGCTCTCTCTTTTTGGAAAGAAGATCATCGACCTTTTTATCCGTAGTGTCATTCACTTTGTCAAAAAATGCCCTTAGTAGGTCATCTGTCCAAGGGCGTTTTTGATTTTTCTTTTTTTCTACAAAACAATCCTTATGATAAAAACCAGTCTTGTCGTAGAAAAACGTGCTACGGTCTCGCTCGATGAAAATGTTCTTCCCGCAAATCTTGCATTTACGGGTTAGTTCCATTAAGCCAGTTCCTTCTCCATGACTGCGGCAACCTTCTTCAGTTCCTCAATATCAGTCATAGAACGGAATGCGGTAGACAGACCAGCCGCCTTAACAGCCTTCTGTGCGGCACTCTTCTTCATAGGAGAAGCGGAAGCAATCAGGTCATTCAGCTTTGCCTTGATGTCATCCATAGAAGGCTCTTTACTATCGGAACTCTTATCTGCCGGAACATCATCCGGCTCATCGTTTTCGATACCAAGGTCACGCATACTCAGCTTAACCTCAGTCTTAACAGCATCGTTTAAGCCGTTTTTGATGACGTTCTCCCGATTCTTTGCGCTACTAGAGATAATATCCTGATACTCAAGCAGGGTCAGATCCTCAACTACCTCACCGCCCTTATGCATACCGGTACGATCCTTATCGAAGAAAGCGAGCTGCTGACCATCCTGAAAATACAGGCGGAACTCAGTATCAACGTTGTACTCCTGACCAGCAAACCCATCAGGAATCTTACGACCAGTAGGCTCACTTACGATAGAACCATTCACAACCTTAGTATGCTTCTCGTCCTTCTCTCGGCAAACAACGATGTAGTTCACACCAGATGCATTCAGATCCAAAATCAGAGACTGACCCTTGAAGTTCAGGGTATTGAAATCCTTGAGCTCCATGCCAGCACCCTCAATCTTAACTGCCTTTTCATCACCGGTCAGACCCTGAGATGCAGCCTTAACCTTGGCACGCTTCTGCGAGAAGGCGGTGAGGCCCTGGGTAGCAGTCATCTTGAGGATGGAAGCGGAGTCAACAACCAGAGCGTCTGCACGGAACGGCTTGCCATCTGCATCCAGATAAACATCTCCATTCTCATCCTCAATATCCTCATCGTTGGTAACCATCTTGATATAATCCTGAACCTCTGCTAGAGACTGTGTGTAAACAATCAGCAGATTATCAGGATTCATACCATTGGCTTCCAGCTCCTCGGTGTAATTATCAATAGAACCATTCTCGGTATCCAAATACAGAACACGGAACGGCTTACCGTCTGCATTCTTCAAATAGCACAGCTGCATAGCAGTACGAGACTTACCAGTTCCCTGTTCGCCATAAATCAGCATATGAAGCTTCTTACGAACAGCAGATGCCTTACGAATCATAGCCATATATGTAAATTCCTCTCTAAATCTTTTCTTTTATTAAACTTTCAAACACTCATACCATGGATCACCAGTCTCAACTGCATGAGCAATATAATCCAACTGGCGGGTAATGCTATCCACACTATCAGCCAGAATATCCTTACACCCTACCGGAATAGCATTATCATTACATTCCGCATAAGCTATAGCTTCTTCAATAATCTCAGGATGCGTAGTAAACAAAATAGACATCATGGGAGAATCTTCTTCTGGCTCTTTTTCAAGCGTCTCAATATAAACAATGTAAAACTTCATGCCATTATAGGCAGTATATTCAAGAGTATTTTGCATAACTAGCCCTCTCTGTATCCTGTATTACTTAGCTAAGACTAAAAATTACAGTCCCCAGTCATCTTCTTCCTCGTTTACAGGAGTTGCAGTAGACTTGTTAGAATCACCCCACCAAGAAGTGTCGTTCTCAGCGGCCTTACCGTCGAAGTCCTTCTTTGCCTGAGCATTGGCAGCAATCTTTGCCCGTGCCTCGGAGATATTGTCCTCAGTGTAAGTGGGCTCTGCATCCTTCTCGCCGGGGTTCGGATCAAAGGAGTCAGGATTAACACCCTCAATATACAGCTTGCGAACCGCCGGAGTGCTCTGGCGCTTCATCTTGTTGGGACCACCCCAGATATTCTCGGTCTCAACTTCCTCAACCTTCTGCTGATTAACGATAGGACCAAAGCACTCAAAACTGGTATAAGACTTCAGACGCTTACGAATAGAGTCTGCCAGAACCTTATTCTGAGCGTTTGCCTTATAGTCAATAAAGAACTCGGCATCTTCGATGGTGTTGTAGTTCACAATCTTGGCATCAACAACTACTTCATCATCCTCATCGCTCTTGCGGCAACCAGTGTACACAATGGTCTGAGTGAACAGAGCCAGTTCCTCAAAACCCTCTGCATCGAAGTCGATTTCCTTAGAACTCAGCGACACCTGAGTAGGAACAAAGCGAATCTGGTGCTTACCATTGTAAGTGCTGTACTCGATGTTACCACGAACATACACGTTATCGCCGTCGTGCAGGTTCTCAGAAATCTCCTTGGTTGCATCGAAGTCGGTCAGAGTCTTGTTATCATTGACGACCTTACCAGACTCATTTGTCTTCTTGGTAACACCGACCTTAACGCCAATCATATCATAGCCTTCCGGTGCAACATAAGTCAGACGATCCTTCCACGCGACTTCCTTCTTATCCTTCTCGATGCCCTTGCCCTTATCGGCACGGCGGAAGAAGTAAACCTTATCACGAGGCATACCAGCCAGATCAACATAGAAAGTATTTTCGTTGGAAGTCTGAACGCCAAAGCTCAGAACACGGCGCATAGCACCACTCTTGGTCTCCTTCTCGTTATAGAAGTTGCTACGCTGGGTGCCTGTGACCTTACCAGCCGTCTCAAAAGAACCACGGGTCTGAGGAAGATTAAAAATTCTATCTGCCATATCAAGTCTCCTTTATGTAATTTTATTTCATTGATAATCACTTATGTTTCTTTTTATTGTCTTAAATCAATTCACGTACTATTCATTCTATGTATTGTCCTCCGTCTGGCTTATTGATGGCTTATATTTCATACGGCACTCGCCGTTAGAAATCGTCCTTTAAGGGATTATGTACAAACATTGCGCCGAGCACTATTGGGAGCCGTTCTGAACACTCAGGACACAAATCAAAACTCAAAAACGAACCATCAAGCTGGCTACCATAAGAGTATTGATGCTCAAAACTGATTCCCTGCTCGCTACCTATCGACTTGATTTCACGACCACACCAGTTACATATTTTCTTACATGTGTTCATACGGCATCACCCCATTTTTAATATTCTCTATCACGGAACATCTTAGATTGAGCACGAGTCAGTCTATTATTCCGGCCATACTTAGGTCTGAATGCGGACTGTAGCTTGTTGTTTGCATATTCGAGGTCACTCTCCAGAATCTTCGCAGCTTCTTCAATGTAATCTCGAATGGCGCAATACTGGTCGTTGTTGATGCAGTGCGTCTTTAGGTAATCAAGCATATCGACTGCCTGATTTTTCAAAAGAAGCGTATCTTCAAGCTGTGTCTTGCGCCGTTGGAAGAAATCTATATTCAACTAAACATCTCCTCCTTCTTTTCAGTAAACCTGCTCCAATCCATCTTGCGATGACAATCAGAACATTCACACTCGAACTTTTCCAGCTTCGTCACACAAAACGGACAGAGATACGTGTTCTTCTCCTTCTGAAAGATAGGACTTGCCGGAAGGCTCAAGGAACCGTGGTCGATAGTTACATTGATAGGAATTTTGCTGTTCATTAGGTCACCTATTATTTGAATTAGCCTTTTATGAGATTTTTTTATCGAGTTTCCGTAACTCTAACTTACTTGGAAGAAAATTTCTACAGAAGTACGCACTTCCAAACGACACTCCCTCAACAGGGCTGTCAGTATGTTCAGGGTCCATAAATCCGATTCGAGAATCAAAACACAGCATCTGTACATCATTTTTGAAGATGTCAAATCGTGTCTTACCCTGAATACTATTTGCAGGAAGTAGTAGAGCAAACGGCTTTTCAAGCTCATAGGCTCTACGCAATACTTCATCCTTCCTACTAAAAGGAGGATTTGAAATCATAACATCCCAACGCTCTGGTTCATATGTAAAGAAATCTTGCCCGTTATCAATGTGGCTACATTCTACCTTGTACCCAGCATCTCTGAATACCTTCACAAAGGAAGACCATTCTTTATCAAACGGACACCAAATCACAGCTTTACTCGACGGGGGGGTGAACTCAAGCAGTGGAACAACCGCATAAACCGGTGTATATCGCTCATCACCTGATACAGATCGGTCAGCTGTAAGATATCCTTTGTTTTCTGGCATCAATTCACCTCATTTTCAATGTACTCTGAAAATTGTTCTGCGATAGCACGAGCAATCCCATGGAAGGTCTTAGCTCTATTCTTTGCATCCTCACCACGTTTAGCTGCGCCACGATTTCTTACATTGCCTTTATTGGCCGAAGTTCCACAAGGGCAATACGGACCCTTCGGTTCAACCGCTTCAACCGGAACCAGATTAGGAAGACCTTTCAGCCATAAACAGGTCTTCTTTGTCCATGGATGGTCCTTACCATAAAATTCATATGGCTGAATCATCTGCGATGGTTTTGGCATTTCATAAACAGCACTCGGAATTGGATTCTCAACACAAATGTGTTTGATCGGTGCGTTGTAAAACGCCATAAAGAATTCCTTAGCTTCTAATCCCTGTTGATACCGTTCTTGATTCAATTTGTGCCCAGCCCACAACCATCGTGCGCCAGCGTTTGATAAATATGTACACGGAGGATGTGCAATCAATAGATCCCACTGCTTAACATAGTGTTGTGTGCCGTCCATTGTGACTATCTGCCCACCCTGTAAAGCTGCCAGTGCATTACCCAAAATATGCCACTCTGGGTGACCACCGGACGGAGGTTGAATATCACAAGAATACGCTTCATGACCAAGCAATCGAAATGCTTTACAAACTTCCTGTGATTCCTCACAGGCAATTAAAACTCGTAAGATTACAACTCCCCCTTTAGTATCCTGTGTAATATAGCTAAAACTTTAAAAATGAGCGAAAAATAATAGACGTATTAACGTCATATTATTCATTCGCTTATAAAACAAAAGTTCTAGCAGATTTTATGTATACCCTATTGGGCTGGTGGGACAGGCAAGATTTGAACTCGCGACCAAGCGGTTATGAGCCGCCAGCTCTGACCAACTGAGCTACTATCCCATATTACCAGTCAAACAGCTGCAACTATTCAACTGGGAACCTTCCTTATAAAACACTATTGCATCTATATCATATAGACGAGGAAAGAATAACAGTGATGCACATTTCCTATATCTCGCCCCTTTCGGGATGGTATCTCGCACAGGCGCAGCCGGATTTGACCGCTAAAAATCCTACCCATACAAGATTGGAGCAGCGAAAGGTAGTCGAAACCTCATCCTCAGCTTGGAAGGCTGATGTACTAGCCGTTGTACGACCGCTGCATGAAAACCCAGCTTACAAAGCACTACTGCACCATCACTGGCGAGCCGGGAATAATAGTGGCAGTCAAAGGAGATCAACAAAACGGTACGCAACCATTCTATGACCGTGGTGCGGATAGTGGGCATCGAACCCACACGCCGAAGCACCAGATCCTAAATCTGGCGTGTCTGCCATTCCACCATATCCGCATAAATTGCGCCAACAGGGGTCGAACCTGTGATGGAGGAGTCAAAGTCCTCTGCCTTACCGCTTGGCGATGGCGCATCATATACCCAGCTTACTACGTCACACTGCTCCGTTTCCAGAGAGCTGGGAATAATGTGAATGAAAAATTCTACATACCTTTCGGGCTGGTCCGAGTGACAGGTCACGATCCTGCGGCCTCATGCTCCCAAAGCACGCGCTCTTCCAACTGAGCTACACCCGGATATCAGTGCTACCGACCCGACTTGAACGGGCACGTCGTTGCCGACAGGAGATTTTAAGTCTCCGGTGTCTGCCATTCCACCACGGTAGCTTATATAGAAGATCAAAAACAGCCAACCATTCGTTTTACATTCTAGTTTTCTGGCGAACCGAAGAGTATTTATCCGATAGCTAGTCGGCTTACACCTTATTTCTCTTCTTGTCTGGCTTGACGTCCTTTACCGGTATGACGTCTTTCCGGTCGCCAATGTACGGCCAATCCCCGAACGAGCTAGAACAATTGATCTTCATGGTAGGGATAATCGGATTTGAACCGATACGTCTTTCGACACTTGAGTTTGAATCAAGCGTGGCTGCCAATTTCACCATATCCCCATATTGCCGGTCTTTCCCGGCTGTCAGCCCCGCGCAGGGCATTTTCGGAGGAAGAAATATCACGATACTTCGTTAATTATTTTAACGAAAATCACGATAAAATGTCTATTTTAGTTTAGTATCCTGTGTCATATAGCTACGATGTTAAAATCAAGGGGCCGAAGCCCCCTGTTTTTAATTTTTGTGGAAGTATTCGACCCAACCCTTGTATCCTTGTCGGAAACTAACGTAAGCAACCTTACTACACTCTCGCCCAATAACATCCGCAAGAGAATCACCGCCTCTGTCAAAACCAAGTTTTGTGAAATTAAATCCTGGATGATTCTTGCAATAATTAAATACCTTTATATACTCACCATTTCTGACCAGATGCCTTCGATCCAAAGTCTTTTTGGGGCACCTTCTTTCAAGGATGTTGTTTAACCGCATAAGATAACTATGAATTGTATTTGTGGACATCTTCGGATCACTATCCACCCCAGTCCTATCCTCTGTTTTACGAAGGATGTAATCACCATTTATGACATAGAACGTTCTATATCCACCCATATTAGGCGCATCATACTGTTTCATTTCATAACACTGCTTAATAATATCTATCAACTTTGCGTCAACATCGGTCTTGTCAAGAACTGTACAAGATTCAAAATCGACATCGTTAATCGTCAGGTTAGAAACTTCTTCAGAAGTAAGGCCAATCCAGTACAGAACGGCAATCACGTTCATACGAATCTGATATGGTTCTTCATACTTATTTAAGAAGTCAACAAACCCATCAACTGATGCGAAGTATTTATCCGCATACATATTGTCTGCGCTTACATCGCTCTCTGAAAAGTCAGCCAGATCATACATGCTTGTTTCATTTTCGCTTTTGATGTAGCCTGTGATTATTGACTTCACATTTTTAAACGAACGACTCGAGTTCACCCAATTATATTTGGCAAACATCTTTACGAAATCATCTTTTGTGAAGTCAAACAACTCATACCCGCGCCCCGCTTCGTAGTCCATAACATGGTTAAGTGTCGATATAACAAACTCACCGCTTCTATCAGAATACTTTTCGGCAAAAGCGTTGATCTTTTCTTCAGTAAGCATAGTGGCACACTCCTTCTTATTATATGTAGTGTACCATTAACCCTTATAAAAAATCAAGCAAATGCGGCAAAATTCTGAAATTCCATAGTATGTTGTACGCCGCTCAGGAACGCTGCGAGCAAAAACGGTTCGTCCTTGCATCTGGCCATTGCGATCATATTCATATGACGCTCAGACAAGACGCCAAGCTTTTTGATGAACTGCCCTTTGTTAAGTGTATCAGTCTCTTCGCAGAGAACGATACTGTCAACTTCCAGAAAATCGCAATCTTCCTTTGAGAGTAGGACATGAACCGGAGAACGCTTGTATATTCTTGAAGACAACGGATTCCCTTTGATTGTGGGGCTGAAGAAGTTGCGCTTATTATTGCTTGTCACAACAAACGGTCGAATACCGCGCTGCTGATGACCTGTCGCATTGGATAGATCAACCAACCAAACCTCTCCGACCTTTGGGTCAATATTGTTGTCCATAGTCTTTCTCCTCTATAATAGTATAGCTCCGTTCCATAGCTACATTATACAGGATACCTTTGCAGAAGTCAAGAGGTTTTTGAAAATATTTTTAATGCCCGTACAACTCAGGATTCTCTGACACAATCACACTGGTATTGCCGAAGATCATCTCATAGGCTTTTTCTTTGCTGGTAGGTCTAAGCTCCACCATTCTTACTTCATGACATTCTTTCCGCAGCTCAACATGACTCTCGTTCCCGAAAAAGCCAACACCTTTGACAATACCATGCGTCTCTGCGCTAATATCGGTCATTTTGTTACAAATCATGTGGACATCCACACCATTGCAAACAAAGCAAATCCACACTCGCTTTTTTCTTATGTACTTTAAAAAATCATCAACCCGTATAATCTTCAGAACCTTTCTCTCACTCATCACAATACCGCCTTCCACTTACGCAAACAACTTTCAAGATATATTATACACAGCCTTTTGTTTTAGTCAATATATTTCACATCTTTTTGTTGTGCAATTTTATCAAAATTTTAGATGATACCATTTACTCAGCATCATCCACAACCAACTTTGCGTTATAATAGAACCTGTGTGCGCCAAATTGTCCAGCAAACGTTGCCCCTCGCTCGTGCCAACTGCCAGGAGCTGCCGCCGGGGTCACAAACCATTGGATTGGTTTGTCTGAAATTTTAGCGCCGTAGTCAAACACCATAGATACAGCCAGCTCGTTCTCTGCCGTCACCTTCCTATTATATAAGGTACTGTACCCGTACTTTTTGAAGACTTCCTGGATTGTAATCCCATCAATCACAACGGAATCATATAAGCACTGGGCGACAGCCATCTGACCTTCTAGGCTATCAGCCCCTGCTTCACATGCAACGATCTGCTCCGCAAGAGCACGCTCATCATCAGTGAGTTCGCGCTTTCCCTGACTGAAGTTTACAATTCGCGTCTCAATAACAGTCTCTACAATGACTTCTGGTTCCTTTTCCTCTTGTTGTACAATACTAACTGCCGGAGGACTACTATTATAAAGGTACGAATCGTTCTGATTCTGAATCACTGGGCTGATCTTCGATACCAGATTTCCTGCCAGCAAGCACATAATACACACAATAGCAATACTTTGCTCACGATTTATTAACAAATTAGAGTTAATAAAAATCACTTCCTTTCAAAAATATTGGTTTTATAAGCTGCGCAAAAATTCATACAGCTCAATTTCACCTTGCAGCCAAACGACATCTCCGCCAGCCTTCAAATACACCGAATAGACCTTATCAGGATGCTCGAAAATGGATTCTACCTTCTTTGCTACTTTCCGATCAATAAGTACATTACTCATATTCACTCACTCCATTTCGTTCAGAAGCTCTTTTGCATGGTCAAGCACAGCATTGGAAACGACCTTGCCGCCACGATTCAGAAGCAAGAACACACGCAACGTATCCTTCTTAGAAAGATTCCGCAAATCCGCGATAGCAATTGCAGTCTCATCAAAGGTTCTCTTATCCTTCTTAGAGAGTTCACTGTACAGATATCCTTTATAACGGAACCGATCTTCGTAGAACGCAGCAAGTGTCAGAAGTCTCTGCTTACCGTCAATGATTTCATAAAGGTAGTTCTGATTTTCATGCCATTCGTCCATGTCAATGTTTTTTAGAACAAATCGACCGATTTCACCACCCATAAAAATTGTCTCAAGAAGCAGTTCTCGGTCATCATCCGTCCACACAGATCCGCGTTGATAACTCGGATTGCAGTTGATGCCAAAGAAGTAATACCTGTGGAGCAAGGATTCGATGGTCACATTTGAGTAGGAAATCTTAATGTCATCATTTTTAGTCAGCTGAGACTCCTTCTCGACTCCTGCTCTACGAATATTGAACCACGTTTCGTACCTATATCCATCATCATAAGAAACACCGTAATATAAACCACCGTCGCAGACTTCATCAATCTTGCAACCACTAAGACGACCAATCACTACAGCATCTCCTACATTATAATAGTATGTAGGCTTACCAGCACGACTTGCCATCTCAGGAATCTCTGCAAACGTAGGTGACTTACGAGCTATTTCTTTCGGCGTTAATTGCAGTGCTTCTACTGCTTTCCTTCTCGGCATAACTATTTTCCTCCTAAATCTTAGTTTTATCAAACATTGTAATCGACAAAATATCCGTTGTACTTAAATTCTTTTGCTGCCTTACCGGCAACAATTAAGGCTTCACCAATCAAAATTGTCTCATCTGGTTCTTTTGTGATTCCGGGCAACGAAACGACCAAGTGAATTGGTTCGTCTATGCCATCTCCCCTGCGGAAAAATTCAACATCAGTATCAGAAAACTGGCCCCGGAGCTCTCTTTCTGCTCGTTCTAAAACGGAATGTCCAACTATATTCATTGTAACCTCCTTAAAGTTCAGGAAATATTAGGCTCCTATTAGCTTTCAAAATATCTTTTAGAGATTTCTTCATACAATTCTTTCTGCGCCATGTTATATGCCGAAGCGGAATCGAAGCGTTTCTTTTCGTAATCAATACTAAGGTATCTTTGGATTCGTTCAATTTGACGGGCCATTGCTTCATATCCAAAAGTAAGTAGGCCGCAACTTTCGTCTTTTTCAATTGCTCTAACCATCATCTCAAGTTCAGCCTTAGAACAGTCAGCAAACATATTCTTTTCAAAAAGCATAAATAAAATCCTCCTTAAATCTCAGCTTTTATCAAAAATCAGAATGCAGCACAACCGGGGAACGACTATCTACATCGCAGAACACGCACTCCCATTTTGGAGATTCCTCGTAATATTTATAGTTTCCTTGCGGTTTCCATGTTAAAACTAAAACATTTTTTTGACTACTATAATAAGCAGCATTCACCTCTGTTGCATCACATTCCCAGCCGCTATCCGTTTCGATAAAAACATCACTTGGTAGCTTTTCCAGAATCTTAATTAACTCTGTAGCAATCATATAAAACTCTCCTAGAACTTAACTTTTATCAGTCGTATCAATCGCAACATTCAAAAAAGAAATCAATAATTGAGCATTTTCTTTTGTTAATGTCACAGAACTTAATTCCATATCTGGAGCATCACTGAAATATCCCAGCGTGATATTATTATCTGGCGTAGAAATACAAATGTCAACATTATATTTTCCATCGGTTGTGCTTAACCATCCAATGATTTTACTATCCATTTTATATCACTCCTTCCGGCCATGTTCCCTTGTTAACCGCTCATTTTGAGCATCGTCAAGCTTAATCACCTTCCGCTCACTCTGAGCATCAGCAAGAGAGGCTACTTTCATCATACTATACACAAGCACGATATTAGCCACCATAAGCAAAAACTATCATAGTCCACATTATACTACCCTCACATTTCTTTTGGCTTGATTATCTTGTATTGAGGTCGTCTCAAGCATACACCGCATAAAGATATTATTCAACACAATTATCAAAATTACCAAAATTTTACTAATAATCCTACGTCATCAATAGTTATATCATCGGTCTACACATCCTTTTGTTAAGTATCCACAAGAACCCGGATTTTACTCCGTCTCTGCCTTTCCACCAACTCCGGCGATAAACACCCGATGCTTTCCATTCTCGTCACGCTGCCAATCACCACCAAGCATCTCAACAGTATTCAAGGCTGTATGATAAATCTCAACGGAATCCATTGCCTTTTCTTCATCTCCAAAATCATTGGTATGAATCCAACGCCAATTATTATCCAACCAGCTGACAACTTTCATAACACCAGCCCGCAGTTCTTTTTCTTTCGTGTTTGTCATTTTTCCACTCCTTTGTTTTACATATCCTGGTTCACGGCATTCCATACCTCAGTCGAAATCATGTCGTTCTCATCGGATAGGCGATCAATCCAAGCATTGAGCACTTCACGGTACACTGTCATATTTGGACAAAAATGACTGTTGGTGAATACCGGCATATCGTCATTACACAGAATTCTCATAATAGCAGCACACACGGCTGCAGATCTTGATACACCAGCACCACAATTCACGCAGAACCAATCCGTCTTATCTGCTTCGTGATTGTCAAGAACAAACTTCACAATATTCTTGGCCTGAACATCCGTAATGCAGGTGCCTTCCAAATCAGTAGTGCAATCATCAAACTTCAGCGGTAGAAAAGTAATATTACCCTCACACTTATGAAAATCAATATGATGACCATTAGCTTCAGTGATTGAGATAAACCGAATCCGTTCAAAATGTGGCCGTCGGATAAAGTCTTCTGCATCTTCTGCGCTCATCACCGAGAACTTCCATTTTCTTCGATACATAGTAATAATCATTTCGTTTTCCCTCCAAAGAATTTAGGTTTTATTGTTTTCATAAAGTTTTAACATAATTTCTAACGAAATAGAATCCAGACTACCATGTTGAACCAAATTAAGCGCCATGTAAAAATTTCTTCGAATATTAAAGTCCACTACGTCCTTTATCTCACCGCCTTTTTGAGCGTGATACAAAATATTATTTAACTTAAACAGTTCCTGGTAGCTTAACTTGATAACGGCATCACCATCTCTCCCTTTTGGATTTTTATTTCCATTAAAACTCAGAATATTCATATTTACACCTCCAGTCAAATATCTAAATCTTTAAAATCAACCACTTCTGATTCACCATCATATTCAACATCTACATTCGATAAATATGTTTTGTACATCTTTTCACGACGTATAGCAGCTTCCATACTCGGATGTCGAATATCATAAAGCAACTGTTTAAGTCCTTCATCCGTCAAATTATACTCTTCTTGCAACATACTCATATCCACACCTCTCAATCAAAACGCAAATGGACTATTATTCACTGCTATTATCAGTGCCACATTAAAAGCAAACATTATAAATGCGGTCATTCCCTATCACCTCAATTTCTAAATTCAATATCTACAACAATATTCTCAGGCTCTGTCATATACCTTCGTGCCAGCAGTTCTACCATGCGTTCCTTGTCCCCAAGATTGCTATTACGCAAAAGATACGAACAAACTTGCCTACCTCTGTACAAGAACACAGCCCATGCACTTCTCTTTAATGGGTTTGTATTCTTAATCATTCCATCGCTTCCTCCAGAGAAGTAGTCACATCACCAAAATCGAAGTCTAGTGCACCAAGCATATCCTCCAGAGCATCCACAGCATCAGACAGATTCGTGCAAGCATTATCTGCTTTATCATACCGCTCACTCCCCTGCAAATTCTCCGGCATGTTATCACGATACTCTTCTTCTTCCCACTGAATAACCTCAACGTCTGATTTTACACTTTCGAACTCCGACACAAGCTCGTCCAGCTTCTTACGGATGGAATCAAAACGGTCAATGGTCTGCTTAATGGCATTTCTACGAGTGTTATTCATTTTTCAAATCTCCTCTCAATCTACGATACCAAGTTTGCAAATATTTTTCGGATCAGTGATGTAACCAAAAGTCAACGTGTTACGCAGATATCCCTTATACTCAAATCCACGGTCACGAGCCGCCAAACGACACACATCTCGAATTGCAGACTCTCTCGGCCAAGAAACACCAGCCAACTGATATTTCCACTGAAGATCCCTCAGCTTCTGCCATGTAATAACCGGTTCCTTCTCATCCTCGAAACACAAACCATTCTTGACTGCGTATTCAAGAGCGTTACACCGCTTATTCTCTTCTGATGTACAAGTGCCCCATTCGTTTTCGAGACGGCGATACGCTCTATCAAACGGCGCTTGCTTTACTGCGTCAATACCAAACGCTGCGCCAAGTAGACCCAAACCAAGTAACAGTCCCATAATTCAAACCTCCAATCAACTTAAAGAAACAATAACTCCAAAGAAAATATAATATGACAACATAACTGCTGTTAAAAAGGCTACTAGCGTCGCCCAATCGCAATAGGCTTTTCTAATCAGTTTATTTTGTTCTTCAACCGTCATCTCTAAGCGTCTGATTTTCTCAATATATTCAGCTTCACTCATACTCTCCTCCACTAAAATCACTCTTTTATTAAAATTCATAAATAATATTTTTAATCAACTGAGTTACCGAGCAAGAAGAAAAAGAACAATCATACGGCAATTTCAAGTGAAAAATCTTTTGTTCTGCATCAGATCTGGACTCTGCAAAGACGATATAGTCTTTCTTATACACCTTACAACCGTCATCGTATTGACCTGATACTTTGTACCAATTACCCATAAGCTCCTCCTAAAATATTATTTTTAAGCGTCTTTCTTTATCAGCGGACGTCTATGCGTCGCGTTTTTCAGCCAATCACCACCGCTAGGCATCTCCCTAGTCACTCTTGTGTTACGACCACTCCCTATCGGACAAGCCCGGCGATAATCATCAGCAGTCTTGCAACCAAGAGATTCTGCTTCATCCAGAGCTTTTCGCACATAAGCCCATGTGCTACCGCCGAGATCAGAACATTTACCGATCACAGCAAGCACAAGTTCGTCACCCATGCGCTCAACATATTTTGCTAAAGCCTTTTGACCAGTAGCACCAAGCTTCCCGATATTCTCTCGGAAAACATCCTCGATAGGTTTCGTCGTTGTCGTCTCATCACAAGACGAAGACGATATCTTATCTTTTTCTTTCTCTTTTTCTTTTTCTAGCTTGGTTTTGCTTGCGGTTGCTTCGTTTTGCTTACGCTTGCTTGATGAGCCACCAGCTTTACCAGAAATCCTCTTTCCTTCGATGTATTCGGCATCTTTATCCAAATCTCTCTTCACAGCAGGCCACACATACCGCTCATTTCCGTTGAGTTCAGGCTCCGTTCCAGACGATTTATATTTCATCATCGCCAGTACCAAACGCCCCACCTCAGCAGCACTAAGGGGTTCAAAGTAGCTCTCGTAAGTATCCCAGATTTTAATATAAGTATCAGCCATCATACACCTCAAGAGTTTTCATGGCAGTCCACGCCATAATCAATCCCAGAGTAGTATTCATCATCCACTTCTTCATCCAGACCAATATAGCGAAGCGTAATTGCCTGACTACTGTGATTTAGACTATGCTGCAACCACGCAAGAGCTTTTATGTCATTTGGATGAGATGCAATAAACTGATATCCGAAAGTTTTGCGGCAGCTATGAGAACCAAGCTGGACAGGAAGATTTAGCTCCTTACCAACTTGACGCATGATTCTACCAAAAGAATCCACATCAAGCGGATCGCCCATTTCTTTTGGATTTGCATCATACTTACGGAACACATCAGATTTACTTACGCTTGTTCCACCGTTTGTTCTCATGGAGTTCTTCCAACTGCCTTGCCGAGACGGGAAGAGCCAATCGTCATAAGACAATCCATCAATATTGATATAAGTTTGAATACACTTTAGTGCCGGGACCGGAACTTTAAGAATGCGATACTTATTTGTTTTCTTTTCCTTAACACGAAGTTTTGCGTTGAAATTCACCACAACCTTTCCATTCATATCTGTAGCTGCTACATCAGAAACCTTCAAACGAAGCAAATCACTTGCTCTGAATCCTGTGCAACATCCTACATTAAACAAACACCAGTTGCGATACTGACGTTTACTCCAGAAATATTCTGAAATACGTTTGATATCCTCTTTGTCTTTAATTGGCTGAACTGACCCATGATTTGCTTCCATACGAGTCAGGCTATAATTCTTTTTAACTACTTTCTGACGTTTTTCTTTGTTAGAAGAATCGTAGTCAGAAAAATTAAGAGCAACAGTATTTTCGATTTTCTTTTCGTTTTCAAGCGCGTTCATTACATTCACCTCAAATTCCATACTTCAAACAGTATTTTCCGTAAGATAATCCCTCTGCATCTGCCATTTTTACAATCTCAACAAATGTTGGTTTATGTTTCTTTTTATTCTTGCATCGAATGGATGCCTCATTTCTTATTATCTTACGACATTCATCACAATAGAGCTTTCCACATTTAGGGCCATACCATGTAATGCCACAGCGATTACACGTTATGTTTCCATATACCATCATAATTCACACCTCAAACTTGTCAATTTTCCAATGATGTCGATAGTAATTTCCAGAGCTCCCACTAACAACGGACGCCTCACATGAATTGCACCACGTTTCGTCCTGATTCACACTATTTCCTTCCGAGTCCCGGCAATCCTTATAAAGCGAGAACATCTTTTCAGACAACTTCTCTTTATCTTTGTTAATGGTAATAATATTACCTTCCGCGTAGAAATCGCTAGAATCGATACATTCATGTAAAATATGAATCGTCATTTTTATGTACCTCAATTCTTTTCAAACAGATCGTTGCGAACTTTCGGAGTAAACTGACGAGTGTCAAGTTGCTCAATGGCAGTCTCAAGCCGACTATGACCCCAATCATTGTTGTTTCGATGACTCATCGCAATCTCAATTAGAAACTTTGCATCCTTGGCTTCTCTCCTCTTACGACGAGCCTTCTTTAATTCCGCCATAAGCTGATAACCTTGCGCTGCGTTCACTGTTTTGAACTCAATTGCGTGTTCAATATCAGCAATCTCATCACTAGCCGCAGTTAAATCACTGTAGACTTTAGCATATAAATCATCGAGGCTGGCCATGGTTTTGTCTGTGACCTCAAGATTTTTCTTCAACTCTATCAGCCATTCAGAATCTTCCATATGAAATGCGTATGTATTCGGCTTTGCAACCTGATTTGTTATATTCGGACTCTTATTTGCAGCTTCGATTTCATCCATTGATTTCGGCACATAGTGTCCGTTCTTATACCCGGCGGGAAGCTTGTTGATTTCACAAATCGCCAGTCCCTTAGATTCAAACTGTAACGCTAGGTTAATATCACAAGTTGCACAAATCCGGCCCCCTTTCCGTTTCATAATATAATTATGACCGTTTGATATTACGTACATTTACTTGTTCTCCTGTTCTTTCATCAGCTGCTTTACAGCCTTTTTAAATAGTGCGAGATTCTTTTCGTTTTCGATAAACACCTTTGTCTTCGGACTTGGTGCTTTACCATGAGCCTTCTCGTAAGCAATAAACAAATTATTCATTTTCTTATAACCAATACACTCATAGATTAGGGTATAAGTGTGCTTGTATTGCGGCTTATCACCAAGGTTTTCTGCCAAAGGCATCATAATTGGGAAAAGAATCTTTGCCGTCTCACTCTGTTTCTTAGGCTTATCTTCTACAACTTCTTTGACTACTACGTCAACAATAGGACCATCGCTCACGTTTACTTCAGAAACAGCTTCGACAGCCTTTGGAGTCAGACGAAGTTCATTCTGATTCTGATGCAGACGTTCAATAGATGCCGCGTACATATCTGCGACAACAGCACCCATAACGGATTTCCAAGTGGAGTCCTCTTCGATAATATCAATCGTAGAGATTTTCCCGCTACGATTCGTTCTCTTAATATACTTTGCACGAGCATCTTCCAAAACGAAACCATAATTACGATTCAGATATTCATAGATTTTGTGAAGCGTTTCCTTATTTGTGTAACCTTTGGTATTTGCAATCACACCGATTTTACTATACAAGTCCTTACGCCAATCACTCATATCATCCTGAAAAACATTGCGAGGAGTATAGTTCTTAGCGCGAATCGCGTTATCCATCTGCTTGTCCTTAATCTGATGAACACACTGAGATACACTGCTAATTGCATTCAGTGCTTCATTGCTGGTGGCACGAGCTTCCTCAATCTGGTCACTAAGATCCTTCCTAGTAGAATCAAGTTCACTTTGAAGATTCTTCATACTATCAAACAGAGCATGAAGTCTTACATCAATGAACTCCTTACTCAGTGCAGCGTCCATCTGAGGAGTAGCCAGAACGGAATCACCACACATCAGAGATTCCATAATGTCCCAGCAGAAATCCATAAACGCATCCGCCTTCGGCTGACGAGACAAACGACAGATTTCCATAACACCACGCAAACTATATACGATATATTCACGTTCCTTCGTAATTCCTCCCTCAACATTCCTCAGTTTGAGGAAAGTTGAAAGAGGGTCAAGACGATCCGTATTCTTAACATGGATGTTTTGAATTGCCTTATTAGGATTATTGTATTCAAGCGCCGTACCAATTTGTTCACGGGTCATGTAATACTGATGATTGTTGTCCTCGTATACATTCATACTCAATGCGCCGAAGGGCTTAGAGGTTATTACAGTCATAGGATTATTAGTAGTCATTTTTGTTTACTCCCTCCGCTCACTCTTTAATCATAAGTTGTTCTTTAGTCCAGCGCATCATCCTGGTGCATTCATCCGTAGACGTATTTTCCCAGATAAAGACTCTGCCTTCGCCAGAGTCTTTATCAATTTCCGTACAAGACAAATCAATTTGAACGCCATCTTCTCTCTGAAGATAAATATAAATTCCTGGATAATCCTTATAATCTCCATCAGCTTCAGCAACCAGTTTTCCGATGGGCGTATCGATTGCGAATCGCTTTTCATTCATATTACTTCTCTCCTAAAAGAACTGTTTTATCAAATTTCTACGATTTTCCACCAATCGTATACGTCACAAGCATCAATACGAATATCACCTTTTAATCGCAAAACACTAAAATTCTGTTCACCGTTTTCATCTTCATAATATCTACAATAATGATTTACAAGAATATCGTCCACTTGTTTGTTCATTTCATTTTCCGCCTCAAGAATCGTATTGAAACCCTTTTTATAAACAACTTCTGGGAGAAATGAATTCTCACCTTTTGCAATATAAATATTGATAAGTGCAAACATTTTGTCCTCACAATCTATTCATCAAGCCGTCTCTTTTTCCATGTATTTCAAAGCGTTAGCGAGATATCTGAACTCCTTACTCTTGTGCATTCCATCAAACCACTGAGCAACATACCAGTTGCCAAGACAATCACAGCGACACTTCAATTTGCCAAACCTGAACTCCGGTCGTACCGTTGGCATCCTACTCAGCTTATTCCACAGGTTTAAAGCCTCTTCTCTATTCATTGGAAATGATATCCAAGGCTCATGCCCATCTGTAAATTCAAGCTTCAAAACCATATCATCACCTCAAAACTGATATTTCCAAAACAGCTTTGCATTGCCGGTAATGGTCTGCAAATAACAAATATACTCACTAAAGGAGCACACGCCCTTCATTTTCATCTTACGTGCTCCCACAGCTCGCGCAGCCACCTTCGGATCATAATCAACAGCGTCAATAAATGCACTGTCAATCATCTTCTGCTCAAACTCTTTAATCTTATTGACATCCATATCCATTACTCCTTACACAGATTCTCAATTTTACGGGTCACTTTAAATCCTTGCCAAGTCCAACTCATATCTTTATTACCGACCAATGCAACCATTCCTTCTGGGTCAAATGCAATCTGAAAATCCTGATAGTCAGAATAAGTTGCCATGCACTCCTCTGAATCTCTTTTTATGAAATCCTTTGCCGCCCGTTCACTCTTAAAAAACTCCGGCTCAAATGCTGCGCCGTCAGAACTGCATTCAATAACGCACCAAACCTCATCACACAGTTTCATTTTTAAATCTCCTTACTCAAAATCCCACCATGCGTTAATAGATGTATTCGGAACATAAACCTCAAGCATATGATGACCGTCACGAATCCATTCAGGTTCATAACCTTCGTCTCGCAGTTCTTTCATTAAACTCTCAAAATCATTATTAACAGACTCCACCGCATCTTCCATTGTTTTGTGCTCTACACGGTAAGGACCATTGCACATCGTATCGTCATAAATAACAACCACTGCTTTATTTTTCATATCTAAAACCTCAACAACAATCAGCTACAATTTTCTCAAGCATATTCATAAATTCATTAAAATTATTAAAGCTATCACGTTTAATTTCTGCCCCGAAAATAGAACAATAAAGAATCTTTGCGCCGCTATCAGGGGTATAATCAATGCCACAATTCTCATATGCTTGAATTAAATCAGACGGTTTGGCATTTACGACATATACATCACCAAATTCTTCTACGATTAGAGTGCACTCATACCATAATCTTGTTTTATAATATTTCATTTTCTAAAACCTCGATTTTATTTAATTTTAATATTTATTTTGTTAAATAAATGTTTAACAGATTCTTCAATTGCATCAATAGACCAAACATTAGGATTACATACACCAAGAATTTTATCGCCAGAAGCATTATCACGCGCATCACAAAAATGCCACCAGCTATTATCGCCAGCATCATATTCATAATAAACATCCACATCAATTTCAGGGTGACCATCTACATGATATCTAATCTGATCTTTATCATTAAATGTATCCGGTTTGTATCCACGTCCATTCCATCTACATGGATTCATCTTAGAAATAAAATCTCTTGCGATCTCTCGTGCCGTCATATTCATTCTCCTTATTCTGAAATTTCATCAATATTATGACGATAACAATATTCGACTTTCTTCATCATATAAACAGGATCAATACTACAAAGAATAGTGTCACATCGCAGTTCGCTCCAATGTGTATTCAAAGGAAGTTTTTCTTTGCGACGATATTTATTATTCTTTGTTTTGTTATGAATCATTTTATCACGGGACATCCCCATCCAAATATCAGGTTCCCATTTGTTTTGCCAGACACAAAGATAGTCTTTTCCAATATAAACATCGTAATATTTTTGATGTTCGTTTTCCCCGTATTTCCAGCTATATTTCAAATTACTCATATCTATTTCCATTCATATCATTATCTTATCTTCACTAAGCGTTTCGGTTTTCATACGTTGTATAGACAAGCTCTGTCGGCTTACTATAACACGTTTTCATCCAGTTAAGTTCTGCATCACGCAGCTCTTTTGTTGGATAGATTTCATGCCCTTTGTATGTATCGCCGTACATAAAATGCCTGACAGAATATTCAAGATGGTAATACATTATCGTTTTTCCAACTCCTCACACACTTTTACAATGATAGCCAAACCTGTACGCCGAAAATCTGCATTGTAAGGATTTTGTGCTTGAACATTTAAATGGTACAGCAATTTTTCCAAATCAGAGCTATATTCAACGCCTGCTGTTTTACAAAGGACCTCGGCCATCGCTTGAGTGTCATATTTCATAATAAAACTCTCCTTTTACATCAATTTATTAGAAATATCAAATGCTTTCCATCTAAAACCAAATTCATCCGTCCAAACCTGTGCTTCGAGTTCGTCATTGTCATGATAAGCCAGAACATTAGGAAGGTCAGAATACATTGCATAGCATTTTTTCGAATCATCCACGATATATTTCATAGCTTCTTTTTCGTTTTGAAAAAACTCAGGCTCAAAAATTTCACCTTTGGAACCGCATTCGATAACACACCACATATTTTACACCTCATTAAAATCTGCATTAAAAAGAATCTCATTACCATATTCAGTAAGAGTATCCTTGAACCACTTTTCGTTCTTCTGCCACCACAGTTCAGCCTGCTTCGGAGTCAACACAATTCCTTTCTGTTTTGCTGCATCGATAACATCATCAGTACACCAACACGTTGGTGCAAACCAATATTGATCTACACCATCATCTTTTTCCTGTTCGTCTTCAATGTAGTTAGGGCAATAGTTGGTATAGAAAACCACATCAAAAAGTGTGATAGTCATATCATTGCCGCTTAATTCACGTTCAACGTCAGCTACTTCTTCTCTGAGATACAGCTCAGACATAATACCGTCTTCATGTTCCTGAATCCATTTCTCTGTAATATTGAACTTTTTCGCCAGTTCATCTACCTCAAACACCCATGTGCCATAATTCGTATTTTCAGTACCATGTTTCACCATATAATCAGCAATCTGACGTTCCATCATGTTGTCATCCATGATATCTTCCTCCTAAAATTCAACTTTTATCGGCGTTCACAAGCGTTCTTAATGCAACAATCCCCATTGAACACGCTTCATACTTCTGTACATCATTTTCGTCAAAGCAGTTAAATCCAGCTCTCATATCAGAAAGTGTATGAATCGCATTCCAAACTTCTTCTTCGGTATATTTATATGCCATATCTATTCAACCCCATTTTAGAGCTCAACATTTATCAAAATCATAAGTAACAGTGACAACCTTTTCTGCATCACCAATACGGCATCGATCTTCCCTCAATGCCTTTTCAAGACCATAGCTTACACTGTATGTGATACCGTTTTCAAACACGTCAGAACCGATAAATCCGAATGTTCTGTCAATCTCCTTCCATTCTCCGTGTTCTTCTCGATAAAGCGTATAGCCATAGTTCTCACCGGAAAGATAATCGCTATAAGTCTTTACCTCATCACGCATGATTCGTTCTGCTTCATTTTTGGTACTATCAGAACCATCCGTAATAGCGGTCACAATCCAGCCAACATTACTATCGTCCCATGAACCTCTGAACTGTGTATCGCAATCCATGGACAAGCCAGAATGGTCATGCAGCCAAAGAGGAAGCCATGCAATATACTTATCAAGAAGAATCTGACAATCGCGAATCGAAAACTCACCAGTAACGTATGTAACAATCTCGTTATACTTCAAACCAACATACATCGGGTTTACCGAAACCTTTTCATTAAAAAGAGTTCCAATACCGCAGATGGCATATCTTTTTTCGTCGCTATAATTTTCATCAACAACGACACATGTATCTTCCAGCTTCATATTAAAAAGCGCATCAAGAACTTCATCATCATAACAATATTTGTAAACCAGGTTATTCCAAAACTCTTCCGGTGTTTTTGCATCAACCTTATCGCCCAGATTGTATCGAGAATGGAAACAGGCCATTACAGAATCGTGGTCATCCCACCAACGAGGATTATTATCCGCTTCATTATCGCGCTGGATATGCAAGCAATACAGATTATCGCCGTAAGTCCACTTTATTATTTCGTTGTCATAACAATACAGAGCAGTCATGTTTATTCTCCTTGAAGTTTATTCATACCAGTAAGTTTCTTTATCGTCTTCATCGATGTCATCATGATTTGCAGCTGAATAATCTACGCCATCAATAGTGACATATTCTTCGTCGAGTTCATTCACGGCATCTGCAGTAGATTCCGACACCTCGATATCAAAAATCTCTTTTGTTTCCGTATTCACCTTGCATTTCGTAGTGACTTCAAAGCCACCGTCCCAAACAGAAGTAAACATGGCATCTTTAATATTTTCAGGGTATTTCGTATCAACCACTTCGCAAATTGCAAAATCCCAGTTTCCATCGCCAAGCTCAAAATGAGCGTCCGTCACATAGGCACTGTCATTGTTGATTTCAAAATCAACTTCTGTTTCTCCGCCAGATTGACTCACGATTTGCTCAACACGTTTTCTCATCTCTGCTTGAGCCTCATCAAGAGTTTCAAAACAATCAGGTTCGAAAATTTTCCGTTCGTTAACGGCGATCAAAATATAGTTTTTCATATCTAAAATCTCCCTTTTATAAAATGATTCCGTAATTCTTCATTTTTTTGATTGTCTCAATAGACTTTTTAATTCCGGTTGCTTTGCCATAATACCATGTCATTCTCTCTTCATCGCCTTCTTTTTGTGCAGTGTAAGCAATATCTTGGCAATAAGAATATTCGTCCTTTAAGGCAATGATAATCTTTTTAACATCATTCATATTCATTCACCTCTTATGCACTAGCCTTTTCTTCAAAAGCGTCCCAATCAGACCAAATCTTATCGACCTCTCCGTTCTTAAAACCATTTTTATAATCGGTAAACTCAACATAATAGTTGCTCGTCCACTCGTTCAAAGGATGCTCATAAAAGGCTGCGATTCCACGCTTCGTTTCAACAACAAAACTATCGACCAAAACACCTTCAATATAAGCACCAGTGTATAGTGCTTTATTCTGGTGCATCCAACGGCCAAAAGCACCCGCATTAAGATAAAACCGAGTCATAATTCATTCCACCTCCATAAGTCTACTAGCTAATTCTTCCAACATTTCTTTAATAGCATCAGCGTCGTCAATAAGTTCTCTGACACTAGAAGGACAACCGCCTTCCCCACGATGTCCCACCCACATCTCTGCGTGCTCATCAGCATCAAAATCACGAGCATATTCATAAACTGATTCAGGGAAGTTCTCAACCTCCACACAAACGATTAAGTTCTCTCCTGTTGGAGAATAATTTTCAATTTCAATTCTGCCATCACCTGTATAGTCACATACGCGCCAATCCAGCGATTCCAAAACATCAATATATTTAGGATGAATTTTCATAACTCATTCTCCTTTACTCTGCTATAATCATAGCTAGAACTGGTTCACCAGAATCCTTTAGCTGAAGTTCTAGGATATCGCCATCATCCACGACCTCACATTTGTTCAGATAATCCTGAAGGAAGAACATCTGACATTCTTGCCAAAAGATTTCTCTCGGGTTTTCGTTCTCATCTACAAATACATCCTTGTGATGAAAAGATTCATTCCAAACCCAACCTTCACCATCAAAACAAGCGTGAACTTCCATCAGATCCCACATAATCAGTCCTCCCCAAAAATATGACGCTTGTTAAGATCATCATAGATAATATCTTCAATTTTGTTTTTGGTATTATCATCGAGTTCTCCGTAAGGAGCATCATCAAGATAATAGAAGTAAATTTCATTTCCAAGATTCTTGTACATGACACTTACATAAAATCCAGCTGAAATTCCATTCAGTAAAGCATATCCAATACCGTATACTTCTGAATAATTGTTACCCATTAAATCCCACATAATTAATCCTTCCAAAAGTTGAGTTTCTTTTTGATTGTCATCTCAATTTCATCTTTATCACCGTCAGATAGAATCTTATTATCGTACTCGGAATAGCAAAACATAACGCTACGGCCATTATATTTATACATAACCATTGCTGTTTTTAATTGTTTGTCACGAAAAAAGGTTGCGCACCCAATCCCATATTTTTTAGAATATTCATTTTCAACTAAATCCCACATAGTTAATCCTCTACAAAAATCCCTTTCTCTTTCAAATAGGCTTTTAAAATATTCTCACACGTTTTCTTTTCTAGCCGAGTGCTCACTTCTAATAGACAATAAAAGAACTCAATAGAATTTGTATCTTCATATATTTTGAACATAAGTGTTACACACCCAAGCTTATCAATATCGTAAAATACAGCATATCCAATCTTGTTATCATTTGAATATTGACATTTAGCTAAAACCCACATTTTACACACTCCCAACATTCTTAAATCCATAAAGGCTATAACCTTTACATTTAAAATACCGCATCGCTTTGTTAATCTGAGAAGAACTTGCTGTCGAATGACTTTTTAGGTATGTATTCTTATATTCACACAGCTTCTTATACTCGTCACTTTCACGATGGGCTTTCAGCTTCTCACAATGGTCATGACAGCCGGGATGACGCTCCGGTGCCACGCAATAACGACAAGGATCAGTCATCATTACTCTCCTTTCTGCCAAGCCCATCAAATACTTCTGCGATACAATTATTCCATGCCTCGTTTTCAGGTACATTACAATCAAAATCATCCTGAAAACGTTCAGCCAGTTCCTCTGCGTACTCAATAGCTTCATCGTTAGAATAACCGTATTTTTCTTCAATCCAGTCCGCATTAAGTTCCAATTGATTCTTAGCATCACTGATACGATACTGAAATTCTCTGTAACGATATGCTGCTTCAATCTGTTCAGGGGTCATCTCCCAAGATTTCCCTGTCCAACTAGTCACAACAATCTTGTTTTCGTTATTCATATTGCTCCCCCTCAATCTGTACTAATATCGCCATCTTCAAATCGAATAGCGGCCACATAATCGTCGCTACCTTTTTTAAATCCAACTGTTTGAATGTTTTCAAACGCTGAATTATATTCTATCATTGATACTAAATCGTCCCAGCTTGCATATTTGCCGTCTTTTGAAAAGAAAACACCAACACCAGGATATTCATCAGCACCACCCGTAGGAACACACACGAGATATCCGTTTGGAATTTTAACTTTCATGTCATTTTCGGTGATTGAAATCATATTGCAATCTCCTTTTCTCTTGTAAACTTAATCACCAGCGCATTCACGTTGGCCGCTTCCATCGTTGACTGCTTTGCATCCTCATGATTGCCAGCTCTAAGGAACACAACAGACTGGTCAATCAGTTTTCTGCGGTAGAAACTAAGTGCTGTGAGAATCACTTTCATATCTTTGTTGGTCATACTCAAATCTCCTTATCGTATTCGTACCCACCACCACAACGATTCTGAAGATACCAAAGAGCATCGTTTTGCGTTTCGTGACACGACACATGATAATTGAATCCGTAAGAATCATAGATAGCCAACTGATATCCACGTTGCACTGGAGCACCGTAATAAGGATGCATCATAACTTCACTAATATAAGCCGTATTCTTCGATTCCTTGCTCTTATAAACTTTCATAGTGTAATCTCCTTTTACATCATTTCGTAATAGTTATTGTAATATTTGAAAGATTTATCTGTTCTTTTATCTTCGTTGCATACAATCTTTAACGGAACCCACTTCAAAACAGTTGGTTTTCTTCTGTACACTTCACGTAAAGATAAGGTTCTACAAACATCAATGCGATCAAAATACCATTGATTGTCTTGATAGCTGTAATAACATGAAAGGTCAACATACGTTCCGTATTCTGTACCATCACTCATAAAAACAATACACGGAACGGAAAGATATTTTGATTCTCCTAAAATCCCAAAATCAAGTTTTGGTGGAAGTTCGCTTTCTGCATCATGAATATATTTCGTTGGAATCATAGAAAATTGTCTTTCTACTCTTTCGACGATATCCAAATAGTATGGATCGGAAAATAACGGACGATTCTTTTTATACTGTTCAAATGTCATAATGTAACCTCCTTAGTCATTGTAAAAGTCATTAAGTAATTCTAAACGACACTCTTGTTCTTCCTCCTCTAACAGATCATAATATCGGTCCAAATAATCCTGTTCGTAATCTCTGATTTCTTCTTCGAGTTTTTGCTTTTCTTCTTCGAGTCTTTGTTTTTCTTCAAAGAAAGCATCTATTCCTTCTTCGATAGGATTATCTCTTAATGGTTTCATTAGAATCTCCTTAATCATTGTAAAATATCTGTTTTATTCAATTGAAACGTAATACCATCCGGTGTATTCATCTGTGCATCTATCTATTTCATCTTCCTTTGGATCGTAATAGCCCGTTACTGAAACATTTCTACCAACAAGAAGATCAATAGCATTAGAAATATCGTTTGCGTAATATTCATCTTTTGTAAAAATGCTTTCTCCATCAGTCCAAATAATCTCATTGTCAAGTGAATTATTCACATAATTCGTCAACCAATTCCAAACACGTTTTGGATCAAACATATTTTCACCTCATAAAAGCATGATTTTAGATATTCCAAGCATCACAAAGATCTTTGGGCTTATCATTCGGCATCCATACTTTTGCATTATCATTAAGGAAGTAACAGCAACCAAAAAATCCCATAGGAGAATCACAAAGATTCTGTTCCCCATCTTTAACACCAACTTGATAAATAATATAGATAAACTCAGCAAGTTCATGCTTATCCATCCGCTTAATACGATCGTACATTGTTTCCATATCAATCATTCCTTTTAGATATCACTCTCTTCGTTTTTAAGACGACACTGTTCTTGACACTTGTCATAATAATCAATAACTTCGTTAATCTTCTCAGGAGATTCTTCTCTATATTTCTTATACATCTCCACTGCCTCTTTCGCTTTACAATCGTATGCCCACCGATAAGCCTTTACAAATCTCTGCTGGCGGCGACCATAATTCTTATCCTTCTCTCTAGCTTCATATATCTTTTTAACAGTTCTTTTAGTGACTTTATCGTTGTTTATCGAAACTCTATGCATTACATCGGAAAACTCAAGAAACATACTTTCAGGTACATATCCATTGTGATCTCGCATCTGTGTCCACATCTTTCCAAGCATCTGAAAGTCCTTTTTACCGATATAAGCCATACATAACACTCCTTTTAATATTATTGTGTTTTCACATTCTGGTAGCGGTTATGTCTGCCCTAGTACCGCTAATCACCTAGCATCTGCTGCTTATACCACCCAGACTTGACTTCTTATGTAGTCCTCAATGTCTGCCGGGTATCTATTGCGCTGGATATACTGACACAGAACACGCTGCACATCTCTGTTATCGCCGTAATCCATTGCAATAGAAATATCTTCACAATGAGTGCCAACACCCAGACGCTCATACTTTCTAACCTCAAGATAGAAATCATGTGCGCTGTATCGTCTGCCGTTTTTACGGTCAAGAATCAGATCAATTATCAAAATTTTCACCTCTTAACCAAAAATATAAATTGCTGACGTTCTGGAAGTCACGGCATAATATGTTCCGGTTTTGTATCCTTTGAGTAACATTCCATCGCAACCATAAACACCAGAGGAATATCCGACCTGAGAAAGATAATCTTCTCTTTTGATAATCTTTTCATAATCCTCATTGTTTGCACGAGTAACATCTTCTGCCATTCCAAGGGCAACCATATTCTTCAGTTCTTTCCGAGTGTACTTACGCATTTTCTTCCATCTCCTTTACAGTCTCATCGTCCCAATGGAATCCACGCTTTTCATAAAGCGGAATCCAATGAGATTCGTAAAAGTCGTACCCACAGCCATCAATACCGAAAACGTACTCAAAATCTTCCTGTTCGTAGATACGGAATCCGCAATCTGCCATTTCCTGAAGATGATTTTCAAGCCACCAGTTATCACACGAATCGCCAAACTGCCACATCGTTCCCCACATAGGAAAGAAGTCGTCACGCTCGACTTCAAAATCATCTTCTCTGACATCAATCTCCTCGCCAGTACCATCAAGACAAATTTTGTAAGTGTTGTCATCTTCGTTGTAGCTCTGAATCTCACCATTTTCGCCATAGTGGTCACCACTAAAGATATAGACACGATCACCACAAGACGGCGGCGTGATTTCAGTAATGCCTTCACCATTCTCTTCCAAATCGACCTTGGCGAGCTTTTCAATAACGCTCTGAGGAATCGCGTTAAATTCCTGAACCCATGCGTATGCTGCGTCTTTCTTAGTTTTATACATAGCCATAGTTGGATCTCCTTTTCTTGCGTATCCTGTATTATATAGCTGAACGGTAAAAATAAAAGTCCTCTAACGGACTGCCTTTCTTAGCTACATAATACAGGATACTGATAATTTTGTCAAGCACTAAAATGTAGATTTTATTAACGCTGCATTTTAGTACGTTGATACGTTGTTTATTCATGACTGTTTTGTGAACGTCCGTTCAAGCCATACCAAACAGCTTCATTCCGGCAACACCCATGTCTGCCGGATACAGGTTTACAACATGATTGTCGTAAAACTCTGCAATCAGATTGCTGTTGCAGATGTCTGCGTAAGCATCATCCATAGAAAGACCAGAAAAATCTGCTGCGTTGTAGTCATCCGTACCAGAGAATCCGTACAATGCTTCCTGATAGAATGCCATCGTCATTCTTGTTTCATTATTATCAGGAGCAACGGCAAACAGATTCTTCAAACCGCTCTGACCAAAAACTGCAACATAGATCCCGCCTGCATTGTTCTCATACACTTCAACACTTGCTCTCATTTTCATTTTCTCCTTTCTTAATGACCCCAACGACACACGACAACGCCGTTGATCCAGATGGAAATGGTCGCGCCCTGCCGATACCACTCGACAGCTTCCCGGTGAATGTTGGTAATAACACCGGTTTCATCGTTCATAAACCACTGACCTTTTTCATGGTTGATTCTCCTTTACACCATACGATGACCGCCAATAATCTTTCTGAGGTCATCTTCCATTTTGTAAATCTGTTCTTTGGCGGTATGAATACCATTCATTTTAGAATACAAGGGCTGCATCTTAAAACCGCAATACCTCGATTCACTTTCAGCATCAAACCTCTCTACTCGTGTTGTGCCATTTTCCGCAATGGAATCATATTTTTCTTTCATTTCTGTAATGCGGTCAAGCTCTTTGCTTGCCTGATCGTACTGGGCATTCATTCGCCTATCGAGTTCTTCCAGTACAGCATACTGCTGCAATGCCATAAGGCGAGCTTCGCCAGCTTTTTCGGGGTCATATTCGATTGTTTTTTCAGGATATCCCATATGCTCACAGTAGCGTTTCGCCTCATCGAGGTCAAGAAAAATTCTGACGCCGACCATATACCAAGGACAGCCATAATCAATTTTTACTTTCATTGTTTTCACTCCTTAAAACATATCTTTTATTCTGACGGCATTCCAAAGACTTCAATATAAGCTTTCTTGACTGCCGTTGTGATATGCGAATCATGTACGTTGTACTTATCGTACCACCCACAAATCGTACCAGAAGTGTACACATACCTGAGTAAATCCCATGCGATCCGGGTCAACAGGTCATTATACTTATGCTCTGCAATGACGCTCTTGACATATTTCTGCCAAGCGTCTGCGTTAGTCGTTTTCACATACTGAAAGCGATTAACAATATCAGGATAAACAGGACCAAGCTTCATCTTTGCCATATCCATTCTCCTTTACTCAAAGTTCTTACAAAGACCCAGACCGCCACATTCACGAGGTAAGCGCCTGAGTGCATCCCTATGAGGGCAATCTAGCCTTTCGCAATACTTGCAGTTTGCATTCTGCCGTTCCTGCTCTACAAAGAAATCCTTTGCACTTTTCATGTCACAAAAGTAATGACCCTGATCCCATGTGTAGGAATCCGGGTCAAAATGCCATGCAACAATGTAGGGCTGATAGTGATTCTTCTTGTAAAACAACGCCGTATAAGCATTGCCTACTTCAAGAATATCAATATCTTCTCTGTTCATCAGTTCAACCATCCCTTCCATTCTGCCACACCCACAGCGACAGCACCAATAACGAAAACCCACATCATGGGCGCAATACATCCGGCCTGATAAGCCGAATAGCCAAAGAGCATCAAGAGACTTTTCATTTCAATCTTCCTTTCTTATTCCATCCAGCTTTTCGCCGTACTGACATAATCAACACCAGCGTCTGCCAGGGCTTCCTGATAGATTTTCACAAGTTCTGTGTCACCAAACGTTATGGCAACATCAAGAGCTGATTCAATAGCAATAATTGCCATAATAAATCTCCTCTTTTATTGTGTGATGTGTTTTCATTTTGCATATTCTTCGTTTTATTTGTATAATTATGCAAAACAAGGCATAAAGAAAACGCCTTGCAATAAATTCACAAGACGTTGTTGCTGGAGTATGAAGTTCTTAGGAATTGTAGGTATAACCTTCAATCAGTTGCACAAGTACAGCTCTTTTCGTTGTTCCCTCTTGCTCAATTTTTGCGGAAAAATCCTCAAAAAGCTTTTTGGGAATTTTGATTGCAAGCTGACTATTCGTTTCCATTCGCTTTTGATATTCGGTTGCATAGTTACGATCTGCCATAGTTGCACCACCTTTTGATGCAATTATAGCAAACTTTTCACTCTTACGCAAGTTCTGACCACTTGAAACAGTTGCTGACATGATTCACCTTGCCTTTCTACCAGAAGGTACAGGGAAAACAGGCTCAAGAGGACGCATATCACCACGGATTTTTCCAGCACCGCTGCCGTCCATGTACTCTGCAATCTTGCCATAGACCTTCTGAGGCCGTCTGTTCATCTCGATAGTTTCCCCATAGATCAAGCTAGAGGCATTATTGTACTCTTCCGGAAAGGAATCGTTGCGAGTGCGGAAAGCCTTAGTGTGTTTTGCTGCCTTCTTGCTCTTACGATTTGCACTAGCAGACCCAGTGCCAGCAAAACGTGCTGCATAACGTCCAGCCTTCTTGCGTTCTGATTTCACTGCCATATCAAAATGCACAGTCTCAGGATTTACGCCAACAGGTTCACTTCTGATAAAGTTAACGACAGTCTGATTATAAGACTTCTCCCACGGAACCAGGCCCTTACCAGAACGCCAAACCATGCCGATCTGATTCACTCTGACGACTGCGATAAAACGCAATCCCTCTGCGGTCTGACCATAGTATGCATTAGACGGCACAGAATGACCGTCAAACTTAATCTGACGGTCTGCATAGTTCTTGCACAGGAACTTTTGCATAGTATTCCCTTCTTTCGATTGATAGTGACGGCATTACTGCCGTGTTGGTAGTGGTTACGTCTTCCCTAGTACCACTAATCGCCTAGCATTTATGTAGAGCTCTTGCGTGTTCACGATGGTTATATGGTCCACTTACAGGGTCTCTTCTGCGCTGAAGTCGTTGGTGAAGTCCTTGCTCTGAAGGTCTGCCAGCTTAGTCTGAGCAGATTCCAGGCTCTTCTTGACGTCTGCCAGATCCTTTTCCATGCCCTGAACAGCCTTCATCTTCTTTTCCAGAGTTTTTGCGTTGGTATCTTTCTTGCTCTTGAGGGAGTCCAACTCCTTCTTAGCACTAGACAGCACTTCTTCTGCATTCTCAACACTCTTAGTAAGGCGCACAACCTTAGAGGACAGCTTGCGGACACTTGCACGGCGGTCACGCTCTGCCATAGAAAGCATAGCAACACCGCTTGCGTTAGCACTAAACCATGCTTCGACCCACTTTACAAATTTGGTCTGAGATTCTGCTTCCGTGTCATAGCCGTGGCCTGCGGTGGTAGCAGTGAATGCACGCACCTTGCCCACGCTCTGCTCAATGAACTGCTCAACAGTGAAGGTTGCAAAGACGTCATTGACTTTGAAGCTGTCGCCCATGATAGCGGTGGTAAGGCTTGCCAGATCGTTGAAGTAGAAGGTTTTAATCTTCTGAACAGAGTCCGCGTCTGCGGCATAACGTGCCAGCAAATCAGCATCCAGATAAACCGCACGGACGGCCTTGCAATAGGTCTCGTACTGCTCTGCGGTGATACCCTTCAAGCAGTCTCTGCCCAGAGCCTTCTCAGAGGTGTTGACTTCCTTGCCACCCTTCTTGAACAGGGCAACGGCGGCACCGGTGGTGCGGTTCTTCTCTGCGGCTGCGGTAGCGTTGAAGTTGATAGCGGACAGAATGGTAGTAGTAGACATAGTATTTTCTCCTTTGTTGTGTTATAATGTGTGTACGGACTTCTTGCTATTATGAGCAAGCCAAGTGCTACAGACAAAAATCCAGGTTCTGCCTGTAGCCTATGGTTCGCCCACGATGGGCAAATATGTATGCTGTAAAGCATGGTTTACCCTCTGTCTGCCAAAACAGCCCTTCAACCATGCTTGCTATTATTTAATTGTCACGGAAAACCGTCTATTTCTGCTATTGTCTGCGACACGTCCAAACTTTTGAAGTCCAAACAAAAAGCGCCAAACTTTTGAAGTCCAGCGCCGTCAATTGCGTATCTTTGCAAAAATATTCTGTTTTCTCAACCATGCAAGGTTGCATTGTACCGCTCAAAAGTAACAAGCTGATGATTTACATTTGAAACGTTGCCTAAAACATAGGTTTTAGGATTCTTTCAAAACGGTTATATTGTTTTTATCCTTCCAGCGCATTCCGTCAATCTGAAATCAGTTCCGACCTGTTTTGCAAGGTGAACTACTTGAACAAGTACGGATTCCAACCGCCTTGCCCGCCGTGCCATTTGTTCAACCGTTCGACTGATTAAAGGGTTGATTTTGTGTGTACACGTTCAAACCGTCATACCCTTGTACCCGCCTATTAAGCGTGGTGTTTTGCATGAGCGCCGTTCTGTACTATTTGCTTTTGCACTTCCTTTCGTTCGAGGAACGACCGCTTACTATTTGACGATTTATCGGGGAACTTTCCCGCGCCGTCCGACCGCGCGTTGTTCGGGAACTTTCGTCTAGTCCGTTCCCGTGCCTATACTCTACCACGTCTAGTCCATGCCGTCAACCCGTCTAGTCCACTTGTAACCTTTTTGTAACCATTTTTCCAGCAATTACCAAAATAGCCTGATCTCTCGCGCGCGCGTACCTATTAGAGTCCCTGGTGTGCGCCTGGGCGTGTGTGTGCGCACGCGCACACGGGTACATTATAAAGGCAAATGGTAGAATTTGGCAGAATAGTTACAAGAAAGTAACAAGAATGAAATGGTTACAAAAGAGTTACAAAAAATATTCAATCGAACACAAAAACGCAACTAATTTGCAAATTCAATTCCCGGCTGAAATAGTTAAAACTTTTTAGTTTTTGTTTTTACTTGTATCAGATAGCACAAACGCGCCAAAAACCATGCCTTGTCCTTGCCTGTTGAGTGCCGGAAAATGAGCATTTCCAGCACTCAAGCCGTGGGGCGTACTTTCCATTTTTTGGACGTTCCCGGCAGCAGGAAGAAGCCCCAGTACATCTTTCTTATTCATCCTCAAGAAATAACGATTTATCGTAATATTTTACACATTATTTTATCTTCAATTCCCAATAATTCCATCAATATCTCTCCTATTGGCAGCCAACACTACTACTTTTTATCCTTCCCAATCTGTCAATAAATTATTTATTGACACCTTTCCAACCAATCCTACCACCCCCGGGATACACTTTCCCCTGACGAAAACACTCCAAAATACACCCCCTATAGCTTCTCCCACACATACCCACAAATTCATCAATTTCCATCAAAAATACCTAAAAATGGCTTAAAATCGCTATTTTTCAATCGGTAAACCATTCGGTAACTAGCTAGAATTTAACGTATTTGCGTTATATTTTGGCTAGTTTTTCTTTTTATTTGTACCTTTTTATCCTTATTTTGTTTCTTTTTGACCCAATAAAAGCCGAAAAAGCTAGGATTTATGCGGGTTTTTCCGATGTGTACCCGAAATGTACCGAAAATAACCATTCTTCGGAGCATAAAATACCTATTTGTACCCATCTGTACTCCCCTATCACCATAAATGGACTAATCTGGCATCTAAGCAGCACTCTCAGAGACTCTAAAGACCTACAAGGAGCATGATTGTAGCCTCTGGCAGCTTATACTGAACATACAGGGTATCTGGATGTCCTTCATAGAGAACAATACTCCCAGAAACATACCTTATTTTAATAGGCGCTAGAAATATCGGTATCCTGTGTTATGTAGCTATTGAATTTTTGGCAATCTCATGGTATAATGAGTGTAGATAGCTATACAACACAGGATACTGTTAAGGAGATGATATTGGGATGTTTGCGATGGATATTTATAGTAGTCTTCCAGACAGGGCGTGGAGAGGGATCTCGCGTCTGCGGACGCTCGTAGGTTTACTCAAATTGAATCTATGTCGCTTACGCGCCATAGCTTCAAGTCGAGTAAACCATTAAGAGATATTTTGTGATAGTTGTACTTGGACTGACGACTATGTATCTTCATACTTATATATAATACAGACTCGTCAATCCAACTAAATTGAGTAGGAGGTTACATGGACAAGAAAAAATACGAGATTACATCGGAGATAGCAGGTAAATTGAATGATGGTCAGATTTTTTCTAATTTTTTAGAACTATCTACTTATCTTAATGTGTTTGGCAAAAATGGAAAGCCACTAGATGGAACTAGCAAAAAACACTTCCTTGAAGAGTTAAATCGATTCGTTGAGTTTAAAAAGGAAGGAAAGCGTTTTATCATTGTAAAGATTCGTTCAGACAATGAGGTGCTTCCTCCTCTACCAACAAGAAATAAAGGAAAGTTTTCATTGCGTCTGCAGAACCAGATTGCTTACCACCTACTTAAAGAATGTGATGGAAGTGGTTGGATGGAGTTCTTTTGGACGCCAGCCGCAATACTACGAGCGTGTGGAATGACCAATAAGAATTTTTATCAATATCCAGAAGACCTACATGGTGAGGATACCTTTTGGGCTGAGATAGTTGGTACACCATTAGAAAATATTGCTCGTGAGCAAATGGATGAGTTCAGAGAGAATTTAGCAGCGGATGCTGAGACGTTTCAGCATTGTACGAAATCTACAATGGTTGGGTACATTGAGTCTGCACTTAAATCCATGGCAAAAAACAAAGAAATATTTTTTGAGGACTGCCCTGCCGTGTTTATAAACCATGACCCAGAAGAATACCATATTCCTTCTGAAGACCAAAAAGCCATTTATATGAAGATGTATACGAATGTGCTTCATGAGTTTTACACATCATCTGGACGAGTATGTCAGAGTGAACAAGACGTATTTTTGACCGGACGACTTCATGAGTTCTATGAAGAACTAGATAATAGATTCAAGGAAATTTTTACATACGACCTAGCACGACCAATGTATCATATTACGATTGAGCCGAACTCGTTGAAGCGATCTGCGGCACGGACGGAATATAAATTGCAACAGCAAAGTTTTCACGAGATGAATGATGCTATGTGTGAGAATATTCCAACGCTTTCTACCGTCAGAAGAGGTAGAGCGGTGTTGGAAGAAAATCCAGAATATTATAATGATGCTTCTCAACCACCGTTTCGCTTTGTGCATAGACAGTTAAGTGATGAGGTTCTTCAGCTCTTTATAGATGGAATGATTCGTGTTCCTGCGAATTCTGGAATTCCTCGTGCTGGATTTAAATGGTATGGCTCTTATAAAAGATAAGGAAGAAGGTTGAACGTAATGAATTTTGATAACCCCTACTGGATTGATTTAAAGGTAACGTATGAGTATTACCAAGCTGCTGGCCGCTTACCAGAATTCCACAAGAAGCATGTCTGTACAAAATGCCAATATGAGATCCCGTGTTTCACTACTTGTGATGAGGTGCGATGCAAATGTCAAGAGTTTAAGCCTAAGACTGTGCGGAAGGGTGACAAGTATTTACATATCAATGATTTCATGAACGATGTGGCTGCATTTGAGGCTGGCCGTACAAATTAGAATTAAATAAGAGTTTGTGTGGCTCTTATTTGAAATATAAATACATATTAAAAGAGAGAATACATATGAGTGAAAAGGATATTTGTGAAAAAGCTTCGGAGCTACTAAATCTTGAACTTTCAAAACTGCTTAGTGGAAAGTATTTTGTTAAGCAAATCGCAACAGAACTTGACCGTCGTTATAACGTTTACGATAAGTATGGTCATATTTTGATTGAGTCTCCTATTGTATTGTATTCTTGCACAATTAAAAATAATAAAACTGGCGATGTAAGTCATGTTGATGGAGAGCTCGCAAAACGAATTTATGATAAATATATTGATTGTATAAATTTGGTTAAAGAAGGAGATTAAGAAATGCGTATTCAGATTGGCAAGTACATTATAAAGAACTGCGATGAGCGGAATCTCATTATTATTGAGCAGCGGCCAGCTGGCAAGAATCCAAAGACTGGTGAGATGGGCACCGGCGTAAAGGAGGTTACGGTTGGCTATTACCCGAACCTTGAATGGGCTTTACATAAGATTAAGGATTTGAATATTTCCGAGAGTGAAGCTGATACTGTGGATGTCTTGCTGGCAGAACTTGAACAGATTGACGAGACAATTCGTTTGGTAGCTAAGGAGGTTAAGTGATGGATAAGTTTATTAACGCAACACACTTGATTCAGACATTGGAAGATACAAAGCCATTGATTGATAACAGTCCTGTTTCTGCTTTTCAGAAAACTGTATGCAAGATGACTTTGAATGGGGCAATTCAATACATGCAAGAAGAGATGGCCGCTGGCGGTGAGTTCCGTCGAGTGGTTCACGCCCACTGGATTGAACATTTTGAAGATTTTGGAGAAAGCTTCTTTGTTGAATGTTCGGCTTGTCATTCTAGCAAAAATGTCGATGAATCAAAGTTTTGTCCTGACTGCGGAGCTGTTATGGACGAGGAGGTTAAGTAATGCGTACTTACGAGGATGTTGATGCGGAAATTAAGTATTTAATTCGGGATATGAATTATGCCAGCCTGACTCGCCGGGAGTACGAGGCTGCTGACGATATGCTGGATGAACTCTATCAGGAGCGTGAACGACTTTGGCTCAAGGCTATGGAAGATGGCGAGAGCTGCTATCTATAAAAGTCTGCTTTTATATTTTCCCTTTAGCTATACATTACAGGATACATTTAAGAAGAATACGGAGGTGACTGCCGAATGGCAAAGCAGCAAACTTGCCAGAAGTTTGTTTTTAAGATCCATACGAAGCGTCTGGTTGAAGCAAAATGGGATTTAACCCTACCATTGGATGAAGCCAGACGAAACCACGAAATCATCTCGCTGGCTGATAGCACTGTTCTACGATGGATTGATGAGTTGAATGGTGTTACAGATGCAGAGGCTAAGGCACGGAGTATCAAGCGTAGAATCAAGATGCTGCGGAATGAACCCTCTTGCTTAGAGAACCGCCGGGAGATTCGGAGGTTGTATACTGAGCTTGATGCAGTTCAGTTCAAGCCGGATTATATGTGTCTGGTGGTTGACAAGAAGAATGATTACCGCCGGGCACGTTCTCATAAGGGGTTCAAAATCAATGGGATTACATATCGTCGTTTAGTTGGAACCACCGGTGGTGTTAAGAATAGTACGATTGTGTTTGTGAGCGACCGTCTTATTGATGAAATCCGCAAACGAATCGATAATGGCCGTAACAAGGGAATGGAGTTTATTCCGGCAAAGCTGGAAGCATATCGGGCACTCGCCTGCTCTGCATCCATTCCGGTCACTAATCCAGACGGTGTGCTGGTCGTAGACGATTGTTTCACTCATTTCAAAGACCATGTAATCGTTCTGGACGATGGAGCATCCGGTGAGCCTACGATGGTCGAGGATATGGAACATGAATGTGAATTATGCGCCAGCGATGGCTTTGGACTCATTAGCTATGACCTTGCTCAACAGTGGAGCGAAGATTTAAAGCTGCCATCCACAGCATCTGGTTTCTGCGTGCGAAATGCTTTCTGTAAGGGTATGTTATTTCCCTTCCCTTTCCGTGAGTTTGCTAAGAAGATTGCGAAAAAGAATATGGTGAAGGACGCTTGGGGCGATTACAAGGATATTAACCGTGTTCAAATGATACTAACCACATCCATGTTAAAACTCTGGGACAGCTATCATGATTGCGATGACTACTTTGAGAACTGTCGAGAAAACCATTACCACTTCTCTGTAACGAAAACCTGCGAGTTGGAACTCGATGAGGAACGCAATTTGAATTATCAATTCATTCAAAGCTATCAGCTTACGAACGATGAGATTAGAGAATTGGTCAAGCCGACTTTGGATGAGATCAAGGGTGTCATGGGCGGCGACTGGCGGCAAGCGCTTCTGTATCTGCGTGGTAGCGGTATGCGAGACGACGCAGGGTATGTCAACTCTCTTGAGAATGATTACATTAAGGCTCTCATGATTGAGCCAGACATGATTAACGACCCGTATGTTCAGAATCGGATTCGGTACTTTATTAAGAAACGAATTTCTCAGGCAAAAACAGGTGTGGTCAAAGTTAGAGGTAATTTCCAAGTAGCGAGCGGAGATCCATATGCGCTTTGCCAATCCATCTTTGGAATGGAAGTCACTGGACTGTTAAAGGCCGGTGAGGTTTACAGCCGTTTTTGGAATGATAGGGATGTTAAGCGAGTGGCTTGCTTTAGAGCTCCTATGTCCTGTCATAACAATATTGTTCTTCGGGATTTGAATTCTAATGATGATTGTAAAAACTGGTATCGCTATATGAAGACAGTCACAATTCTAAGTGCGTGGGACAACACTTGTGCTGCTTTGAATGGCGCAGATTTTGATGGCGATCTTATTTTTAGCACAGATAATGATGTGCTTGTTAGGAATAAAAGAAAAACGCCAACTCTTTTGTGTGTTCAGAAAAAGGGAGAAAAGAAGATTCCTACTGAGGATGATTTAGCAGAATCGAATGCTGCTGGATTTGGCAATGACGTTGGCTCGACAACAAACCACATTACCTCAATGGGTGATGTTCAAAGCCAGTTTGAGTCTGGAAGCCGAGAATACGAAGAATTGGATTATCGTATCATGTGTGGTCAGCTATATCAGCAGAATGTTTTGGACGCTGTGAAAGGGGTTAAATGTAAGCCAATGCCACGGTATTGGTATGATTTGAAAGCTTGTACTATTAAAGACGATGACAACCCGGACACAATCGAGGACAAGAAATTATGGGCGCGTATTTGTGCTCACCGCAAGCCGTACTTCATGAGCTACATTTACCCCGCTCAGATGCGAGATTACAAGAAGTATGTAGCCGCAGCACGTAAGCGTATCGAATGGGAGGGTTACGCTGGCTTGGATGAAATCATGCAGAAGGAAGTCAAGGATGAGTATGATGAGGTGGTTATTCAGTATTATCTCTACCGGATGCCTGTCGGCGTGAACTCATGCACGATGAATCGTCTTTGCTGGATTATTGAGGACGAGATGGAGAAACACATGGCCGAGCTTAAAATTCATCGTGCTTTTGATTATGACTTGCTGAAGTCTGGCGAAGCCTATAAGAATTCTCAGTATTACGGCATTCGCCCAGTCTTCAAAGATTACTTGAAATACGCCAGTGGCAATTCTGTTATCGATAACTCTGCTATGAAAAACAAGGAGACCGGCGCAGATCGCACTGAGAAACTGGTAATGTATAACGAGAGTATGCTCAGACACCTGCACGAGAAGTGCTCTGACGATAACGTGCTTTGTGACATTCTTTTTGATATGTGCAAGAAGAATTCGTCTAGTGTATCTATTGTATGGGCTCTCTTCCCTGATGTGATTATCAAGAGACTTCTGGAAAAGAACGAAAACAAGGTACATACTCTTGTAAAGCAGGATGACGGCGACATTGAATATTGCGGAGAGCATTATAAGGATGTGATTGTTAATATGAGTGAGAGCGAAAAGGAGGATGTCGATGGTAGTAGTGCTGAATGAGCGTGAATATGCAGAAGATTTACTAAGAGAAGATGTGACGTGGAGAACCGCCGGGCACGCTTTACATTATATTGCGAAACTGTATTTTTCTAAAGGATACCAGAAAGAACAGGTCAAAGAGAAGCTGGATGACTTTCTCCTCTCTCATATGGATGGATATAACAGGGTTCTTGACGAGGATTTGATTCAGCAAGCTATTGCCTCGTCTAAAGGAAAGCAGCTTGTTGAACTTGATGGTGTCATCATTACAAAGGCTGAAATCGAAAAGATCCAGGCTCTTGATGGAAAGCCAATGCAACGTTTGATGTTGACACTATTGTGTCTTGCAAAATATCATGTGGCTATAAATGAAAAAAACAGCTATTGGGTGACGGAAGATACACGAGATATCTTTAGAATGGCAAACGTCTCTGCGAATGTCAAGAAACAGAACGAGATGATTTGCGAGCTGCATAATCTTGGCTACGTTGGTTTTGCAAGTTTGAAGAAAATCGACAATCTGAACATTCATGTTTTGATTGCCGAGGAAGACTATCCGCAGGAACTTTTTGTGGACGATTTCGAGAATATTGGCCTTGAGTGGAACCAGTATTGTGGCAAGCCGTATATTAAGTGCGAATGTTGCGGGAAGAAAGTTGTACGAACTGGCAGAAGACAAAAATATTGTCGTAAATGCGCAAAAAGCATCAATATTGAAAAAACCGCACAAAATAGAAAAATGTTTGATTTATGCACGGCGTAAAATCGCAATATTTTAACGTAGATGCGTTATAAATTGGCGTTTACATAGAAAATCATTACGGAATAGTTGTGGTAGGAAAGAGAGCGTGGACGCATTCTCTCTTCCCTACCTATTTTATTTTGAAAGGGTGTTTTACCTAATGATTGAAATCACTAAGTCCGAAGCGAAGGCTGTACGAAAGGTCTTCCCTCATGCTTGCATTGCAAAGACCCGTCACAAGCGGTATCTGGAAGAGTCTGTTCGATATCTTGAGTTGCTTCCTTTTAATATTGCCGCTATCGAGATGCTGAAGCAGATGCAGCGTAACGCACGTTACTAATCTTTGAAAGAACGAGGTATAGACTATTGGACTTTGAAATTCAACTGCCAGAAGAGATCATTAACCTGATGAATGGTGGCGGTCTCCCCTCTCCTGAGATGATGAACTTCTATGTTGACGAGAAGGATCGCATCTTCTTTATTGACTTTGAGATTGACCAGTCCCTGATTGAAATTGAGCGTAAGATTCTGCAATACAATCGTATCGATAAGAATACCCCTGTTGAGCAGCGCAAGCCCATTAAGCTGTTTATTTACAGCTATGGTGGTGAGCTGGACGCTATGTTCAGTTTCATTGATGTTGTTGCACTGAGCAAGACCCCTGTGTGGACTATCAATGTTGGTATTTCCATGAGCGCAGCTCTTGTGATGCTTCTGTCTGGTCAGAAGCGCTTTACCCTGCCTCATGCTATGGCTCTGATTCACAGTGGCTCTGGCGGTGCTTCTGGTACTTTTGAACAGTCGAAAGAGGCCATGGCAAATTATGAAAAGCAGGTTCGAAAGATGCGTGAGTATATCATGGTTCATACGAGCATTGATAAGAAGACCATGACCAAGAATCAGGCAAAGGATTGGTATCTGGATGCTGATGAGCAGGTCAAGTACGGTATTGTCGATAAGATTGCTGACGATATTGATGAATTCAATTAAGGGAGAGTTGTAAATGGCTTCTGATAAGACTGAAATGCGTAAGAAGAAGGATATTCCGCAGAGTCTGGATGAGTATTCTAGTTTTTATGGTATGACGCTTGATGATGAACAAAAATACTATAGGGACATGCTGTGGAGTCCAGACGTTGATATTGTCTTTACAAACTCTGTAAGCGGAACTGGTAAAACTACTATCGCTGTAGGTGTTGCAAATCTGCTTGTCCAGTATGAACGATACAATGGAATCGTTTATATTGCATCCCCCACTCAGGAAGAGAAACAGGGTTATTTACCCGGTACTCAAGAGCAAAAGAGTGCTCCATACATGGAACCGCTCTTTGAGGCACTTGAGACGCTTGGTATCAACCCATCAAGAGTTGTCAAAAGCGAAGATGATCCAGAGAGTGAAAAGTATGGTGCCTATATTCAGGCGACTACTCATACATATATGCGCGGCATCAATTTTAAAAATAAAGTAATTTTAGTTGATGAGTGTCAAAATGTATATCGGGAGGACCTAAAGAAAATTCTTACACGGTGCCACGATAGTTGCAAGGTCGTATGTTTGGGTCATACTGGGCAGTGTGACCTATATAAAAATCCGCAGAACTCAGGATTTAAAATTTATCTTGAGCACTTCCGTGATAAGGAGCGTGCTGCTGTTTGCGAATTGAAGATCAATCACCGTGGATGGATTAGCACTTGGGCTGACATGCTTGAATTCTAAAATTAAAATATAAGGGAGAATAAAATTATGGTTGCTAAGAAGAGTGTTGTTTTTAAGAACGCTATTATTGATACTGCTGAGGGCACTATCACCGAGATTACCAAGGACGGTGAGAATGTCTTCAATCTGAAGGAAGCTCTGGCAAAGTGGGATGGTATTGAGGGTGTCACTATCAATATTTCCACTTCTGATGAGCTGCTGGGCGACCCGGCTTGATGCCAATGGGTTGCTATAATAAACGGCCAGAAGAAACGAGCGATGACTTCTTTGTAAGAATCGGGAATGCTGTTCTGGCTAGAGAGTTGACTTGGGATGGCGCGTCAAGGTGCTCAATGATGAGTTGGGCAAGAATTTTGGCGAGTGCGCATATCGCAAGCGTTTTAAGGCATTCCGTGCGGGTATGCAGTATCAGGAGTCATTATCTAATAGAGATGTGGGAACCTGCATTCTGTCTATTTCCGACCTACATATTCCATTCCAGAAGCCCATTGACACTTTTAGTGAGTGCGCTGGTAAGATTGATATCCTTCAGGTAAACGGGGATCTTGTAGACTGCAGCTCCATTTCTCGCTTCCTAAAAGTATATCGTAAAAGTCCAATGGAGGAAATCCTGATTGCTCGTCAGTATATGATTGACCTGATTGAAATGCTTCAGCCCAAGAAGGTTGTTGTCAATTATGGCAATCATGACTTACGTTTTCAGAATTACCTTGCTAAGAATCTGGACACCGACCTACTTGAACTGATGCCGAAGACATCTTTGGAGCTTATTTTTGTTGATGGTTTCAACCATTATAACAAGGAACTTCATACAAAGGTCCATTATGACCCTTTGATTGAGGTGTTCAATGGCACTGGTATCGAGATTGTTTACAACGATACTTATTTCAGTCAGATTGGTGATACCGTCTTTGTGCATCCGCTGACTTATTCATCTGGGTTACTAAAGACTGCTGAGAAGGCATTCAGATACTTCCGTGATAACGGATTTAAGGATGTCAATGCAGTGGTTCTCGCTCATACTCACAAGTGCGGTCATTATGATATTGGTGATGGCGCTGTCGTTTACGAGCAGGGTTGTTGCTGTGAGTCTTCTAAAATGCAGTATGCCGAAGGCAAGTTAACTACTTCCCAGCGAGAGGGTTTTATTATTGTCTATCAGGACAAGGATGGAAAGTTGATTGAGAGTAAAACGCATATTGTGCGTTTGAATTAAAAGCGGTGACACCCTACCAATAAGTGGGTAATTAAAAAAGAAGTACGACCGCAAGGTCTGCTTTGGGACATCATTTGTTGTCTCCTTTTCTATGCCCGTAGGCTAGTGTCTACGGGTTATTTGCCAGGGTAGCATAAATGGATAATGCAGCTGACCTGTAATCAGCAGACTGTCGGATCGTACCCGACCTCTGGCATTGGTGTTCCGCCACCGTAAGTGCGGACCATTAAAGTTTAAAACAAGCGCTTTATCAACACGAGAACAATTCAACTAGCTCGGATGGATTGATGGATGCTTGTTTTATTATGGGTCAGTATATCCAGTGGCGAAGATAGCGGACTGTAACTCCGTGACATCAGAAACATCGTTGGTTCGACTCCAACCTGGCTCACCAAAGATTGTACGGCTATTCCCTACACCTTTTATATAAAGGTAGCTGTGCAGGAAAGTAGGGTTATTGTGCGGTCTTACTCAAGTGGTTGAAGAGAACGGTCCTGAAAACCGTTAGGTCGGTAACCCCGATGCCAGAGTTCGAATCTCTGAGACCGCGCCAGTCCTTCTTCAGGAGGACCTATATTATACCGGTCACCTACCACCGGCTAAAAGGTAGGATTTATTGTGTATTCGTAGCCAAGCTGGTAAGGCACTCGACTTTTAATCGAGGTATCGCAGAGTTCAAATCTCGCCGGATACACCAACTATGCGCCTATAATTCAAAGGTAGAAGTCAGGTCTCTAAAACCTGTATGTGCTGTCTCGAAAGCAGCTGGGCGTGCCAAGGCCAACTGAATTAAATTGTAATGGCAGATAAAGAATTGTCTTTGTAGAAACAGAACGATTATAACGTGACGTTTTGAGTTATCGGTTTCAGTTCACGATGCATAGTGTAGCAAGCCGACTATATAACGCGGGTGACAGCGCCGGTGTGCTGGCTGGGCCCATAATCCAGTATAGAGTGGATTGTCACCACTACCCGCACCCAGCATCTCCCCTTTTGCAAGCCTGCCGTTAGTTAAACTCCCTCTGGCGGCAGGTATATTTTGAAACTTTGCTGATTCGTCGGCAGGGCGCAAGCTCAAATAGATGATAAAGACCTCGGCTCAAAATTCCGAGGTCGAATTTTGAACAGAACCTATTAAGCCTCTCAACGATGCGTATCATGATAGGTCTTTTATAGAATGAAATCTACCCGGCCTCCCAGATTATTGGTGCTCATGAGGGTGGATCTTTTGCTTGCCGTAGGATGTGCGCACGTTCTACGGCTTTATTTTTGAATGAAAAGAGGTGACTAAATGCCGCGTAAGAAGAAGGTCATAGATCAAGATATTATTCTTGAGGGGACAGAAAACAAGAAGACTTTTAAATGTCTACGTTGTGGAAAAGAATATGATGTGGCAGTTGGTCACTTTTATAAAATTACATATTCGAGTTTGTGGAAAGCAAATGATTGTTACGCACCTATTTGTAAGGATTGTGTGAACGAGATGTTTGATGAATATTCTCGTAAATTTGGAAGTGATCGTACAGCCTGTATGATCATGTCTCATGTTTTAGACGTACCATTTTACAATTCACTTTTTGATTCAATTAGTCAAAACAATGGCCGTGTAACGATGGGGTTGCTACTTCGGATCATCGGAAATGCTCGGAACTATCAATTTCAAACATTCTCTAATACTCTTGTGAATGGTGAGCTAAATAAAAACGCTCTTGATTTACAGGAAGAAAAGGAGCAAAAGTGGTCTAAACCTGAAATTCAAGCAAAGGATGATTGTATTTCTGTTATTGGATATGACCCATTCGAAGGTTATAACGAAAGTGATCGCCGATATTTGTTTAGTGAACTCATCAAGTATTTTAAAGATGGTATTGAAGACGATCCATTCAAACTATCACAGATTGTTCAGGTCGTGAACAATAACAACCAGATTCGACAAATTGACTTGCAGATTGCTCGGTTGAATCCGATGAACTCAGCGGAAGCTATTAAGAGTCTGAACGATATCAAGGTCAAGTTGGTTTCTAATAACGATAAGATTGCTAAGGAAAATGAGATTTCTGTCAAGAACCGTTCCAACAAGGATGCTGGACGTAATACGCTTACATTCTTGATGAAGGATATGCGTGAAAAGGATATTGCTGGTGCAGAAGCAAACTTCTACGACCAGTTACGGTCTCCGGGAACTCAATGGGCGGCAGATATGAGTTTTAAGGCCATTAAGGAAAACGCTTTCTTTGACGAGAATGACCAGCAGGAAATTTTCGATACACAAAGAGAATTGATTGATAAGTTCCAGAAAGAAAGTGATGACGCTAAGGAAAAATACAGGCTGTCTCTTATCGAGAATCAGCGGCTCAAGGAGCTGTTGGAAGATGCCGGTATTGACGCAAGCGTAAAAGATACGGATGGTGATGCCGTATGAGAATGAAACAAAGAACGCCTATTATTACAGCCGTAAAACGTAAGATTTATGAGTGTGATGCGGCAACGATTGCGTTCTATCGGCGTAATCCTGTTATTGCGGCCAGAGATTTATTGGGTATCCAACTATTTGACGCTCAGGCATATATGCTGGAACAAAGCTGGAATGCAAGTCATGTTCTTTGGGCATGTAGTCGAAACTTTGGTAAGTCTTTTGTAGGTTCTGTTTTCATTCTACTAAAGGCTATCCTATATGAGAATCAAGCTATTTACATCGTAAGTAGCGTTGGTGATCAGAGTAAGGAAACTTTTAATAAAATCGAAGAAATTGTCACTCGTGTTGGTAAAACAGCTGCGTCTATCCGTAGTCTGCAAGATATTGCAGAAAAAGAAACAAAAAAGTCTGCAACCAATAAGAGTGGCTTTAGTCATAATCCCGCCGGGTATGTTGTTGAGTTTTACAACGGTAGTTCCATTAACACGCTAAACTCCAACCCGGATTCCAACCGATCCCGTCGTGCAACTCTTGTGTTTTTTGACGAGGCTGCGTTTTGCTCTGACGAACTGATTGTTGTCTGTGAAGCTTTTGCCACTCAGAATACTGACTTTGTGACTGATACGGATGATTCTTATAACCCTGAAACTCAGCCTCGCAAGGTTCCTACACAACTTGTGTATGCTTCGAGTCAGGATACGATGGATAAACTATTCTATCGTTATTATAAAAACTTTGCAAAGCGTATGATTGCCGGTGACCGTGATTATTTTGTTTGCGACATGATTTGCGATGTTGCAATTCAGGTCTATATGAATGGTAAACCATACAAGGCTTTGTTGACAAGAGACAAAGTGGAAGCCGCTCTAAAGTCAAATAAAATGAAGGCGTTGCGTGAATATTATAATCGCCCAAGTCGTGATGGTGGCGTAAACCAGATTATCAAATGGGGTACAGTTCGTCGCAATGAGCGAAAGTATATCCCACAGCTTTATTGGGATAAGAACTATCAGTATATTCTTGCGTTTGATCCTGCCCGCACAATGGATAATTCTATTGTTGGTGTTATGCGTATTTATAACGATCCAGAAAACGGCATGTGTGGAGATATTATCAACTGTGTGAACATGGTTGATATTGCAAATGAGAAAAAATTCAAGCTCGATTCTAATCGTCAGCTTGAGCAGTTACATGAGTTGATTCTACATTACAATGGTCAAAATCCTGATTACGAGTACATTGATAGATTGATGATTGATCAAGGCGCTGGCGGCGGTGGTACTTCCACATATGCGGACGGTTTGCTTAATAATTGGACCGATAAAACAGGTGCGGAACATCGTGGTTTTATCGACGCAAATCATGAATTATATGAAGGATATGATGCCCGTTACCCAGATGCTGTTGACAAGCTACGTCTAATTAGTCCACGTAAATTCCGTACTGCCATGGTTGAGGAATTTATTGAGTTGATGAATCTTGGCGTCATTCATTTCCCTCTTGAATATAACGGAGGAGATTACGTTCAGGTAGTAGATGGTGTTGACAAATCAACTGGTCAAGAAATTTTGAAAACGCATGAACTCTCATTAGAGGAACAGACTGCGTGGGTTAATATCGACTTGATGAAGAACGAGATTACAAGCATTCAGAAAACGACAAACTCTGAAAACACGACCGTAACATATGCTTTGGCACCCGATGTTGCCAATAAAATTCACGATGATAGGTTCTATGTTGCTATTTTGCTTGCTCATCGTCTATACGAATTACGTCGTAAGGATAAAGTGCGCCAGTCTGCGGTGGAGACAATGACTGCTCCGCCGATTTGTATTTCTAACATTGACTTCTAAGCAGAGGAGGTGAAAATGTGGCAAGAAAGAAAAAGGAAGATTTTGATGTCGTGACCGCTTCACAGACAGATGATGGTACTGTTGTGCTTACATCTGTAAACGAGCTTTCAGATGAAAGAATGGACAATGTTATCCGCCATGCTATCGCATCCTATGATCCTGAAAATAAGCAATATAGTACATACCTGAAAATTTCAGCCTCCTCTGAGACACTGACGGTTGACCGAATTGATGAGCTCGCGCGAGGGTTACAGTCGAGCCTGACGAATGTGCAGACGGTCAATGGAATCATCCGTAATTACATCAATAAAGATGACCTAATTGGCATTACTTATGATGCGATTGAGGCGAATGTTAATACGGAGTTCAAATGCAGTTTCGCACAGTTCCCTGAACAGCGTAATAAAACTAAACAGGTAAACTATGCCCGTGAAGTGATTGATGATTTCAATACACAAATCAATGTGCGAAGCCTGTTGCGTACTGCCATTCCGATGACTTACGCCGAGGGCACTTACATTACATATCTGCGCCAGAAAGATGAGAATTATATTGTAGACTACTACCCTCTTGGTATTGCTGAAATCAGTGATTATTTGTCAAATGGACAGCCTGTTGTGCTTATCAATATGTCTAAATTGAAGTCCGCTTTGAGCAAATCCATGCTGAAGGACAAGAAGAATAAGGCACTATTCTTTGAAAATCAGGAGACTGAGATTCAAAACAACTATCCAGATGAGGTGTATCAAGCGTTTAAGAATGGTGACACCTATGCAAAATTGGATGTTGACCATTGTGGTGTGATTCGTATTGGCAATATGGGGCAGAAATATGGTGTCTCTCCCCTATTCCGCGCCTTACGTCCTGCATTGATGCTTGAGACTTTTGATACTTCAGACCGTGTAAATGCTAAGGCAAAGGCAAAGAAAATCATCTGGCAACAGCTTGATCCTGCATTGATGGGCCCAAATAACGATAAAAAGGGCTTCTCTGAACAGGTGACGGCACACGACAATTTGCTACGTGCATGGAAGCAAAATACCGTGCTTGTGACGACCGCTCCCTATGTTAAGGATATCAAGTATGTTGAACCAAAAGTTGAGATGACAAATATTGAGACTGTCAAACAGTATCGCAATCGAGAAATGGCTGCTTTGGGTATTAGTTTCTTGAATACCGATGGTCAACAGACTGTTTCAACTGCAAAGGTGTCTCTTGACCAGCTGATGAAAAATATCGGTAAGATTGCAGAACAGATTGAAGATGTATTAAAGCGATGGTATCGTATTCGCCTTGAAGATGCAGGTGTAGACCCGATGTACTGCCCTGATGTGAAGGTCTCTACTACCGAAATGATGGGTATGGAGATGAAGAAGGCGATTGCTCAGTTCCTGTTTACCACTTTGAACTGTTCTTACAAGACTGCTTACGAGTATATGGGGCTTCATGCTGAGGACGAACTACGCAAGCGTCAGGCTGAAACCGAGGAAGGTTATGACGATGTGTTTGTGGCTCGCCAGACATCTTATACATCGACCGGTAATTCCGGCGATGGTGGTGACAGTGATAAAAAGACAGGCCGTCCAAAGGGCGAGGAAACTGAAAAACAGATTTATGACCAGCAGAGAAATGAAGATAGTAAGTGAGGTGATAAACGATGAGTAAGGAGTATTTCTATAGTAGAAACATCTGTTGCTCTGAGATTACGGAGCATCCAGACCACTATCTTGCCAAGTTTGTCATCTGTGATTTCTCAGTAAATGGGAATCAGGTTGCTTTGAACCGTGAAACCATTGAAAGATGGATGAGTACACTGGTTGGCAACCCGCTTGTTGGTAAGTTGGTCGTAGCTCCAAAGGGTGAACTGGATTTTTCTGGTCACAATATGAAAGTCGTCACCAGAAAAGACGCTGACGGCAATGAATACAAGACTGCCGAATTTGACACTGATGCGTTCGGTAGCTTTCAATCGGTCGGTATCGAGAAAATTGACGATACCGACTTTATTGTTGCATCTTGTAAAATCTGGAAGCGATATCCAAAAGCTTGTGCGACGATTTTGCGCCGTATTGAGAGTGGCACATTGAATACAAGTTGGGAAATCGATGTGCTGAAAGCTCATAAGGGAATCGTGGGTGGCCGCATGGCAAAAATTATTGACGATGGCGTGTTTACTGCACATTGTCTGCTTGGTGCAAATGTTGAACCGGCATATAAGTGTTCTAAACTGCTTGAAGTCGCTGAAACCGATTTTGGTCTTGAGCTGGCAAATGCCTACATTGAGGACACAAAAGAGATTTCAAATATAGAATCTAATGAAAAGGAGGCAAAAAATTTGAAACTGAATAAGGACAAGGAGACTCAGACCGCACAGGTTGAGAATCCAACCGAGACTGAGCAGGCAGAGCAGACCGCTACTGAGTCTACCACAGAGCCCACCACTCCGGCAGAGCCTGATGTTCAGACTTCTGAGGAAGGCGGTGAAACCCCTCCCCCGACTGAGCCTGAAACCAGCACCGAGCCTGCTGGTGAGCCAGAGCCGGAGTCTACCACTGAGACTTCCAGTTTGACCGGTCGTGACCTGTATATGAAGCTTGAAGATGCAGTGTCAAAGATTAGCTCTGATTACTACATGACCGATATGTTCCCTGAAGATCACACTATCTGGTGCAAGAAGTGGGGCTACATGAACGAGCTGGATTACATTATGTTCCCTTATACTGTTGAGGGTGATGAAGTTTCTCTGGGTGAGCCGCAGAATATTACTCTGACTGTTTCTGTTTCTCAGGTCAACACCAAGATTGATGAGCTGAACAAGACTGTCGCAAGCCTGAATACAGAGTTGCAGTCTGCTAAGGATGAGATTGCGGAGCTGACTCCGTACAAGGAACAGGCGGAGAAGGCAGCTGCAGAAAAGGCGGAGGCCGAGCTTGCACAGAAAAAGGAAAATCTGCGCCAGTATGCTATTTCCAGCAAGATGATTACTGAGGCTGAACTGACCGGTGAGGGCGAGTTTGCAAGTATGATTGAGAATCTGGATGAGGCTGGTATCAATGGTGTGATTGCTTCTCGCTGTGTTGAAGCAGCGAAGAAGGCTCCTGCTGAAAAGAAGATTGAGACTTCTGAGGTACATAAGTCTGAGAGTATCAAGCTGAATTTGAATGAAACCAAGTATAACACCACTAACGCTAACAAGCGTGACGCATGGCGGGAATATTTGGGCAAGTAATAACATTTGAGAGAAAGGAAAAATATTATGATTCGTGAACTGATGGTGAACGGCGCGAAGAATATTCCCGCTAACTATGCCGCAAAGGTCGCTATGGTCACCGGTATGGGTGTTCAGGTTGACCACAAGGCTGGTCAGGTTAAGTTCCCTGATGCAGCTACCGCTGAGGGCATCGAGATGGTTGCCCATGAGTTTATCCCGGAGGGCATCTATGCAAGCCAGACTAATTTTGATGACTATGATAAGATGGTCACCGAGATTGAGGCAGGTGTGCTGGTGAAGCGCGTTCCTCTGTATGCTGGTGAGCTGTACGGCACAGACCAGTATAAGGCAGATGATGCACAGGATGCTAATGTCGGCAAGCTGCTGGAGGTCAACACTGACGGTAAATGGCAGGTTGCTACTACTGGTACTTCTCGTTTTGAGTTTGCTGGTGTGATGGACGACAACGGCCACAAGCTGATTATGATCAGTGTGCTGCCCGAGGCAAAGACTGTTGCTTGATTGAGAGAAAAAAACTTGAATACGATACGTGAAATTTAAGGCTATCGTCTTTTGGCGGTAGCTCTTTTATTTTGCGCGAAGAGAAAGGAAATGAATTATGGCACTGAATATTGAAGTGGCCGAGCTGATGAAGCAGCCCGGTCGTGTTTATAGTGTTGCTGAGAAGACTCAGTACAATAAGACCATGGATGCCGAGGACAAGGAAATTGCCGAGATTGTTGGCGCTCATGTCAATGAGCTGATTGATAAGGGTGACCCCAACAAGGAGATTGCTCAGTTTATCAATCGTACTGTGACTGATGAGCTGTACAATGCTCCCGACGAGTTGCTGGATGCAATGTTTGAGCGTGGAACTATCGGTGAGTTTGATGATTATCAGGCAGAACGTACAGTGAAGAACACGCTGAAGGCTTATGACGCAGCTAAGGGCGGCAATGTGCCGAAGTCTTATCTGCACTATGAGACCATCAAGCCCGTTTGGCGCAATAAGCAGATTGAAAGTGATCTGAGCTTCGTAGATGTTCGCCGAAACGGGTTCAAGAGTGTTGCTACTCTGACCACTTTCATGACTGAGGCTCTGAAGAATCAGATGTTCTACGATGTGTTCAGCATGGTTGATGATGCTATCACTGGTGGCGAGCAGAAGATTGATGTTCAGGGTAAGGAGCCCACCATGGAGGCCATGGATGCTCTAGCTCTGTATCTGAACGAACACGCAGATGGCGAGAACCCGTTCACTGTAAGCCTGATGAAGTATTGCGCAAAGATGCGTCGTATGACCGGTTACGCTCAGTATCTTTCTGACGCTGCAAAGGATGAGTTCAACCGTTATGGTCTGGTTAAGACTTATGATGGCGTTGCTATTACTGGCATCAGCTCTGCCAAGAAGCTGGGTGATGGTTCTATGCTTCTGCCCGATAAAAAGGTTTATGGACTGGCGGGACGCATCGGTCGCCTTGACATGAAGGGCGAGACTCATACCTACGAGGACTACGATAACAACAACGAAAAGATTCATCTGATGGTCAAGGACTTTACCTTTGGCTACAGCATCGATCACATCGAGCGCGTTGCTAAGATTGTCATGGCTCAGTGATAATTTCCTGATTTTTACAAAGGCAAACTTATGCGGGGGCTTCGTGGTCTCCGCATTTTATAGAAAAGGAGATAAATATGGGTTCCGTGATGGAGAAAAAGTTCATTGATGTTTTGAACTGTGATGATAACGTGGTTACCGTTTCGTCACTGAACAATAAGGGCTATACTTTTGAACCTGGAAATGTGAATGAGCCTTGTGTGATTCCCGTTCCGCCAGAAGAAATTCAGTATATGAATAGTGTTTGTAACGCTTTCAAGAATGGTGTTCTGCGATTCCGCCCTGAAGAGCAGGAAGAAATCTTTAATGCGCTTGGTATTAAAGGAGACAGTGTTCTGTTTATTGAGGATATTGATGATGCAATCATAAATCCTACTGTCGAGAACCTTCAGCGGATGATTGACATTAAGGATGGTGCTCAGTTTGAGCGTATTCGCGGCCGCTTCTATTATCTGACGAATGCCGGTGAAGACCTGTCTACCAAGGTCAAGCGCCTGATTGACGAGCGTTATAAGGAGCTTCGTGCTGGCAAGCGTAACAGTGAGCTGTCTGTTGTGCCTGCAGCCAAGTCTGCCCCTGCTGATGTTCAGGCAGAGCTTGAGGCCGCAAAGAGCCAGCTTGCTGAAATACAGAAGCAGATGCAGGCAGCACTGGCACAGATGCAGGCTATGATGGCTGGTGTACAGCCTGTGGCACAGGACACTCCTGTTGAGAAGACTACTAAGCGTAGCCGTAAGAAGGCTGATGGAGAAAAGGCGGAGGTCGTTCCCGCCGAGTAAGATTGGAGGGATAATGTGACCGCATTTTCACAGGTATACGACAAGTTCTACGAGCTGGTTGAAACTGATAGTAATTTCTTTCAGTATTTTGACCTAAACGAGAACGAGGTAAGAGATCTTGTACATGACCGTGCAAAGAGTTATTTGATGGAGTCACTTTCTGTGATTACCAGAAACATTGAACCGGAAGAGGATTTCAGTTTCGATGATTACGATTCAGAACTAGAAGAGTTTAATTCAGATCTCACATTCGATGAGATTGATATGTTAGCGCATTTGATGTTGGAGCAACATTTTAAGCGTGAGTTTGGAAAGTTGAAAGCATTTAGCGCACAAGACCTTCCTACGAGTTTACAGGTATTCTCCCCTGCCAATGAGCGCACGAGTATTCGTGCTCTTGTGAAAGATATTCACGAGGAGAATATGACGATGCTGGACAACTATATGGCAAAAGACCGCTCAACTCGTAAGCGTAAGACCATCGACTATGATACATACGCTTCCTACTCTGAGTAAGGAGGTGTACCAATGGACTTTTATACAAGGGCACGAGCTGTTGGCGGTGCCGCAAAAATGTCTAACAAAAAGGATGTCAAAATTGCTTTTGCAAAACGTGACTTCGCTGCACACTTCAAGGATAGTGTTGATTATGAGGATAATACTCTTGTGAATGGTTTACCTCAGAAGCTGGTTGTTAGTCGTAGTAATAGTATTGCTAAGGAAAAGAAAATCTAGGCTTATCCTGGCGATTCTTTGAATCTTGGTGATATTGTTGACTGTTACAACTGTAAATGGCTGGTAACTGAGATTGAACCAAACGATGAAATTTTTCTTCGTGGGAAAATGGAGCTGTGTAACCGCCAGATTCAATGGCAAAATCCGATTACTGGTGAGATAGTATCTCGTTGGGCAACACTGAGTAAGCCTTATTACGCAAATAATAAGGAACTTGTTGTGACTTCACTGAGTCAACGTGAGTATAAAGTGCAGATGCCTTTTGATGACGAGACTGCGCTGATTGACCTTGATAAGCGCTTTATGCTGGAAATTATCAATGGAGAGCCGAAAACATATGTTACGACTTCTGTTGACCAGAGCACAGAACGCTATGAGCTGCACGGTAAGACACAGGGATTTCTTGTGTTAAATATTCGGCAAGATCAGTACAACAGCAAGACGGACAATGCCGAGAAGATGATTTGTGACTACTTTGAACCAAACAAGAGTAATGAGCCTGATACTGACTCTCAGGTGACTGCTGCTATTAAGTACGCAGGCAAGCCGGAAGTTCGTGTTGGTGGTTCTTGGAAGAAATTCACTCCTGTATTTACAAGCATCACTGGCGAAGAGGTTGCGGAGACTCCTGTGTGGAGCACAAAATGTCTTAATGAATTCAATGAATTTGTTGAGGTGCAGGCTGCTGACGATGGTACTTTTAAAATTCGTATTTTGAATAATAGTATTATGGATGGCGCGACTGTAAAAATTTCTCTGACAAATGCTGATGGTACGGTAAGTACATTCATCGAGTGCAAGGTGGTGAATCTACTGTGACAACGAGTGAGTTGATTACGGACTATAAAAACAAATTAGCTTTGAAGTTGGTCAATACGGAAGGGCTTGTTGAGGCGATGGGCAATGATGATATCGAAGAGCCAGATGAGGCAATTTATACTTATATCTTCCCCTATTTTCATATCCCTGACACGATTGAAGCAGCACATAGCTATATTTGTTTCAAGGTAAACATGACCGACCGCAGTAACATCAATGATTGGTACGAGAACTTCACCCTGACCGTATGGGTTATTGTAAATCAGGCATTGATGAAGATGCCTTCTGGTTATGGTGGTGCAACACGAGTTGATTATCTGAGTGGCATTGTTGAGAAGCAACTGCACGGTAGTACAATTTTTGGTATTAAACAGCTCAAAATCACGTCAAACGTCGAAGATAACATGGATTTACATCATCGAGTTCGCATTATGACATTCAAGACTCAGGACTTAGATGACCTAGTGGGGTGCAACTAATGGAACTTCGAGAGATGTACGAGCCGAGTTTGATGATGGGCGAAGACTTCCCTATCAATGACAAGATTATGGTTCGGATGCCAACTGTTGGCGAAATTATCCGCTTTGGCGAAAAGAAATATTTCTCGTTGGTGTATTTGTTTTGTTCTACTTCGAGTGATTATAAAGTGCAACTTGATTCTATTGGTGTGGACTAGCAGGATTTATCGGACTTCGATATGTTCCGTCAGCTTTTTATTGGAAATAAAGACCAAGATATGTCGATTCTTCTCGGAGACTTAGACACTAAAAATTTTGTGATGGCAAAAGACAACAAGACTGAAGAAATTGTTCTTGTGAACAAAAAGACTGGTGTTGTGATTGACCGACTTGCTTATGATTTAATGTCTGAGTATCTATGCGCAGCAAATGGCGTTGAGAAGCATTCAGAAAGAGCTGCAAACAAAGCAACGAGACAGGCACTTATTGAAGAAGCGAAAGATAAAATGGAGCTTCAAAAAAACAAGCCATACGAATCGCACTTAGCTGAACTTGTACTTTCGATGGCTTGTGTGCAGGGCTTTAAGGCTGATTATTTTCAAGCCATGAAGTATCCAGTGAGTGTCTTTATGAACCATGTAAGAAAGGTTCAGCAAATTAAGAATTACGACAATACGATGCATGGCGTTTATGCTGGCACCGTGGAATTTGGAAGGATTCCAAAATCACAACTGGATTGGACGAGCAAGGCGAAGTAAATCGCCCTGCTCTTTTATTTTATCCAAATAAATTGAAAGGAAACATGATTATGAATTTTGATGAACTGATTATTGATCGGCCTCTCCGAGCTCATAAGTATAACTTTGATGGTAAGCGCATTTGGACAATGAGCAACCTGAAGGATCTGAAACTGACTCTGGGTGGCGAGACTGTTTATGCTCAGGACGAGCTGGGCACCAACATTATGGGCTTTGACCGTTCTAAGACTGCATCCGCCGAGTGGTCTAATGCTCTGGTGCATCTGGGTACTATGGCTGACCAGATGGGTACTGAGAAGCAGATTGCTTCTGGTACTGTAAAGCAGAAGTTTACCCGCGTGTTCTTCTTGACTACAGCTGATGGCAAGAAGCTGACTCTGCCTCATGCTCCTGTGGACATCACTACTGGTGTTCCCTTCAAGTACATTGATAAGGTTGATAACCGCAATGTTACCCTGGAAACTTACGAGCTGGGTGCAGAGACTGCTACTAATTTCTCTGTGACTGGCACTGAGGTCACTCTGCCTACTGACAAGTGCAAGGCTGGTGATAAGTTTGCTGTTAAGATGACTTACGAGTCTGAGTCTGGTATGGCTATTGACAACAGCGCAAATAAGTTCTCTGAGGAGGGTGTATTTGTCATTGAGGCTCTGTGCTACAATCCCTGTGATAAGGCAACTAAGATCCTGACCAACATCATCTTCCCTTCTGCCAAGGAGGACGCAGCTGTTGAGATCGACTTCAACAATGAGACTACTCATCCTGTGACTATCAATGCAACTCAGGAGTATTGCTCTGAGGATAAGAAGCTGGTTCGCATCGAGGTTGTGGAGGAGTAATAGCTATGGCTGAATCATGGTGTCGTGTATGTGGCAAGATGTACAATGCTTGCCCGCATTGTGATCCATCTAAGTCATGGCGTGTTATCTGTGATACTGAGCCTCACTTTCAGGTGTGGGTGAATACATACGAGTTCCAGATTGGAGTTCGTCCCAAGGAGGAAGCTAAGGCTTGCCTGAACAACCTCCTAAAGTATAAGCGTATCACGCTGGATGAGGTGGAAACTTTCATTCCAGCAGTTCGTGATACATTCCATAAGATTATGGATATGCCTGTAGAGGCTGAAGTCAAATCATCTAGTGATGTAAAAGATGAAACGCCCGTGAAGCCGGTAGTTAAGAAAACATCAAATCGTAAGGGGCGGGCATAACCGCCCCTTCGTTTTTCGTGGTGGTTTTATGGAGAAAAAGAACAGAACAAAGTTTAATGTGAGCAAAAATCCAGCAGATAGAACCTATGATGGTGTGGTTTATGATAGCCGTGCCGAGATGATGTTCTATCGGGATATTGTATTACCTGGGCTGGAAAATGGTGAAGTCGTAGAGTGCCGTAAACAGGTTCCTTTTGTATTACAGGAAGCGTTCCGCCGGGTCGATAAGGACGGCAAAGATGTAGCTGTAAGAAAAATCGATTATGTGGCAGACTATGAGCTTACATACAGTGATGGCAGTAAACAGGTAATTGATACGAAGGGTTTTGCTGACAGTGTTGCGCTGATGAAGCGCAAGATGTTCTGGTTCCATTATCCTGACGTAGACTACCGCTGGATCACGTACTCCAAAATTGATGGAGGCTGGGTCGATTACGACGACCTAAAAAAAGCTCGAAAAGAGCGAAAGAAATTAAAGCAAGCACAGATGAAAGGGAGATAAAATGAAGGTTTTAAATTTTCAGGAGCGAATCGACTTCGTGAAAGAGGTCATTGAGATGTGTACTGTTCAGGACGATTATCAGCCTGCGCTGTTTGATGTGGCATTTCGGCTGACCTGCCTGAAGTATTTTGTTGGTTATGATTATCGCAATGAGCCGCAGACCGAGTGGCCGCGTATTGCTTATGAGTCTTTTAACCTGAAGATTGAAGCTGCAGGTTGCGATACCGCTGTGTTCTGGGATCAGTATGATTCTCTGGAGAAGGCAGTGCAGGAGCGTGTGCAGCGTTCTCACGATGAGTATCTGGCTCTGGCAATTTGCAACAAGCGCGATGCGTTTGCCGAGTTTATTGATTACCTGAAGGATTATCTGGACGAGGCAAAGAAAAGCCTTGGAGACTTTGATGTAAATCAGGCTTCTCAGGTTATGTCTGCCCTACTGGACAATAAGCAGGAGATCTCCGCTGTGCTGGCGAAAGATAAAAAGGAATAAACACTTTTAGAGGTGGGTTGGAGGGAATTTTAATATGGCTACAAGAAGTAAACCGCTGAAGTTATGGGATGCTGAGAAGTTCAAGAACGTAAACCCAGTGTCTTTAAAATACTGGGATAGATATGAGACTGATATGGGCATCCGTGATCTCAGTCCGTCTACTGTTTACAATTATGAATCGGATTTCAAGCAGTGGATGATTTATGTTCTGGATAATCAGGGTAACGCTCCTGTGACGGAACTTGAAGAAGAGGATATTGAGGAGTTTCTGTTCTATTGTAAGAAGCACGGAAATAACTCTGCTCGTATGAAACGGCGTATGAGTACGATTTCTGCGCTATATCGGTATCTTCGCAAGAAGAAAATCATCAAAGAGAATCCGATGGAGTTCATTGACCGACCGACAAAGGATGTGGCTGTAGTGAAGCAGACATACCTTACGCCTGATGAGGTTAAGTTGATGCGAGAGAAGCTGAACGCCATGGTTGAATCTGCAACCACCGTTCACATGAAGGATAATGCGATGACGCTGCGTCTGTACGCACTATTCTCGCTATCCACGATGGCTCGTGTCAACGCAGTGCGGAATACGCTCTGGAAGTCTATCGACTATGAGAATCGTATGGTGCATGATGTTCTGGAAAAGGAAGGTAAAATTGTTGATTTGATGTTCAGCAAGGAGGTTTCTGAGCTTTTGAAAGAGCTGAAGGAATACCGCACTGAACATGGTATCGGGGATGGCGGCTATGTGTTTGTTGGTACGAAAACAAATGGTGCATGGATGCCGATTACTTCAAGCACCGCTGGTGATTGGTGTAAGAAAATTGGTGAGATGATTGATGAGCCCACGCTGCACCCGCATGACTTCCGGCATAGTGGTGCTACCCTGCTGAAGAATGCGGGCATGAGTCTGGAAGATGTCTCTTCCCTGCTCAACCATGCTGGCACGGATGTGACCAACAAGTATTACATCAAAAAGGATACGACAAAGATTCAGTCTGCAAAGGATCGGTTTGAGATTTGAGGTGGAGTGAATGGGAAGTCTTGCTTCTTCGTATACAAACTTTGATGATTTACTGGCCGGTGTGGTTAGCAGCGTTCAAGACATCCTTGAAGGTGTTGCGCCGGAAATTGAAACGAGACTACAAGCGAGCATTGTAGAAAACGTACACTCGAAGAGTGGACGATCTGACGGAATCGAAAGCAAAAAAAATATCGTAAGTAGCGTTACTACTGACGATAATGTTGTAACCATGACGGTAAAGGATATTGCAAGACCGCAAGCATCATGGTGCAAAACGCCATTCCGAGAAGGAGACAATGCAGCCTTAGAAGGAACAATGTTTGCTAATTGGATTGAGCATGGTTTATGGATGGATATTGCAGAGTGGAATCGAATGGGGCGACCGAAGGAAAATAAACCAAAACGTCCGGCTCGTCCATTTATTTCAAAGGTACAAGTTGAAGCGGCTATGCTTGTAAAAACGGCATTGCATGAATTGTAAGTCCACAATTTATTTGGAAAATTTGAATGAGAGGAGGCTGGCTTGAAGAAGCTGGCCGCTTCTCTTTTTTATTTTGAAAGGAATTGTTGAAAATGGAAAAGAGAGGTGACCAACAGTATGGATGAAAAAGAAAATACTGGCGCAGAGTCTTCTGCCGTAACAGCTATTAAGGTCAAGGTTGTTATTGACACAAATAAAAAAGAATTAGACCAGCAATTTAATTCTGTCAAGGAGCATTATAAAGAAAAACCAGTAAAAATTGCTTTTGGAGTAAATCAAAACGACACTATCCGTAATATAAATGATGCGCTTGATAAGGTAGTCAAGAGCGGAAAGTTAAAAACTCCAAAGGTTACACTTGATGTTAAGATAGACCAGAGTAAAGTAACCGCACAGCTTAAAAAAGCTATGCAATCTGCGGCAAAGCAGACAGTTAAGGTCGATACCGGAAAGTCTGGTTCCACAAAAACACAGGATACTTCAAAAAGTGATATTTCTCGCCTTTTCAGCCTTGCAAATCGTCAAGCAAAGCTAAAAGCGGATGAAGCATCGTTAATTGCTAATGGAAACAAATCATCTGAGTTGAAAACGGTACAGACCAGATTGAGCGCAATCAACAATGAGATGGATAAACTCAAGACAAAAACAAAAGGTGTAATTACGGAATCTCAGAAGTTAAAGCTTGAGGATATCGAAAAAGCCGGAAAATTCAATGCTGACAGAAATACTGCAAAAGGTGCTGATTCGGTTGCAAAAGAACTAAAAAAACAAAATCAAGAAATTGCAGATGATTTAAAAAAGACTCTCACATCTCAAGAATCCGAGTATGAAAAGTATCAAAAAAAGATTCAGTCTCTTGAAAACTATTCCAAGAATAACTCCAACTATAAAAATGATAATATCAAAAAATATTTATATGGAGAAGATGGCACTGGAAAAACATCTGGAAAGTTAAAAGAATTGCGAGATCAGCTTGCTTCTATTGAGAACACTACACCAGGGAAAGCAATTCAAGACTTTGATAAAAAATGCAAGATTCTTGATACAACTATTGATTCTACAAGTCAACATTTAAAAGAACTTGGATTTGATTTTAGAGATTTAAATCAAGCCAATGTTGACATGACGAAGTTTAAGAGTGTTTATGAACGTGCAACGAAGTTAGAAGACTCTATTGCAAATAAAAGTAAATATTCTTGGCTAATTGATAGTTTAAACGGAATAAAAGCTTCTGCTGCTGGCTGTGAAGGCGATGTTACTGATCTTAGTGCAAGACTATCAAACCTTGAGGTTGAGGCCAGCAGATGTGGGGCCACTACAGAAACTCTTGGTCAAAAACTGTCTCGTCTGTTTAAGGAGCACTTCCAGACTGCTATCGCTATGGCTGGCGTGGCTATGATTAAACAGGGTCTACGAGAAGTTTATAATAACGTCGTAGATATAGATACATCTATGACTAACTTGAAAAAAGTCACGAATGAGACTGAATCGGCATACTCAAGCTTTTTGTCGTCTGCTTCAAGTCAAGCGCGTGAGCTTGGTGCTTCTATCTCTGATGTTATTGACAGTACAGCAGAATGGTCTCGTCTAGGCTATACACTGGACGAATCACAAGAGCTTGCAAAGTGGTCCACTGTCCTAAGTAACATTGGTGATGGAATTGATAGTGCATCTGACGCAGCTTCTTATCTAGTCTCTATTCTAAAGGGATTTAGAATGGAAGCTGACGAAGTAGAACACGTCGTCAATGTTCTTAACTCAGTGGGCAACAACGAACCCATTTCCGAAAGTGGTATTGCGGAGGCACTCGTCAGATCGGCAAGCGCATTATCGGCAGCCGGGAACTCGTTTGAAGAGTCCGTTTCGTTGATTAGTGCGGCCAACTCTGTACTTCAGGACCCGGATACCGTAGGCACAACTTTAAAAACAATTTCAATGTATCTGCGAGCCAGTAAGACTGACGCAGAGGCATTTGGCGTTTCAGTTGATGATATGGCAAGTTCTGTTTCTGAACTGCGAAGTGAATTGAAATCTTTAACTGGCGTAGACATTATGAAGGATGCCTCCGGTACAGAATTTAAGAGTACATATCAGATCCTGAAAGAGATTTCTGCCGTATGGGATAAACTTACTGATGTTAGTAAAGCTAACGTCACAGAGATGCTTGGCGGCAAAAGGAACTCGAATGCGGTACTTTCCGTGATCGAGCAATTCTCCATTGCTGAAAAATCAATGGAAGATGCCGCTAACAGCTCTAATTCAGCAATGACTGAACAAGAGCGCATGATGGATTCAATTGAGGGTCGCTTAAAGCAGCTTAACGCCAGCTTTGAGAAATTCTCAAACGACGTTATGAGCAGTGACCTCATCAAATTCTTTGTTACTCTTGCAACAAAGATTGTTGATGCAGCAGACGGAATGGTCAACCTTGCAGGTTCTATTCCGGCCATTACAGCTGCCATCTCTGGCGTGTTGTCCGTAATGCAGATGAGCGGAAAGCTCAAGAATGGTGCGGGTAAAGTTAATATGCCCTCTTATATTTGTTGTGTATAAAAATATAGGATGCGGCACCATGTAAAAATAAAATAGCCCCTAGAGTGCTGGGAAACCCTAAGAGCCATATCGCCTATTGTTATATTTATATAATGTAGGAATCGAAAGATAGAAACAAGGATATGGATGCTATATGCTGAGATAAAAGCTCGGTTTTATCGTATTGTTAAAATATGGTAACAATTGAGTGCTAAATAGTATTTACAATGGGCGGTCAGCAGCCGATCCACTCCCCTATTATATAATGTAGGAGAGTGGAAGGTCCATCGACTAAAAAGGGTCAGTGAGCAACCACTGGAAGGATAGTCAGTTCTGGATGAAAGTTCAGAAGTCCACCTCAGACGTAACCAGACGACTTAAAGAAGTAGGTGGAATGAGGAGACGTGCTATTCTCTGGCGCGATATAAGAAAGAGAAAAATGATTGAATAATTGAATAAAAAGAAAAAGTACACTGTTGTTCGTTGACAGCGTACTCTAAAAAGTGTATAATAAAAGCAACCAAGAGTTCCAATAGACGGTTCCCTCGGTTAGCATCAAACAAATGGAATTAAAATCTGGACAATTTCAATCCCAATGAAGAGCTGCCTACTGGACATAGGCGGCTCTTTTACTTATCACGGCTCTCGCTGTGATGATGTAGCATCTTGAAAATCTCAAGAACAGTCTTAACAAAGCCAGCAAAACCGAAGAACAGCATTGCGACATAGTAGACAGTCTGAATGTCAAAATTCATGGCAACATCCTCCTTCCGACAATATTGCCGGAAGGCAGTTAAAGAAATACACGCTCCTTCTTGCCTTCCGGCTACTGGGAGGGTGACCGCCTATTTTTACATCTATGATTGGACAAGTTCGATGTGGAACCCTTGATTGCCTGTCTATTATACACCAGTCTGTTATATCCTGTCAATATCACTATAATGTAATTTATAATACATAAAAAGAGGTTGCTTTTCTAAGATTTTCTGGCTATAATAAAAGTACAATCGCGTATCCAAAATATACGGAGGTATTTTATTATGGCTAGACCTAAAGGAAGCAAGAACAAAACAAAGGTTCTTGACGGTGTTGATTACGCAGCGCAGATCGCTGAGAAAAATGCCGCAACGAAATCTATCGCTGAAGAAATCGCATCTCTCGGCTCGAATATTGCCGCACTGAATGCTGAAAGAAAAGCAAAGGAAGCAGAGTTGAAAAAACTCAACAAAGAGATTGTGAAACTCGAAAAGAAAAAGGCTGATGCCGACGCAAAGGTTGCGGAAGCTGCAAAGAAGGCCGAAGCTGAGGATATGCTCAAGAAGTTGTTGTCTAGCGGTGTGAGCGCAGACGAGATTCTGGAAAAGCTGAAGTAAAGCATCGTCATAAAACAAGCCCGACTTCCCTACTACTGGGAGGCCGGGTGTTTTAATTTATGTTGCTTTTTACGACAGCCTATGATACACTCTTACAAAAGGAGTGTTGAATCATGGAAAAGAAAAATCATATTCCCGAGACCTCGACCTATAATCCCGTCCTGCCTAAAAAACAGCCACCGCAGAATACATATACATATTCCGGTCACGGGTCTGAACAGGCGCAGAATAGTCCATATTTCAAAAACAGAGATAGAATGAATGGAGGATCAAATGACGGAGGTAATAAAACTAATAAATAATGTTGAAACGCTTTTCAATGTCTTTGTCCCAGGTGCCTTATGTGTTTGGTTCTATACAAAGCTTTCATTGAAGAGAATTGAGTACCAAGGATTTTTAGCACTTAGTATTGCACTTGGTTTTACAATAAAGTATTGTGTTGATTACATAGATTATTTACTTGGAAATTTTGTAATCGTCGGATTTCCAATTGTAGTTGTTTATGTTATCGTTGGCATTCTATGTGCCGCAATATTTTTCAAAGCCAAGAATTCGGTCAAGGTGCGGGAATGGTTTGGTTTAAAACTAGGCTATGAAACAGGCGACAATGTTTGGAGCCGACATATTGACTTCAAAGAAGGCACTTATCTTATGCTTCACATGAATGACGGAACTTTTATTTATGGTAAGCTTGAGAATGCCGATGATGATTATGTCGTTTTAACTGAACACGCAATCGGCAAAGACCGCATGGGCGATAGTATGACAGCTGCCGCAAGCAATCCGAACCGTGATACTGCGCTCTGTATTCCTATGTCCAGCGTTAAACGCTTTGAATTCATGTACTGTAATACAGAATCGAAAATTGCAAGTTATGTTTTGCGATAAGAACAAAACATAACTTATCAGTCCCCTGCTAGATGGATGTCTATCTAACAGGGGCTTTATTTATGTGTGCTTAAAATTCATACCTACATGCTTTACACTTGAATTGTTTGCCGGGCTTTCTAATCATGTGTTTCTTTTGTTGGAGGTGAGTCACTTGCTTTCTTATCAATGTGGAAAAAGAAAACCTTACCAGGAGAACTTGTCTATGTTTGGGACAGTTAATCCTGAATGGGCAAGAACCAACATTCCATTAAACGCAGATACGATTGCTTATGCCGAGGTATGGAATTACGAATCTCAAAAAGAAGAACTGATCCAATTCACTTCTGTCAGTGAATTTTTTTCATGGATCGACAATCCACCCGTAGCGTTCAGGTGTATATAAACGTTGTGCGCCTTCAGAAGTAACTGTAATAATATCGCATTTTGGGCTTACTAAACTGTCAATTTCGGCTATTTCGTAGTTTATACCCTGAAGGAACTCAACCATTTCTTGTAGTTTAAGTGTATGGATATTATCTCCAAGCTTGATGAGTTTTGATTGATAAAGTTTATGCTCACCACTAGCTGCATAACCAATGTCGTCCAATGTATTCGGTTGAATTTTGTTATGGCCTGTATCTGCTCTAAGTATCACATTTTTGCCATTCTCGATGCCACATTCGATTAAATAAATAGTACTATTCCCTGTTTTCTGCACCAGCACATTCAGCAAGAATCCAAGCTCTTCTTGGATAGGCATCTTTTGAGCTGACGTAATTTTAAGTGTATGAAGGATAACGTCGTTTAGAAATTCGCCTGTGTCAAGTCTAGCATCGCCGGTGAACGCAATGACATGGTTTGTATTTGTAATATACGCTTTCTGGCTATGGTCGGACGGCATAGCGATAAACGGATTGTCTATTCTATGACGTATGAGTCGCCAGTCCGCAGACACAACGATTCCTTCTTTGTTTGCGATAGCCATCACGAGACTCATAATACATCACCACTCGTAACCACAATTCTTACAGTGGAACGTCTTTCTCACTTTACCGGAGGCAAAGCCCCAGAATGCCACATTGGAGGTCTTATATGAATGATATCCTTGTTTTATATCCGAGACCTCAAAAGGTAAAATACTATTATTCAGATTGCAACATCACAGATCATCTTCAAGAGCGAAAGGTTCGTTCTTCCAATAAAAGCAGTTCTTTTGAATCACAAGAATATCACACTGTTCACTCACAGTTTGATGATTTGGGCTGAACTTCTGAAGTCTGGCCGTTGTCTCGTTGATAAATTCCAAGTATTGAACCATTCGTTCTATATTGTACGTGTTTAGATCAATGCCGAAGGAGTTGTACATTGGTGAGACGAGATTATTGTTTCCTGCTGATATAAAGGCGTCTTGATCTTGAACTCTATTCCGAAATTTGGGGTTCTTGATATTTTCAACCATTACGACATTCTGGTTGTTTTCGATTCCAGCAATTACGAGTACAACATTATCATTTGATTCAGAATGTTTTATGAGTTCTCTTTTAAGGTGTCGAAATTCTTTGTCGATAGACAGTGGCTTTGAATTAAAAACATCAATCGCTTTGCAAATAATATCTTTTACTGACGTGCCATCCTGAAAGATTGCTGTTCCAGTAGATGCAATAGCATGACCACGATTTGTTACAAATAGTTTCCTGTAATGGTTCTTGTGGGTAACAATACTCTCGTGATCTTTATAAAAGTGAGTCTCGGTAAGTCTGCGGTCTGCTGAAACAACGATTCCTTCTTTGTTTGCGATAGCCATCACTAAAGACATAGTGCATCACATCCTCAAAACTCATATCCACACGCTTTGCATTTAAACTGCTTATGTGCCTTTCTCGACCATACGCCCCAAACCGCTATATCCACAGTCTTGTCAAAGCCGGAGATTTTCTCTAAGTCAGGGCAATGACACACTGGGCAAGTGGGCTTGTACTGAGCGAGACGAGCTTCCTCTTCAAGTTGAGCACGGGCTTGCTTGTTTTCCTTTTCTGCGGAGTCAAGATTAACACCCCACATTTTTTTAGGAGGGTTGTGTCTAGGATTTCTATTTAACCAATCTTCTCTTTCTTTGTTGGTCATTTTATTCCATGTACTGATTGATATCAGTTGACTTGAGCAAAACGGGCAAAAGCCATAATTTAAATCGGCATATTTGTTACACCAATGACAGTATCCTATCTTTTTCATAACTCTCTCCTCAAATTAGATATTATCTTTCTTTTTTGAGAGTTTGTATTTGTTGGAGGATTAAAATTCATAGTCACAATTGTTGCAGTGATATGTTTTCTTTGGCTTGCCAGCGGCAAATCCCCAAAAAGCAACATCTAGAACCTTTGAGGTTGCACTGATCTTGCGTAAGTCTGGTGAACCGCAGACAGGACATTTGGGAACATATTTAGGATGCTCTTTCTCCTCCAAATCGGCTCTATATTGAGCGTCAAAGACATTGGCTTTATCTTGCATCTCTTTAACAAAATTCGGATCTAATTCTGAGATATCTCTTTTGGGTCTGTTTGTAAACCTCCAATTGATTTTTTTCTGTTCGTTCATTCCGTTCCATTGAGGCAATAGAATAGTATCTCTCAAACAAAACGCGCACAGCAAATCTCTTTTATGGTAATATTTGTCGCAAAATGGGCAATACCGTACATATTCTTCCATGATTTCTCTTCTCCTCGAAATCGATATTAACTTTCTTCACGGTAGATGCTAACACTCAAAAATTACAAATTCAGACCTTTTCTAAAATAAAAGCGTCTCTTGTTGACTTAATCGCGCAATACAAAGCATACAAAAAGGCTTTGGGCGAGACAAATCTTTCCATATCTGATTTTATCAAATGGCTAATCTCTGGTCAAGCCCAAATTGATGCTACGAAGTTAAAGATTTTGGCTCTTCGTGGTGCTGCGTTACTTTTGAATATGGCCCTTGGTGTTGTTACTGGGCTTGTAGTTTCCTCTCTTATTGGTGCGATTACAAGCTATACACAGCGGATTGATACAGCAGCTACTAAAACGAAAGAAGCTGCCGATGCGGCCAACAACACGACTTCTTCTTTGAAGGATTTAGTCGATGCCTACGAAGAACTTGGTGACAAGTCTGGTTGGAACACAGAAGACTTCGACCAGGCGAAAGACATTCAAGAGGAGCTTTTAGCTCTCGCTAAAGAGCAGGGAACTCTTGATGAAAACAAAGTGAACCAGCTTGACCTTCAAAATGGCAAATACGAAGAGCAACTTGGTTTGCTGAAAGATATTACAGAGGAACAGCTCAAAGCATCCGAATCTAAATTGATTCAGTCTAAAGACGCTCAGGGTAACAAGCTTGTTAAGACCGCTAAGGATAATAATCGTTCCCATTTCTTTAGTTCTATTTCTGCAAATGCTAACCTTGGCATTATGAATGAGTTAAAGGATGCTGGAATTGATGTTTTCAACAAGAGCGGCAATTTCGGCGTAAAGAATTTGAACGACCCAGATTCTATTGCAAAGTATTATTCCGAACTTGGAAAGGCTCTGGATTACATTGTTCAGAATACGACTGAGGCACAACGAGCCGCAGGTGGTGCTTACCATACTGTTTATCAGTATTTAATGGATGAGCAAGCCGCGCTTCAGGATGATGCAGATGCTTACAATGATTCTACTGATGCCGTCAATGAGAATGTAAATGCTCGTAGAAAACTCCAAGCTATTGACTTTTGGAGCGACGGCAAAAGCAATGGTATGGACGTAAGCTATAGTTTCGATAAGGTCAATTCTGCAATCGAAACTCTAAAAAATACCATTGATGACTTTGATGCAAGCAAACTAAACGATCTCTTATGGGGCACGAATGAAGGCTTGACTGACGAACAGGCGCAAGCCTTGGCGGCACTTCGTAAAGCATTGACAGATATGGATTTCTCTGCCGATACAGATGGCGTGAACGCTTTTACTCAGGCTCTCGTACAGGTTGGTATTGTAGCTCAGTCTTCTGCAAATGGTGTTGACGCGGTAGTACAAGCTTCCCAGAAGATGGAGGATGTCTCCTCTAAGATTGATGAGATTCAGACTGCTTATAAGAATGCGACCACCGCTATTGATGAATACAATAAATATGGCTATCTGAGTGCAGACACACTCCAAACCCTTCTTAATGAAGACTTCGAGTATCTGAGTTGTCTCGAACTCGTTGATGGTCAGCTTCAGGTGAATACCGAGAAGTATCAGGGTATGATTGCTGCTCAGTATCAGTCTGCGGCCATGGCTCTTGTTGAGAAGGCAAATGCGGAGCTTGCAAAGATTGCTCAGGGCGAAAAGAAGGATGCTGTCGAGGATGCAACCAAGGCAACAGAAGACCAAGCAACAGCTTTGACTGAACGGGTCTGTCCTGCCCTTGGCGAGTTTGCAAAAGCATCTATGACAGCCGCTGCAGCACAGGAGTTCTTGGCAAATGGAGATGCAGCATGGTCTGTTGACCCAGAAAGGACTAAGGAAGTCTATGCTGGCCTTGCTTCTGGTTTAAATATTTTGGACGCAACTGTTGACCAAATCATGGGCAATTCGGATAAGTTCCGTCAGCACATGAATGGTTTTGATAAGGAAACCAAGAACCGGAATAAGAATACTGCCAAATCTGTAACTGATGTGGCTTCTGCCTTCGATACCTTAAATAAGGCAATGAAGGAGTATAACCAGTATGGTTATCTGTGTGCTGACACAGCAAAGTCTTTGGTTGGTCTGGACGATAAGTTTACGGCCTGTCTGACAAAGCAGGGCAATAAGCTCCAAATCAATGTAGAGCAGTTCCGTAAGTTTGTGAAGGAACAACTCAAGGAAGCGAATGCCGCAAAAGATGGCGGAAAATCAGCTGATGAGATGAATAAAATTCTGAATTATCTTGATCAGAATGTAGACTCAACAACCATCTCTTTCGAGCAGTTGACTGATGCCATCAAGGGCTACGGCACCGCGATGGACGAAGCCAAGGAAAAGACGGACGCTATAAAATCCGCATTTTCCAGTCTTTCTGATATCGGTAAGAATAAGATTGAGAATCCTTTTGGCGCTCTTGATGCAGATGGTGTTGACAAACAGTATCAGGCAATTCGTGATCTGTATGATAACACTGATTTGTTTACGGATGAACGGTTTGCTGGAGCGTTAAATCCCGAAACTGGATTGGTTGATTATAACAGCGATGCCTTTAAGCAGATGTTCCTCGAAAAGCTTGATGGTATGGCTACTGCTTGTGAACAAACTGGCGGTAAAGCTGGAAAATATCTTGCCCAAGGTTTTAGAGACGCCGAGGATAAGATTAAGAACAATGTTATCAGTATTGAGGAATATATCAACGGCATAGGTTCTACTTTGGAAAACATCAATAATCGGATGGACAACTTCCAAAGTGCATTCAATGACCTGTCCGATATTGTGGACGAATATAACGCCTATGGTGATTTAAGTCAAGATTCAATCCAGAAGTTAATGGGGCTTGACGTAAAGTACACAGCTTGCCTTGAGCTTCAGGGTGATAAGCTTGTGTTCAATAAAGAGGCGTTCCGTGCGCTTTATGTTGCACAGCTACAAAAACTCGCCGCCGATTATGAAGGCACTGATATTGGCAAGCGCTATGCTGAAATCCTTCAAAAGGTTGCCGATGGCACTTGGGATGTCACTGACCACATGAAAGGCATGGGCACTGAGGCTCAAAACCTTCAAACTATCTTCTCCAATCTAAAAGACCTTTTCTCTTCCCTGCTTGATGTTTTCAATAAGTTCAACGATAACAATTCCAACGACCTCAAGATTTATGGCGATGCCATGACCGAGGAGATTGATAAACGAATCGAAGCTCTTCAGGACGCAAACGACGAGCAAGAAAAAGCTATCGAACTAGCAAAATTGCAAGCCGAGCTTGAAAAGGCCGAGACTCAGAAAACCGTCCGTGTCTACACCTCTAATGGTTATGAGTGGCAGGCTGATGAAACTGCCATTAAAGAGGCTCGTGACAATCTCAACTCTAAACAGCGTGAGAACGCTTTGAATGACGAGATTGATAAACTGAACAAGCTGAAGGATAAGTACGCTGAACTGATTAACCTGATTGGTTCTAGCTACGAAGACTATCAGAAGAAACAGGAATATGCCGCGAAGATTCAGGGCATGACATTTGACCAGATGACCGCCGGACTTGATGGCTTCGAGTCTACCGTTATCGCCAACATGAAAGCGATTCAGGGCGCAACTAATGTCAACAATGTCGTCACCAATCTGACCAATTTGGTTAATACTCTGGTTAAACTGAACGACGTTCTAAATGGTTTAAGTACTGGGACTACTCAGAGTGGTGGTATTACCGGCCTGTTCAATCGACTGCAGCGTGCCATTGGTACGTTCTCCGACAAGAGTTCCGGTAAGGGATTCTTTGGTCGCCTCTTGGATGCAGGAAAGAGTATCCTTGGAATCGGCGATGGCAGTGCCAGTAGTAAACTTACAACCGATATTGCTCCAGTCATAAAGTCTGGTGTCGGTGATGGCATCACTACTGGACTGGATGCCGCAAAACCGTCTATAGCTAAATCTGCGCAGGGGCTCTTCTCCGGCAATGGCGGATTGAAGTCTATCTTCCAGAAAGGGTTCGGTGGAGTCGCATCTATTGCCAAAAAAGCGGTTGGCGGACTTGTCTCAATTTTCGGTGACATCGGTACTACATTGGGTGGAACCAAGCTGTTCTCTGGTATTACTGGTATTTTCAAGGGAATCGGTAAGACTGTCAGCACCGTTATTGGCACTACAGGTGGTACGGGTGTTGCCGGAACTATTGCGGCTGCGGTCAGTCATATTCCTGTCATCGGCAAGATCTTGCTTGGTGGTACTCTTGCTGTCGGCGCGATCGGTGGCGGAAGCCTCACTACTGGCATTAAGAGAATCGGCGCAGGTATTACTAATGTAGTAAAGGGCATCGGCTCTACTATCAGCAAGGCGGTAAAGGGTGTTGGTAGCTTTATCAGCAAACTTATGCCGTGGAACTGGGGTAAGAGTTCAAGCGATAGCGGCTCTAAAAAGAAGGGCATCGGTTCTTGGAAAATTTGGCCTTGGAACTGGGGCCGTGCTAAGGGTGACAAGCATATCGACCAAGCAGCTCCGTACAATGTTGACGAAGAGGGCGAAGAGATAATTGTTCGTAATCCCGCAAAGGGTCGAATGACTTATCTCGAAAAGGGCGATGGCGTTATTCCGGCTGACACTACAGAGAACCTGATGGAAATCGGCAAAGATCCAAAGAAATGGTTGCAACGGTGTACAAAGGGAACATAATAAAAAACTTAATAATGGACTGCCAATC